ATTGTATCTGCTCACAGCCAGGTGGGGGATCAGAACCATTTGAAGTAAAATTTGAACAAAACAAGAAGGGTATTTTAGTAAAAATCAAAAATTTAACTTCAAATACTTTAGATTTAGTTGTACAGGCATATATTTCAGTAAAGAGTAAATATGTTTTGAAAGATACTCTTGTGCAACCTAATGAAGATTCTTTTGTCTTCTTCCCAGTTGATTCAGTAAGTGATGTAATATTTGCTATATATGAAAAAAGCAATGACTGCACTTTAGCATTTAATGAAGAAACAAAAAGTGTTATTTTCCACACAACAAATCAAAATGTTGTTGGATTATGCGTAATATATGACGATAATAATTCATATAGCACAATTCTGCAGAATCCGCATTCTGAGGCTCCTGCCCCATCAGAATTACATTTATATGGTATGGATTCAATTTTAAATGTACATTGTTTTTGTGTAAAAAGGGAAATATAAATATTAAGGAGGTATATGGAACTTAAAGTATTAAAAATAAATGTAGTTATAAATTGGGATGAAGCAAAACAATTAATTAATGAATTTCGTGTTGAAGATATTAAAAAGAAATGGAAACATCTATTAGATGTAGGACGGTTTATAAGGACACCAGGTGCTCCTCAAGATTCTTTGCTTAAAACCATTAATCAATCATCGGAATTTAAGAACATAGAACAAAATCTTTGGTATTTCAAAGATAGTACTGATATTACTGCTTCTGAGCTAAACAGAAAGTTTTTGAATTTGTACCTTAAATTTGAAGTGCAGTATCTGAAAGAAATAAGCATGGAAATATATGTAAATAATAAAGAAAAATTAAGTCTTAATCTCTCAGTAGTGAATGAGGGTTCAACACTTAAAGAAAAAATCACACCAGGGTTGTCCTTGTTAAGTACATACATGAAGGGTGCAATAACACCTTTCTCTAATATAAATGAAATAGAAAAGGCTTTGAGGATTTATGAAGGAATTACTGATATGCAAATAGAAGAACCTGTATTAGAAATTTCTTATTCATCGTCTAAACCAATAATTACAGGAGGAGAAGTAAAAGTTATTGGTAAATTGAAGACCCTTGATGGATTTGATATGTCAAAATTTAAATTTTATATATCTGGAGAACCAGAATATCCCACTCCATATGTATATCGCATTGGTAAGTATATAAATTAGTCCTATGAAGCTACACAAAATAATAAAAGAAATAAACAGCTCTTCTTTAGACGCTGATGTTGTCCTAAAAAGAAGGACTTTTTCTATACAACAGCTAAAAGAATATTTCTTAAATCGCTTGATAGAACTCACAGAAAACACAAATGCCTATCTATTCACAAAACCCAATGCAACATTTGACATAGAGATAAATAGTCTAAATAATACCTGGGAATACAAAATTTCCATAAGCAAGAACTTCAAAAAATTTACACAGATAAAAAATTTAATTCTTGATTATCAGTTTTTAGGAAACCAGATAAAAATTTGGATAAGCAACGCTCTATATAACTCACTAAACAAAATACAAGTTTTTGTAAAAACAGGTATAGAATATCTTCAATTTGAAAGACTTAAAAGCGAAGGAATAAGCGACTACAATACATGGAGATTTGAGGGGCCGATTTATGGAAATCCTTCAGAAAATTCGGTTATAGTTAAGTTTTTACTGAACAATGGATCTAGGATGATTATTAACTTACCGATTGACTACACGCTCTATTATCCGTTTGGAACAGATTATAGAGTTGAAGTTTATAAAATAACTGATATACCTCATCTCGTAGAAACAATCTACCCATCCTTTTCTTTAGTGGAGAATAATTTTCTTCATGTGAATTATATAGAAAAAACAGACCAAAAAGAAGTTTTGGCAGTAAAGGTAAAAATAGATGATATAGAAGATTTTACATATTGGAAAACTTACCTTCCAGTAAGTTATAGAGATTTTCCGTTTTTGAGAACATATATATATGATTTAGCGCTCACAATGTTATCTTTGTTATCAGAATTTAGGATTAGTGCAAGTGAGAATATAAAAAATCTCGTTATTAACATGTTCAACGCTTCAAAAAATTTAATAAATTCAAAAAATTCTTTCAACTTCAGCTACCCTTCTTATGGCTTTTTTTCTGATGAATATATAAGAAACGGTGGGGTAGCTTGGCTTTTAGAAGCGCTTGCGAAAGCATACAAATATATCCCCGAACTTCAAACAGTAGAAAATAAAAACTTTATAAAATCCGTAGCAGATTATTTAGTAGGAGAAATACAATCTAACGGTTTAGTAAGAGGAGGTTACGGAATTTATGACGCTCAATGGAACTTCGATGCCTCTTATATAGTTCCGTGGTACAGCACAGAACACAACATAGATAGCTACTTTGCATTAAAAAGTGTATATGATATAACAAACGAATCTATTTACAACACAAAAGCAGAACAAATAAAAAATGCTATCATAAACAATATTTATGACGGCGAAAAATTAACGCAAGGATACCAAGATACAGCAGGTGCGTTAGATATTTATACTTGGGGTACGATTTTCCTTTATAAAATTGGCTTTGACATAAACAGCGTGTTTAAAAACTATCAATACTTGGACCAATTTTTCAAAATAAGGCCAACAAATACTTCTTTCATACCAAATCTATACAAACCCTATTCAAATGAATTTGGTTATCCAGGCGCAAAAAATCTTCTTTGGTTTGAAGGATATTTTCAGGCGCTTTACGCAAAGTATTTAATTTTCAAAAACGAACTTGAATTAAGAGAAGATAAAGACAAAATACAAAACTTCATCTTAAAAGAACTACTTCCTTATTCGGTTGGTTATGACGATACATATGAAATTGGAGAATTTCCTAGCATAACAGCAACAACCTGGTTTCTGTTTTTCTATTATCTGTATTATCACAATATGGAATCTTTCTGGTAGTGAACTTTCAACTCTTCAAAAATCAAATCTTTTGGTAGCAATTTATAACAGAAATAGCTAGTGTTAAACCAAACTCCAGATTTTTCATTAGATATAAACTCTATTCGCTTATCAAAAATAATAAGTTGAAGGCCATATTTTCTAAATAATTCTCCCCTTTGTTTTCCTTCTAAGGTAGTTATTGGAAGCAAAAACGCAAAGGGTTTTCCAAGACTATAGGCTCTTTTTAAAACTTCTGTTTTTATGCTAAATGGTGGATTAGAAGCGATAATATCGTATTCATCTGGTTCATAGTAAAAGAAATCTTGTCCTGTACTTATATGTGAATAGACGACTTTGTAGCCGTTTTCCTTGAAAACTTTAACATAATTAGAATCTTCTGTGTCAAAGGGACACCATAGTATTTTATCTTTGGGTATGTATTTCAAGAGAGGTTCAACTGCAAATCTGGGAGTGTAAAACTCATCATTTACTTCCTTTTTTGCGTATTCTATCATGGCCTTTTTCATCTTCTCACTCTCCTCTGTTTTTTGCCTTTGCTTTCAACTTTTTCTCTACTAACTGGTTGAACTCAACAAAAGGAATTTGTTTTTTCTTAGTTCCTCAAAGTTCGCCTTAGAAAAGTAAAATTCTCCCATTTCACAAATTTTGTTCTTAATTACCTCAAAAGCAAACTTCATATCTTTAGATATCTTGTAGACAAAAGAAGCTGCACTCAAAATGCAAACCTCATAAATCGAGCCTATAGAAATCTTTTCTCCATCAATATTCAAGTATCTGCCTTTTGCAATTCTTCTTATAATTCCTAGATTGCTCAACATCTTTAACGCAAACGAAACATCTCTTTTGCTCATATTTAGGTTTTTTGACAGAGAATTGTATCCAAGAACCACACGACTGCCGTATTTACTCGTCAGTTTAGATATAAAATTGGCAACCTTTAAAACTCTTTTATCATTTGTTTCTTTAGAAATCCTTGACATAACAACATCTCCTAAACCAGCATATTCGATGCTTTTTCTCACAACAAAGTTACCCAAACTAGGAAACATCGTAAGAAGTTGTTTAAAATACAACTTTTTTCCTTCACGCTTTCTAGCTAAAGCCCGGATAATAAGCTCAATTCTTTTACTTCTTTCATCATCCCTTTCAATCAAGGGCCATAAAAGATTCTTTATTTCCTCAAAACTTTTGCCCATGAAAGCTAGAAATCCAGATAACTCAAAAATCAAATCGTTTCTTCTACCTCTAACATAATCTTTCTCTGCTATCTTTTGAACAATCTCTCTAAAAACATCTTCCAACCCCTCTCCAACGCTAACAACATCAATCTCTTCACCCTTTGAACTTAAAGCCTTTTTCACATAAGAATTTAGGCCAAAAAAGTCCTTGTGTGTTTTTAAAATTTCCTCAAAAGTTTTCTTGGTGTTAGAAAACGGCTTTTTGAAAAACCTATAAAAGAACCTTAACTTTTTCTTAAAATCGCTATTTGAAAACAAGAGTCCTTTTCTTCCATAAACCTCATCAAGTATCAGCGTTATAGAACGACCATTAGGAAACACCTCTACGCCATCTCTCCAAAAGCCAATAGCCACACTCTCTATGAACTTCAAGAATATTTTACTCTCCTCAAACTTTATTCCAGAGTTGAAAGGAATCAAGAAATGAATCCTTCCACCAATACTTTTCTCAGCGTAAACTTTAAGATTGTAAACCTCAAACAAGTAGTTAAGAAAAAGCAATACTTTATTTTCTTCCCATTCTTGATCAACATCAATAACGATTAATCTAAAGCAGCCTCCACTCAGTAAGCTAAATGAGTAAAATTTACTACCAGATAAGAAAGACTTAATTTCACTAATTCCAAAAGTATTCAGAGGGGAGTAGACCTTACCTACGCCCACCAAATGAGTAAAAGATCCAAGGTCTTCGGTGATCTTCTTTAGTAGCCCCACAATAGGACTGTATCACAAGTCCCTGTGGTCTGTCAATATTAGACTTTCCAGACTCTGTTAATAGTGTACCAACCCTTCTGTAGCGTCTTTTTGAGGTGTCTTTTCTAGGGTCTTGACTTTTCTTTGTTCTTGGAGTACGATTGAAGCATGAGCGCTTTACCTAAGGCTGTGAGCTTTGTAGTACACCCGAATTGTGTGTTTATTGAATATTCCTCATCTCTTGCTAAGAGGTGGATTTACGAATCCTTGATTGAAAATAGGTTTTCTCCGGAAAGTATGTTTTTGTTTAAGGAGGAAAAGGGTAGAGATAAGGGACTTGTTGTTGTTCCTTCATCTGTTGCTTACCTGATGGGAATAAGGACATTTTCTCAAAGTTTTAAACCAAAGAATCACAAGCTTAATTTGATAGAAAAAGTAGATCCTTTTTATTGGCAGAGAAGGGCCATAGAAAAAATTATTTCTGAGAGAAAAAGAAATGGATTAATAAAAGCTCCTACTGGTTCAGGTAAGACTGTTTTCGCTTTGCTTTTGGCTAATAGGTTAGGTAGTCCCTCTGTGATTGTAGTTGACAGAGAGGTGTTAATTGACCAATGGGTAGATAAAATTAATGAAGTTTTTGAGCAACCGGAGGTTATAGTTTTGGATAGAAAAAATGTTGAGGATATTTTAGATAACGAATATGATTTTGCAGTTACTACAGTTCAGTTTCTTAATTCTCTAATGAAAAAAGATTTCAAAAAGTATTTTGATATTTTTGACAAATCAAACTTTAATATGGTCATTTATGATGAAGCCCACACTACTAGTGCAGCAATTGCTTTCGGTAAAAGCGTAGCTTTATTTGGGAGATTTGAATACATATTTGGCGTTACTGCTACTCCTTATATTTCTAACTTTCCTTTACACTTTTACACGATAGGTAGTGTAATAATAGATGCCGAAAAATTAGGTTACAAAAACGACTTAAAAGACAAACTTTCAATTGAGGTTGTGAAAGATTCCTTTATAAACAAATTGAAGATTTGGAATGGAATGGATAGAACATTATTGTTAGCTCAATATCAGACGCAACTGGAGTCTTCAGAAAAATTTAGGGATCGCTTTGTTAATATCATTAACAAGAAGTTGTCTGAAGGAAGAAGAGTACTTGTTGTAGTTTCTCGCTTGGAAACGATAGACTACCTTGCTAAAGTTTTTCCGATGGCAAAAATACTGACATCAAAAAGAAAAGACGCTCTTGACGAAAATGAAAATCTGATTATAGCAACATATGGCGTTGTGTCTAAAGGATTTGATTATCCCTCTTTAGATACGCTGATAACTTCTGTTTTAATTTACGGCAAAGTTTCTTCTGTTCAGCTTGTTGGCAGAATTTTAAGAAAAACAAAAAACAAAAAAGAACCACAAGCAATTTTTGTAGTAGACAAATCGATGGAGAATATTCTTGATGTTGATATTAAAAAAGAGCTTGAATTTAAGATAGATGTATACTCATGATATGTTTGATAAAAAACACCCCCCCTGGAGGATAAAGATGACCATTGAAGAGGTGTTAAAGTTTAAAGAAGAAAACAACAAACCGCCGAGGGCAAAATCTGTTCATGATGTTCTTAGGTTGGTAGAAGAATATTTGGTTTATATGACAAAGAATGGAGGAAGGGTTAGCTTTAATTTTTCTTTAGAGTATTCGAGAGAAAAAGGAAATTATCTAAGACTCTCTTCTTCTGGTAAATGTCCTAGAGCGATAGCGTATTCTGTAATTTATCAGTTTGAGGAGCAAGAAGAAATCAAAGATTTATCTCCAAGAGCTATAAGCATTTTTCAAATGGGGCATGCTTTACATGAATTAGAGCGTGCACTTATTTCCGAGGTTAATGAACTTGTAAGCGTTGAAGATACAGTATATCTTGAGGTGGATGATTATAAAATACCAGGACACATAGACGGAGTTCTAAAATTGGAGGATCGTGATGTAATTATAGACATAAAAACTGTGAACGAAAGAACTTTTAATGAATTTAAAAAAGAGCCTAGAGAAGATTATGTTAAGCAGCTTAACGCCTACATGTATGCTACAGGTATAAAAGAAGCTTATCTTTGGGTTTACAACAAAAATACAAGCAATAGAATGATTGTTCCGATTCTGTACTCTGAAAAGGTTGTAGAAGAAGTTATAGACAACTTTAGGAAGGCTATAAGGGGAATTAAGGGCGAATTACCTGAGCGTCCTTATCAGTACAGGATTGAAGACCTTGGCAATGGTTTAGTAGTGAAGACTTTACCTTGGCAATGTTCTTATTGTGCTTTCACACAAATTTGTTGGCCCGATTTTAAACTCTTTACAGAGGGGGGCAAGGTGAGGTATATTAAGGTGGAGGAGGACGAAGGTGCTACACAAGAGGATTCTGAACTGTGGCTCTGAAGACCAAAGGCCTCAAAGCGTAATTTATGACAACTTTGTTGAAATTAACTTTAGTGCAGATATAGATGAGTTTTCTGTTAATGAGTTTATTGATAGTATTTATGTCGTTTCTCATGAGTTGTCTAAGTTTGAAGTAGCCAAAGGAAGAGAAGTTGGTATTGAACTAAATAAAATTCCAATCATTGTACAGTTCTCCACTCTTGGTGGAGATGTAATGCAGGCTATGAGAGTAATTAATTTAATTAAATGTTTTGAGAGAGATATAGTTTTCGTAGCTAATTCTATTATTGCAAGCGCTGGTGTTTACATCTTCCTCTCTACTAAGGAATCTAATAGGTTTGTTACACCTAATTCGTTTTTCATTATGCACGACTTCCTCGTAAACCATCCTCAACCTATTGGTTCTAAAGACATTGTTGACAATTTGGACAAACAGTACAAAGTATTGAAGACTATTTTTGAAAATGAGTTTATAAAAAAGATTGGACTTAAAAAGAAGGTGATTGGGAAAGGGGCACACAAAGATATTTACATCACACCAGAAGAAGCGATAAAGTACAATATTGCCAACAAGTTTTTTGAAGGAAAACACAAGGTTTTTGAAGAACTTGGATTGAATTACGATGAGGTAAAGTCTATGTTTTACAAATTTAAAATGGGCCTTGACAACTAAAGATTTTTGTGTTATATAAGAACTATGTCAGTCTTTGGAGTTTCTTGGGGAACAGTAGAATCAGGAAAAGCGGAAATGGTTTACATGTCCTCTATCCTTTCAAAAAGGTATAATGTAAATTACTTACTAATAAGACCAACTTTTATTTCTAACCAAAAAGAAGTTCGTTTTAAAAATAGAAAGGTGTATTATCATCATTCTTATTATCCACACGAAGTTTTTTACAAAGTAAAAAAAGATGAAAGTTATGTTATTCATGTTCAACATTTTCATTTAATAGAGCAATATGAGCTGAAACAGCTTATCAAGTACTTTAAATACAAAGATGTTATGATAAACTTCATAGGTTTGAAGTTTGATTATGAAGCTAATGTTTACGAACAGTTTGAATTTCTTATGAAAGAAGCAGACATTAGTGAGGAATTAGAGTCTTATTGTTCTTTGTGTGGAAGAAAGGCTAAATACAATCAAGCAGTTTATGATGGTGAGCCTTTACCGATAATTCCGAATAAGCAAGTGTTAATTAATTTGCATTATGAACCAAGATGTGAAGAGTGCTATATACATCCTAAAGAAGTTTCTAAAGAGATATTAGAAAGACCAGACTTATTTTTTAGCCTCAAGCAGTCTTGAAAATCTTTTGCGTCTTGACATTCTAAGCGCTCTGTGCTAGCATGAAGCCATGAGCATTGAGCACAGGCTGGATTTTTTTGAAATAGCTAGCAGGTACACAAATCTTAGACATAGAGGGGGAGGGAAGTATTACGGTCTTTGCCCCCTACATCCCGAAGATACACCCTCTTTTCATATTGACACTAACCTTGGCGTTTTTTACTGCTTTGGATGTAATACAGGTGGAAACATTTATCAGTTTATTTCTTTAGTGGAACATGTACCAATAAATCAAGTTGGAGAGATTCTTAGAGAAAAATTTGGCATCGATGTAAAGACAAAAGGCGAAAAAAAGTATAATGACGATCATGAGTTGTTTTCAAAACTTCTTAAGCTACTTTCTAAGTATAACGACAAAGAAACTGTAGAAGACTTTAACATTAAGAAACTAGGATTAGTACCAAAGTACTCGATGTTTTATATTCCAAATGAAAAATTGGTAGATTTTACGAACGAAGTAAAAGAAAAGTTAGACATAGAGAGGTTAGTAACGCTTGGAATTTTCAGTAGAGATGAAGAAGGAAAGCTGAAGTTTAGGTACATGGGTAGGATTATTATTCCGATATATTCTAGGGCAAATAGAATTGTTGGCTTTGTTGGAAGGTCATTAAATGATATGAGCTTGCCCAAATACCTGAACACGAAGTTTAGCAAAACTGAACACTTGCCGTTTTTGAATGAGGCTGTAAAGATAGCAAAGAAGAAAAACCTGAATACTATTTACATAGTAGAGGGACCATATGATGCCTTAGCTTTAATTGAAAGAGATATACCAGCTGCTTCCTTGTTAGGTATACATTTTACAGTAGAACAAATTAACCTTTTAAACACATTTCCTGTTGTTTATTTCATATTTGACAACGATGATGCTGGAACTACGGCCTATTTTAATGTTGCTAAAACTATCATTAAAACCAATCGTCCCTCTTTTTCTGCAATGTTTGTTTTTTATAAAGATAAGGAGGACATAGATGAAATTTTAAAAAAGAAATCGTTCGAAGAGTTTATAAAAACAGCAGACACAAGGGATGTTTATGATGTGTTTATAGATGCGCATTTAAGAAATATTGTTAAAGATTTACCTGTAAAAAATAAGGAGTTAATTAGAGAAGAACTCATCAAAAGACTAATGAAACTATTTTTCAACTACAGAGAAAATGAGCATGTTTATAACTTAATGCTTAGGATATGTGAAAGATCAAAATATCCTTTTGATGCGCTTATTAGAAGGGTAGACTATGTGATAAATAAGGAGCTATCTAAAGCAAAAAGAGAAATAGAGTCTGTAGAAATAGATTACATACCGCCCAAAGAAAGAAAACTTCTTAGAGGAGTCTTGTATCTTGTTAATGGACATTATGACAAACTCATGGCGTTAAAGAGAGAGTTGCTTCTGTACAAATATAAGAGTAAAACTGTAAAATCTCTGGTTGAATTTTTCTTAGAAGAAAGAAGTGAAATTAGTGAGGAAGAGTATTCTTTACTTGTGGAAACTGAACCTGAAGAAGTAGATTTAATTTCTCTAATATCCGAGCAAACGACAGATAAGAGGTCTGGCAAGTTAAAATCTATAGCAAGAAGATTGGGATTTTTGAGCGTTTCTAGGGCGCTAGAGATTGAAGAAAACATAGAATCAGCAGAAGAGGAAAGCAAAAAGGAGGGAGGGGAAGATGAATTTACCTTTTAAGATATCTCCCTCACTAGTAAAATCCTATGTTTTTTGTCCAAGGAATTTTCAGATAACTAAGTTTTACTTGAAGGATAACAATATACCTAAGAAGATTCCAACTAGAAGCGCTGTTTTGGGAAGATTTTCTCACGCATCTTTTTACTACATGTATAGAGATGTTTTGGGAAAACTTGATTTTAGCGAAGATTTGGAAGAATACAAATCTCTGTTAGACAAAGAACACGCCTTTGTAAAGATGCTTTACGAAAAAGATATCATTGAAGAAAAAGACAACCTTTATGAGCTAGAAAAGAAGTTGCTAATAGACTCTTTTGATTTTCTGCTTCGAATACGAAATTCAATACAGGTAGAGGAAGTTTTGGTTTGGGAAGAAAAGATAGAAGGAAAAATTAGAGAATTTCCAGAGATTGTGTTCGAAATAATACCGGATTTTGTGGCACTTACAAAAAGAGGAAACTATGTTTTAATAGATATCAAAAACAGAAGAAACTCGGAAAGTCAAAAAATACCGTACATCATATACAGAGAAATACTTAAGGACAAGTTTAATGTAGAATTTATAGTTCTTTCCATAGATGTTCTGAGAAAGAAGATATATAGACACGACTACAATTCCGAATACAAACAATATCTGTATTCACAGATTAGTATGATTAAAAAATCTCTTATGACAGGCATTTATCCGCAAAAAACAAAAAATTGCGTAGAATGTAAGGTGAGGAGTTTATGCAAGAGATTACCTTATCAGATATAAAGTCTGTGATTGTTGCGATTTCTAATCACATAATGTTTTTGTGTAAAAAGAAAATAATATCTACATGCTTCTACGAATTTGATACTTCAATAATCGATATTAAAAGCAATCCCGAAGATGATATGTTTGAGTACATAGATTTGTTTTTTCTAAAACCAATAAGAGATAAAATAAATCAAGCGAAAACAATAAAAGAGCACAAGGAACTTTTGGAGGAATTGAAGTTTGTTACAGAAGAGATAAAAGTAATAGTAAATGAATTTTTCGAACTTAAAGAAAAGGCAAAGGAGCAGTATAATAAGGAATATTCTTTTGGAATTGATAAGATTTTGAAAGGAGGGGGAGCAGGTTGACAACGACAAGCCTAGTAAAATTCAAAGAGAAAGCAGATAGAGAGGTCTTTTTTGCTAAATTTGATGAGATAAAGAAATTTGTTTTTGCCGCTTTAAAGTTAGCTGAGCTAGTAGGAAAGTCAATAAGCGCACAAGAACATGAAAAGGAAGATGTTTATAGGACGATAGAAATGATTTTTGGAAATGAAGTTCTCAGCATGGTAAAAAATGACCCAAACGAAGTTTACAAAAACACCTCCCAATTTTTAAATGACAAAATTTTTGAACTTCTTACTTTTGCTATCAATAAAGGAGCAGAGATAAAAGTTTTTAATGTAGAAGAAGCGTTAATGGAATTGATACTTTCTGGTGAAATGGATGATATAGATGATGAACTGATGGAAAAAATAATAGAGGGCGTTTCAGTTACACAAAAATTTGTTATAGCATAAAATGCTTGATTTTATCAAAAAGAAGAATATACAATATAGAGAGGAGGTAATACAAACATGACATCTCAAGGGTATTCACTTAAATACATTGGAGCAAAATTTGTCTTAGTAAATGGAGAAGGAAGATACTCTAAGTATGTAAGAGCTTCTGATGGAAAGGAAATTTCAATTTATCTAAACCCCGCAATTTACGGCGGCGTTAGCACAGAAGTAGTTCCAGTTTGGGATGGTACTACTTTGTCTTTTCAAGCTCTAACTCCTTCTGAGCTTGACGATAGGTATACAGTAGGTAGACAGCTTAGACTTGTTTTTGGGGGCTCTACTGCTACTCCAGTATTTGATGCAACACCAGACCTTTCTAATTTTGAACTTGTAAAGGTTTATGAAGATGCTAGAGTAGTTCCACTTCTTCTCTTTAGAGTAGGGGATTATAGGTTAGCTTCTTTCAATACATTTGCTGTTCCTTACGAAACTTTCTTCGAGGATTTGGCCGCTGAGATAGCAGAAATGACTCCTCCAGATGAAACACTTTTCCTAAAGTACCTCAACAACCCCAAGGAAATTTTTAATAAGTGGATTACTGTAGCCTCTACTTGTGCTGGTGCGGGGGCTCCTACTGTTAGATTTGTGGACAACGATATTTATCTCGATGTAGATTTCTCTAGATACATTACTCATGATTCCGTTGCTTTGCAGAACGATGAGCACCTTTTTGGCATGTCTAACACTTTGAGTAAAGGTAGTTTCTTCTATTCTGTTCTTTCTAAGGTTTTCTGCGATCAGTATCAGATTATTCCTTTCTACGACACCCTTCCTAAGCCAATGAATGGTAATTACACAATCATTGGTAGACCTGAAAGGCTAATAGACTTTAATCAAGTCGTTGCTAATGCAGTAGATGCAGTAGCTAACCTTATTAACGATACTACAATTAAAGATTCCTTTAAGGATTTAGCAAAGCAAATTCTTTCTGAAGGTTTAAAAGATTGGTTCCGTCCTTCTTCTTACCGTGTTGTTGTTGCTTACGATGGTAATGGAAATCCAATCTATCAAACAGTAAATGTATTCCTACTCTATCAAGGTGCAGCTAATGGTGCTGTATTTTTCGACTTTGACGGTAAAGCCATTAGCGTACCTGTAACATTTGGTGATACTTTTGATTACACAGCCCTGGAATACCAAAAGGCTCATCCCACTTCTAAGTCTTATGTAACTGGTCCTTATGGTGCTATTCCTATCTATGACGACAACGGAAACCTCATTGGTTGGTACTCTGACGCTTACTCTAAGTAAGTAAGCAAAAATAAATAACGACAGCCTAAAACGGGCTGTCGTTATTTATTTTGTTAGTACTTACCAGATTCCATTATTGTTTCAAGAAGAAGAATTGCACCATTTAGATTTCTTGTTTTTAGGTAATATTCTTCTACAGCATTTGCCAAGCTATCAAACTCTCTTTCTGGTAAGCTATCTTTCTGCAAAAATTTTTTGAGGAACTTTCTATATAAGATAATCGCATCGTTTCTTTCGCCAAAGCTTTTTTCAATATTTTCTTGAGAATTGTTATTTTTATTCATTTTATCGGTTGCTAAAATATTTTCATCATTATCTCTACTCTTTTTACGAATATCTCTAAGCTTGGATTCTATTGCTTTAGGTGTTCTTCCCAGTATTTTTGCAATTTCTCTACGCTTTTTACCAGCATTTACCAATTCAATTAGTTCACTTATTTCTGCTTCTGTCCATGGTCTAGTCATAGCATGGATAGTATAGACGAAATTATAAGAGTTGTCAAGCCCCCCCCAAGACTAAACATTAAAAGCCTACATATGTTTCTTTTAGTGTAGAAGAACTTACTCTTACTAGCTTAGCCTTTTTTCTAAATTCTTCTAGGTTTGTTGAGTTGGTGTAAGTAAGAGCAGACCTTAACCCGTCCTCTATTCCTGATAGTATTTCTTCTACATTTGGCGGATTTTTAATTTCAAAACCGTCCCCTTCAACATTTTCTTTATTTTGTTTTGCGTATTGTGAGGCCATGCCATAGTAAAACACCTTTTCGTTATCAAAGGTATCTACTTCTCTCGAAGCAAAAATCTTTCCTCCCATTACCAAATCTGAAAATATCAAAGCTTTCGCTATATCTCCATAATTCTTTATTCCACCATCAGAAACAAGGTATACATTTATGTTAGAAAGATTTTCTATATATCTTCCTAACTTAGAAGAATTTAAGTTGCGTAAAAAGTTTCGCAAATCTCTCATTAAGTCTAGCTGTGGAAATCCAATTCCAGTATTTAGCCTTGTTGTACATGCGCTTCCCGAACCTATTCCGCTCCTTATGTAAATATTTCTAAAACCAAATTTTGCTGCAAAGTAAAGAAGGTACAACATTCCATTTATTGAACCTATATTCCCTAACATTACACCAGAATTAACGCCTAGAATGCTTAGAGAATATAAGAAATTTACAGAGTGCTTTGAAGCTCCGTGAGCTATATCAAGTAGTAAAATGTCTGAATTATCTACCAGTTCATCTGTAATTTCTTCTTTTGCCCCAACAGAAAGGATAATTGGAGAGTAATATTTAGATTTCAGCTCTTTGTAAATTTCTATCCTCTCTTCTATGGATTTATTAATTCGTGGAATTGAGTAGATAAAGTTCCTTTCTACTAACTTTTCCCCAAATTTCTTGCCAAAAAAGCTCATCGGCGAAGAAATAATTGGCTTTACAAGTCTTTTGCCCCCTCTAATATCAACAATCTCTTGCATTATATTTGTCTGTTTTCTAGAGATTTCCTTTTCAAGAAATGTAGGAAGTATTAGGTAATCCTCAAAGCTACCGTAGAAGTTTTCTGTGTGAAAGTTTATATCTTCTATTAATTCGATGAAGGAAAGGTCTTCTTGTGTGTAGTTGTACATCTTTATCACCCCTACATTTTACAAGTAACGGTAGTAGCTGAACATGACGCAATCATCATTTATGTTTATGTAAAAATCTTTGTAAGGTATTCTTTTTACGACAATTTTGTTTTCTTCTTTTACTGTCTTTTTTCTGTAAATGTGTTTAATTTTGTAATCAACAAACCTATTTAACATGTTTCGAAATTCTTCGTCAAAGTCGCACCCATCAATGTTGATTATTAGCATGTCGTCAGCAGTTTTTACAGAAACTTTAAAATTGTTGTATGGATAATAAGAATCTAGTATTTTTCTTATTTCACTTTTTAGTGTTGCTACTGTTGGTTCTTTTGAAAACTTCTTAGCCATAGCAGAATTATTTTATCATCAATTCTGCAACCCGTTGACACACCCCCAAGGATGTGGTAAGCTTCCCATAGGTAGAGGAGGCCACATGGTGGTAAGAAAGAGAAAAGTAATTAAAATGAACCCCTATAGGCAGACATACGACTTAACACAAGATGACTTAGATATTGTTCAAAATCCCTACGATACAAGCGAAGATAAGTATGTTTTCGCTAAAGATGATGTAACTTATAACGAATATAAGTCTTCATATGTTATGAGCCAAGATGAGAATATGTGCACAAAGTATAATCCATATACGATGCAGTACGAGAAAGTACCTTGCGATTGGGAACTCCAGATGAACCCATATACGGGGAGGTACGAATATGGACCAAAATGAGCTTTTCGATGAAAACCTCTATCTTATTGAGTTAGAAATCGTTTTTAGCCTAATTAAACACAAAGATTTTATACAGAAAGTTATTTTCCTTTCAGAAGATGATTTTGTGTATCTAGGAAAAGCTTTTGAATATGTTAAAAATCACAACCAAGAACCAGAAGCTTCTTTATTGTCGGATATTGTACAACTTGGTTTAGTTAAAGCAGAAGATGTTGAACTTTATGATGAAATTACGCCGGATGAAAAAGGACTTAATCTTACAGTTAAGTATGCGAATTGGCTAAAGGAAAAAAGTGTTCTTAGACGAATCTCCCCACAATTAAAAGAATTGTCAATAAAAAAGTTTTTATCAACTTCAGAAGTTTATTCCAAACTCAAAGAAATTCAAGAAGAAATTTCTAGAAGCGGAATAAAAAATGTTGACATTTTATCTGTTGAAGATATGTCTAGAGAATTTTTTAATGAGTTGAACAAAAAAGACACTTATAGGTTTGGATTTAGGTTCGGAAATATGAACCTTGACGACTACATTTATGATTTTGTACCGGGAAATGTAGTTGTTATTGGTGCAAGACCTGGTATAGGAAAAACCCTCCTATCTTTGCATGTTGCTTATAAGCATGCTTTGGAAAATATACCTGTTCACCTGATTTCAATGGAAATGACCAAATTTCAGATTTTTGGTAGGTTAATTTCAATGATTGCAAAGATACCCGCATCTAAGATATTTAAAAAAGAACTAACTGATGAAGAAAAGAAGTTGGCGCAAATAACAGTTGAAAAAATGAATAGCTGGCCCCTTTACTTTACTTCTACTCACGATGGATCTATAGAAAACATAGAGTCAATTATTAGAAGAAGTGTATATGAAAATGGCACAAAAATTGTTTTTATTGATTACTTACAACTCATGTCAAACATTAAGTTTTCTGGAAATAGACATCTAGAAATTGGCTCAATTGCGCAAAGACTAAAAACATTGGCTATTGAGTTGGATGTTGCAATTGTTGAAGTTTCTCAGTTGTCAAGAAAATTAAGCGAAGAACCTAATATTGATGACCTAAAAGAAAGTGGAGATATTGAACAAGCAGCTTCTCTGATTGCTTTAATGTCTAACAAAAAGGAGGAAGAAATTGATTCAATAACGCTAAACAATGGAGAAAAGATTGTTTCGACAAGAAAATATATAAACTTTTATGTTAAAAAGCAGAGAAATGGTCCACTTTTTACTGCAGTTATTTCATATGATACAAAAACCTTTGATTTTAATGTGGAGGAAATTAAATTTGGTAGCACCAAAAAGACAGACGACAAAAAGAGCAAGGCTTGACAAAAAGCGCAAGCTTGTTATACCCTAAGAGAGAGGTAGGAGCATGACTGAGAAGGAGATCAGAATTGAATTAATGCGGCCCTTTCCAGATCAGGCGATTCTTTTCCGTGTAGATAAAAAGCTAAAAAATGGTTCTTATTTGGTAGTACCATATCTTGACGTTAGGTACATAATTCATCGTTTAAATACAATGATCCCTGGAGAGTGGGAACTTAGAACAGAAATAACTCCAATAACTGTAGAAACTACCGATAAAAGTGGATTTTTGATTGTTGGACATATGGCAAAGGCTGAGCTTACAATCATGGGCAAAACAATGACAGGAACTGGTTCTTCTTACTTGGTTTTTGATAATGATTTAGAAAAGTTAAAAAAACAATTTATTAAGGCAGATCCTAAGTCTGCAGAAACAGACGCAATAAGGAGAGCTGCTGCCAATCATTCAATCGGTTTGTATATTTGGTTTTTCAAAAATCAAATATTTGCAACGGAAGAAGAACTAAAGAATCGCAACTCCAAACCGATACAAGAGGCTTTGGCAAACCTTAGGATTATAGGCGATAAGCTTTACAGGCAAGCAAAAGAGTACGCATTGGGGAAGAAGGGAGGTGCTGAATGAACAACGAAAAGATAAGGCAAATTATCTCTTCTTATGCTAAAAAGTTTAGCAGAGAAGAAATTTATACTGGTCAAGAATTAAAGCAAACTAAAGAGGAAATAGTTTCTACCGGAATATTGACAGTAGATTTAGCACTAGGAATTGGTGGAATTCCAATGGGAAAAATTATTGAAGTATACGGCCAAGAATCTTCAGGTAAAACCACTTTTAGTCTGATAACTATTTCTCAAATGCAGAAAGCAAATAAAATATGTGCTTTTATTGACGCTGAAAACTCCTTTGATCCAATTTGGGCTGAAACTCTTGGCGTGAACCTTGATGAACTGCTTTTAATTGAGGCAAATTCCTTGGAGGAAAGCCTTGAGAAATTAGAATTTTTAATAAACCAAGGTGTTCAATATGTTGTTTACGATTCAATTGTAGCCCCACCTACCGTATCCCAAAATAATGCTGATTACGGAGATAGCTTGGTTGGTGTAAGGGCTAGAGTACTTTCAATGGCACTTTCAAAGTTAATGCCCGTCATAAGGCAAAATAAAGCAACGATAATGTTTATCAACCAAATTCGTGAAAAAATAGGAGTTTATGGAAATCCAGAAACAACTCCAGGCGGTAGAGCATTAAAATTCTTCTCGTCCCTTAGACTTAATATGCGCAAAAAACCAATAAAAGATGAAGATGGAGAAATCGGAGATGAAGTTCATGTAAAAATAGAAAAGAATAAGTTTGCTCCACCAATGAGAAAAGCCAAATTTCTACTGTTCTATGATGGAACTTACACTATAGATTATCCAGAAATACTGAGTCAACTTGGACTTGTTAAGAAATCGGGTGCTTGGTACAAAGAACAAATAACTGGAGAAGAGAAAGCTTTTCATGGCGCAGTTCAATTAATTGAAGAAATAAAAAACAACAAGCACTTTGCAGAGCTTGTTGAGCAAAAAAATCAAAGAAAAAATTGCAAACCTTAAATCTGTAAATTTATCTGAGGAGGAGGAAGATGAGTGATTTTTCTTATTCCTGCAGCTCAATGAGAGAATATCTTAATAGAGATGTTTTTGAGCAGCTAGAAAAGGAATATTTAGATTATATTCACAATTTTGAATGCATTGCTTGTTATTTGGGGAAAAGAAGCTTTTCAAAAACAGAAACAATTGCTCACCACGAAAATCTTTCCTACTGCTATAGAAATTATAAGCGATTTACAGACTTTTCAACAATACCATTGTGTGATTTTCATCACAAGGAAAGACACGATTTGGGCTTCTCAAGAACATATAGAAAATGGTTTGGTAATGAAAACATAGTTTATGTCCTTGTTTTCAACTTAATCAAGGAATTTTTTAATAAAAATGGGGACTTTAAAAGGGAGAAAATTGCAGAAGAGATTTTAAAAAGTGTGTCCTTAGATGATGCATTGACAAACAGGAAGCTTTTTGATAAGCTACTAGTATGGATAGTCAAAGAAGATTAGAAAGTCCTTACAAAACAATTTTCAAGGAAATTCCTGAGGTTTATAAAATCAGCATAAAAGATGTTGCACAAACATTAAAGATGCCCTTTGATGAAGAAACATATTTTTTAGATTTTTCTGTTATAAACGATTTTTCCCCTGAAGAACTAAATGAACTTCTATTCTCTGTCCTTTCTTGGTTAGAACATATAAATTACAAAAAGACTTTAATTGAAGGAATCTTGGCAATAAAAGACAACGAAGAAGAATCTATGTATGCCAATCTTTTCATACAAATAAAAACTTCTTTATCTGCTGAAAAGAAAATTACAAATACAGAGGTAGAAAAATTGGTTGAGCTAAATGAAGAATATAGAAATTTAAAGAAGAAAATTGCCCTATATAAGGCTTATCTAAATTACCTTTCCGGTCTTTATGAGATTTTAGAAATGTTGCACTATTCAATAAAACACAAAATTTCCTTAAGTGCTTCAAACGAAAAGAAGATTTTCTGATACACTAGTAGCAGCGGTTGCGGAGGAAGAAGATGCAGGAAGGTTTTGGAGAGTTTCCTAGAGAGATAAAAGTTCTCGATAAAGGTTTCGTTCGTCTTGTTGATTACATGGGAAGCGATCAGCTAATTGTTCAGGCTGCTAGAGTTTCTTACAATTTTAAAGGAAAGTCTAAAGATGAGGCGTTAATAGATTATCTAATGCGTAATGAACATATGTCGCCCTTTGAAATGGTAGAGTTTGTTTTCCACCTTAAGGTGCCGATTTTTGTAGCAAGACAAATTTTTAGACACAGAACAGCTAGCTTCAATGAAATAAGCGGTAGATATGTAAAACTTGAAGATGAGTTTTACATTCCTAACGAATTTAGAACAAACTCCAAAGCAAACAGACAATCCTCTATTGAAGAGAACAATACAGAAAAGCTACTTAAGACGATAAAAATCTTCGATGAAACTTACAAATATGTTTATAAAAACTATCAAGAAATGTTGGATGAAGGCTTGGCTAGAGAAGTTGCGAGAAGCCTTCTACCTTTAGGTACATACACAATGTTCTTTTTCAAGCAAGACCTGAGAAATTTAATGAACTTTTTGAGGCTTAGATTAGACGATCATACACAAAAGGAAACTAGAGAAGTTGCAAAAGCAATGGCCTCTTTTGTTGCTAAGATTGTTCCAATGACTTGGCGAGCGTTTTTAAAGCATCAACTTAATGCTGTAAAGCTTTCTGAAGACGATATCAAACACATAGACTTTACAAACTTCACGATAATTAATAAAGAAGAATTAAGTGCAACTAAGTTAGAGGAACTTGAAAATAAAGTCAAAAGGCTAAGGAGGCTGCAGGGGCTTGACATATAAGCCCGTTGGTGCTATGCTAGTAACGGAGGTAGGGATGACCAGAATCCCTTACACTAAGCTGAACAAGTCGGCCAAGGATTTGAAGGCGAACATTTTGGAAAATGCTGGAATTGATTTGTTTCCAGATGTTTCAACTGTAGAAATTCCAGACGAAAAATCAATTAGGGTTAAAAAGATTTCTAATGATGAAGTAAGCCTTCTTGTTCTTTATCCTGGTTATTATGTTTTCGTTACTACTCCCTATAAAATTGCGTTACCAAAAGGCATCCATGGGATTATATTTGGTAGAAGTGGTAACTTCTTTAAGTCTGGAGTAGATGTGTTCCATGGGGTAATTGATAGCTCATATCGTGGCCCAATAAAAGTTGGACTTAAGTTTTATAGTACGGGTATATTTAACATTAAGAATGATATTGCTGTGGCACAATTAGTGTTAATTGGTTATGATACTGGGTCATTTTTTGAAATGGTTGAAGTAAGCGAGGAAGAGTTTGCAGAGAAATACGCTAATACAGAAAGAGGAGAGAGGGGGTTTGGTTCTAGTGGACACATTTAAGTTTAGGTACGACAAAAACAGCGCTTTGTTGGCTGGAAAGCTTGTAGACGCTAGGAATGATGTGTTTATGGTTGAAGTAGAAAAAAATGTTTTTCCAGTACTAGTTCCAATGGACTTTTCTATAGTTAAGGAAAAAGTTATAAGCAGCTTGAAGAAAAAAGCTTCTTTGTATGCTTTAGTGTACGGAATGTTGTCAAATGGAGAAAAAGAAGATTATATTTACACCACATCAATTTCGTTCTCTTCATATCCTCAAAAGGAAAAAAGGTTTGCTACAATTTCCGGTACTTTGGTTGGGGTTTATGATAATCAAAATCGCAAAAGATTGTTGATTGAAACAACAAGGAAAAAGTCAACTAGAATTTTTGTAACGCTTTTCAACAGCAGGGGAATAGAAGTAGATAAGAGTATGATTGGGAAAAAACTAATGATTGACGGCGTACTGGAAAATTACAAAGATAAGTTTTCTATAATTGCAGATTATGTTTTCGTAGAGTTTGGTAATGTTGAAGGAAAAACGGTAGATAATGAATCAAATGAGGAGAATTTGGTGTATAATGATGAGGTAAGGGAACTCGGAGATGAGTTCCTGATTTAGGGAGGAAGAAACATGCGATACAAGGTAAAAGGAGTAGACAGGCTGGACGATCTCATGGTAGCTGTCGAAGAGGAGTTTATTGCCCTACAAAAGAACTTTAGGGAACTTACTCAGAAGGGCAAGAAAATAGCAAGGCAAAGGCTTCGCAAGAACACTCTAGCGCTCGAAAAGCTTCTTAAGGAGTCTAGAAAGCTCCTCAAGGAAGTAGAGTTCGAACCAGTAAATACTGCAGAGTAAAAGATTTACAAATTAACCCTCACACAAACCTGTGTGGGGGTTAATTTTTTTTAACAAAAATTGTATACTTTTTTTTGTGAAAAATAAACATGTTCCTACTGAAGGTACCCATGTCATATTAGAACTAAAAGTTAAGGAGGGTAAAGAGTTTAGGGGCGATAGATTAAAAGACTTTTTTTATGATTTGTTAAAAGAATCAAATGCAACAATAATAGATTTTAAACACTTTGTTTTTCCTAATGAAGCCTCTTCTGGAGTTTTTCTTTTGGGTGAATCTCATTTATCTTGGCATTACTGGATAGATGAAGGTTATGTTTCTTTAGATATATATACCTGTGGAAATAGTTTTAATCATATCAAAGCTTTGTCAATTTTGAAAGAGAATTTCATTATAGATGATATAAAGATACTCAAAAGAGGAATAAACAGGCGTGGAGTGTATAAGATAAATATAAGTAACGAGATTTAAACGGTTTGTTCTGTTAAAATAATTTTAGTGGAAAGACTCAAAGTAGAAATAACCTTTAACAATTACCAAGAATCAGACTATTCAAAAACAAAGAGATTTAAAAATCTCAGAAAATTACTTTTTTTGTTTGCGCAATCTATATACTCTTTGTATATTTCGCTTTATATCCTTGTTAAGTCAAGAGTTTTCTTTGTTAAAGAAGAAAATTTTTCTAAGTTTAAAGAAAAAATAAAATTTAATAACTACACAAATTCTGGAAACTACTTCGATTCTACAAGGGTATCAGACCTTTCAAAATCGTTTAATCTCAAAGTGTCTTCTCCATATTACTATGAAGGGTTTTTTAAGAAAAACACGACAAGAAGTGGGCTGATAAATTATATACTTTTTGATGCCTTTTTAAAACTTTGCTTAGAAAAATATTACGATGATGAGTTTTGTGTTTCTAAATTTTCAGAGGTGGAAATAAATATCTTAGACATGGAAAATGGAGTTTTTGATGGGGATTATATAGTAAATGCAAGTAACACTATGGAGATTTTTGTTTCAATAAAAAACAAAAAGAGCAATCCACAAGTAAAAAGGATACTAGAAGACAGACTTTTCGTAAAATATATTAATGAGGTTTTTAGAAGTGAGATTCCCTTCATACATATATCTGGAATAGCTGTCTTAGGAGATTAATATGAAAAGCCTAGAAAGCATTATTAAAGGATTTATAGTAAACGCAAACGAACAAAGAAGGCCAAGCTTTAGTTCAACGATAAAGGCTAATGTAGATTCTCTTTCTAGAGGAAAAGATTATCCTGGATTTAAACCATTACTTACATATAGAGCGTTAGCCTGGAATAGTACAGTCGTTTATTCGATTATCATCTTTAGGAAAAATCAGGTATTAAAAAAGGAAAAGATTATTGTTCCTTACAATCACCAGGAACCTCCTTTTAAGTTTAACCTATTTGAGTATTCACCAGAGAGCTTGATGTACCTTCCTTCAATCAGCGATCCAGATGCGTTCTTTCTAATAAATCTTTTTAGAAAATATCGTTTTAACAACGACAACAAACTTATCAAAGTAAGCGAAATACCTAAAAAACTTACCAGCAGAGAACTAGAAATATACAAACACATAGAAGATAAGCATGTAAACTACTATCTAAAAAGAATAAGAGATGCTAGAAATATCTTGGAATTTTTAGAAAGACCGGATCCTTACTTTTCTGAAGTAAATAGTTGGGAATATATTCTTGGAATGGTATTAGACGATATTTTGACGATAGATAGAGGAGCAATAGTAAAAATTAGAGATGAGCAAGGCAATTTGGTAGCTATAACACCAGTTGATGGAACTACAATAAAGCCGATTTTAAGTGAAAACACAGGTACTGTAGCTGGTTATGTTCAAGAGGTAGACGGATCTATTGTTGCTTATTTTGATAAGAAAGATGTTATTCTTTTCAGGCAAAATTTAACACCAGATGTTTATATGTATGGTTATTCTTTGCCGCCAATCGAAATTCTTTACAAGGTAATTCTTTCAGATATCTTTATAGACAAAGGAAACCTAGATTATTACAGAAAGGGTGGAAGCATACCAGAGGGAATTTTAGCTATCGAGCCTCCTTCCTATAAGGAAGGTGATATATATCCTCAACTTTCTAGAGAACAACTAGAATCTATACAAAGACAACTTCAAGCAATAATGATGGGCGATTACACGCAAGTTCCTATTCTTTCTGGTGGGAAATTTACCTGGATAGACTTTAAAGGAAAAAGAAGGGATATGCAGTTTAAGGAACTTGCAGAATTTGTTGCTAGAAAAATTTGTGCTGTATATCAAGTATCTCCTCAAGATGTTGGAATTCTTGAGGGTTCAAATAAGGCAACAGCAGAGGTAATGGCTTCTTTAACTAAGGCAAAAGGTTTAGAACCTCTGATGGCTACCATTTCTAAAGGTTTTGACGAAGTAATTAGTGAATTTAGGGAAGAAAAGGATATAAAATTGTGGTTTAAAGAAGATGACTTAGAAAAAGAGAGAGATTGGTGGAACATAATTCAGGGACAATTAAATACAGGATTTAGGTCAATAAATGAAGCAAGAATGGAAAAAGGTTTGGAACCTGTACCTTGGGGAGATGTACCCTTTTCGGGTCTGAGAAATTGGAAGCCTGAAGATGAACAAGTTAAGGCACAACAAGGTGCTGTACCACAGGGTGCTGTTCCTCCCCAGCTTGCACAAGTAATGGGTGCACAACCTCCTCAGCAAGGAGGGGGTGGAGTAGGAGAAGCAGAAGGTGCTTCTGAACAAAAAAATGCAGGATTAGAAGTTCTTAGAAACCTGTTTAAGTCTTTAGATGCTAATACAAATGTTTCAGAAAACTTAAGACAAGTAATAGAACTAACTAATGATGATAACTATTTGAGAGAAAAGGAGATACTTACAAGAGTTTTGAAATCTGTTGGCTTAGATTCGGTAAGCGAGTTTATAGAAAGCAATAATGAAGCAGACATAGAAGTAAGCGCAAAAGATATGTTGAGCTTCAAATATAACTCTTTGGTGGAAGACGAAACTATTTATACGACAGAAAGAGATGTAGTTATCAGATTATTAGGAAAAAACTCTTTAGACCACAGAGAAACTTTTGGACTGATAGCTACACACTTTGATTGTCATACTGTACCAAAGGTAGAATTTTATTCAGATAAAGATAAGAGATATGTGTTTGTAAATTTATCAGTTTGTTCTCCGATAATTTCGGAAGATAAGTTCACAAGATTAGATGAGCTATTAAGCTATACACCACAAAAGCCAACAAAACTAGAAATTGTTTTTGATTGGCTAGAATTTAAGAACTTTAAGGATGTCGACTTATTGAGATATTCTCAACTTAGCGATTTTATAAAGAAGAAAAATTATGACAGCTTTGATTACTTGGATGATGTAGAGAAATTACTAGTAACTCCATACGAAGAACTGGAAAATCTTGTAAATCTACTCAAGAAAAAGTTTTTTGTGGAAGGAGAACTGTCTAATCTTATTGACAGCTATAAAGTTGCTCCTTATTCTCTGTTCCTTCTATTTTCTTTGATGGAAGAAATTGGTGTAGATAAGATTAATAATTTGATTACTTCCTGTAGAGGCGTTTTAGAAGCACTATTGGGTATGCAGGTAGAAAATTTTGAAACTAACGATAGGCTTCATTGGTTGCTGAGCTTTAGCTACGATAAAATTAGAGAAGTAATTGCATCACTTTCATACTTTATTGACACAATTAGCATTGATTGCGAATTCGAAAAAATTCGTCTACTTGGTACTATTGGTTCGCTAATTTCCTCTTTCGGTCAAAATAAGAACATAAACTTTGTTTTTGTAGCAGAAAACTTTGATGATTATATGAATTTAGTGGAAAGTATATCTGAAGAAGTTGATAATATATTTATGAAGAACTTTGTTTCTAAGGCCCTTCTAGGTGAACAACTAGAAAGGCAAGAAGCAAAAGATTATGTAAAAGAGTTTATCAAGAAAAAGTATGGAGAACTCTAATGAATTTATAAAAATAAGAGAAGATGGAAAACAGGTGGTTAAAAAGGTTCCACCAGGCTATATTTTGCTCCATAAACCTACAGGAATGTTTTTTCCTCCAGAATCTTCTCCTGGTTGGAGAGGCGTTTTGTTAGATGAAGATTGGGAGTTGGTAGATATTTCTTTTACAACACAAAATGTGCCTCTTTCTCCAATGCCCCAACAAAGTACCGTTCAAAAAAACACACCAAAAACACAAGCAAAAAAACAAATAGATGCTCAGATTAAATATGAGTTAGAAACGATTCAATCTGCGTTAAAGCTTTCTTCATTTTTAGAAAATAAAACTGAAGTAAATATAGAAGATTTGTGGGAGTCAAGTATAGAATTTTTAGAACATTCAATTGAAAACCTTAAAAAATCTGTAGAGAAAGCAGTTTTAGAGTTTAAAGGTAGGACAAATTTGGATGAAAAAGAAGAAAAGTTTTTAAATTCAGCCCAAAGCCTAATAGATTATTTGGAAACAACTTTATCACTTGTTTATCTAAAGGGAGATTTAAAGAAATCTTTGTCTTCTGGTGTAAACTTACCCAACTTGTTGAAGCAAATATCAAACGGAAATTCTATATATAAACGATTTAAAGATGCTTTAGAAAAACGAAAAGTTGAAGATGATTTTACTGGAAGGTTTTTGTATGACCTATATGATGCGTTAAGGCAATTTGAATTTTCAAGAAGAGCAATATCGATGTTTTATGAGTTGTACAAAATTTCAGAAGAATTCCTAAAGGAGAAGGATTTACAAAAAAAGAAGAAATACCAGTTACCGACAGAGCTTTTGTTGAGTCAAATTCAAAAAATCCTTCACTCTAGGGAAGGTCATTTTATATCTGTTCCTATACATGGAGAATTTGTTGATGAAGGAATGTTTGCATTCTTTATTTCATATCCAGAATTTCTGTTCAGGTTGGTTAGGAAAGATCTAGGACTAGAGGAGAGAGTTAAAAGCTCCGTATATGCCGGAAACGGAGTTTTTAACTATGAACTAGAGAACGGAACTTCTGTTGTTGTTGAAGTATCTAAATACTTTCCAGGAAAGGAAAATCTATACATTCCAAAAACTGACTATAAGTATAAAGGACAACAAAACTATTTTTTGCCTATATTGAGAACTTTGAATCACGATAAAATATCTGATGAATTTTCAATAAAAGCAAGGATATATTCAAATGAAAAAGCAGAAACAAAAAACATAGAAAAGACTTTTGTTTACATACCGTTTTCTCACGGTTTTGAATCTGCGTTTGTAGTTGTTCATTTCTTGGTTTTTGACGCAAACGAAATTGATAAACTTGATGAATACAAAAAGTTTTTAGAAAAAACAAGGACAAGAGCTAAAAAATTGTCAAACATTGTAGACTCTTTAAACTTCAGATCTCTAGTAAAAGAGAGTATAAGCTCAATATTGTATGATATGATATCAAGACCACCTGCACTTGGATTGTCTTTTCTAGATTTCCTATTTTTGAAACAATTGTATCCAAAGATTTTTGAAGGTGAACATTCCTTCCAGGAAATAGATAAGTTAATTAAGGACTTGTTTGGATTAAAACTGTTATTTCCCAAAGATGAACAAAGACTAATTGATGAAGAAATTTTTCAGGTAGGGCCTAACAGTTTTTACATTTCACGAAGAAACTTACTTTCGGCATCCTTAAGATATCTTTCCCTAATTGATTATGAATATAACAGAGATAAAAGTGGTCCTGTTTTTAACTTTACAGTAAGAGAAAAAAGCCCCAAGGAACTTTTTTCTGGGGCGGATAATTTAGCGCCAAAGGATATAGATGACTTTGAACACCTTTATAAAATAGCTGAGATAAGTTTTAATTTAGTAGATAAGTTTTTTAGTGGTCTGTTAACAGATAAGGATGTTACAAATGCGTTGTTAGGTAGTGGACTAATTGAAAACTTTTATAGAGATACCTATTCTTTATACATGACTTCCTCATCAATAATGGATGAATTAAATAGACTGTCTTCAAGCTCTTATGGATGGATGAAATATAAAGGAGGAGCGTTTGAAAAAGTATTTTTAAAAATTTTAGAATACTACTTGAATGACAGATATAGTAACAAAGAATATTCAACTTTTTCAGTAAAAAGAAGACTAGAAGCACAAGAAATAAAGTATAAAGCATATGAAGTTGGTAACAACAAATACATTCTTTATATAAAAGATGAGCATGGGGGCATTGGAGATGTAAGAATGTTTATTTACGACAAATCTTCAAGAGAAGTAGTTCCAGTAATTTATGAATTAAAGGCGAGAGATAAATATGTAATACCACAACTAAATTCTCCAAAAGAGCTTTATAGAACTATACACGATGTACTTCTATCTTTTGATGGGAAAGCGCAAACCTACAAAATTTATAAACCGTATATTTATGGTATTGGAGTAAAATCAAAGGACTACATTCACGATGTTTATATCGTTGACATGAACATAGGAGAAAACCTCGCAGCAAACACAAAAAAAGTGAAAATCAAAAATAAAGACGCTATAATAATTTATGCTCCTAGAGTAGCAGTAACTCCGTTCTCCCTAATAGGAAATTCAATAGTTACTTCTGAGGAAGCTTTTAACTGATTATGCTTATAGACTTCACAAAAGAAACTTTATCTCTATACACTTCAAGTGAAGACTATTTTCCGGTATTAGTTACTAGGGTTGTTGATTATAAAGAAGCAGAGGAAGGAAAACCAGATTTTTATCTTATAGGAGTAAGAACAGACTTACCTCAACAGGTAATAACAATACTTCACCCCTTCAGAAACGAAATACCCGTTGAACCTGGAGATTACATACTTGTAAAACGCTTAAGCGCAGGATATTCAATTTTTGTCGCAAAACTAAATAAAAAATTCGAAGAAGAAAACAGAGAAAACGAAAAGTTTATATTCAAACCAACAATACCGCAATTTTCTGACAAAAAGTCTTTTGGTCAATCTTATAACTCATCTCTTATAAATCTAACCTATACTGGTTCTTACCTAAAAAAAGAACCAGATGCACTTTACAAAAGATTTGTTGAATTTCCTTCTTATGACCTTTATAGGTCAAGTTATGATGTCTTTAACTACGATGAGAAATTTTGGGACATATTAAACGACAAAAATGAAGACGAAATTTCAAGGAAATACATATTTCACCTGTCAGAGAACCCTACCTATAAAGATTACTTATTAGACAGAAACAAAGACGAGAATTTTCCTTTTAGACCAGATGTAGTATTTGATTTTACGCATGAATATTCGCCCAAAAATAAGCAAGACAAACTGTTAAAATTAGACAAAAAAATAACTCTATTCACAGAAGGAGATACAGATAAGTATCCTTTTCTTCAAGCAAGAGAAGAAATAGATGAACAATTAATACTAACATCCTACGATGAAATCTTAAATACAAAAGCAGAAGGATATCTTGGCGAAGACATATTTTATGCGCAAGAGTTTAGGGAAATAAAGTTAGGAAGAAATAAAATCGGCCTCTACAAGATAAACAAAAAGGATTCTTTTCTGCTTTTAAAGACAAGTAAGGACCAGCAATTTTCAGCGATCAACTTTGGAAATAAAAGTCAGTTAAGAATAAGAAACGATGACGGTTCTTCTATTTTGTTGGAAAAAAGCGATAATTTTAACAGAACATTTATTTCAACCTATCCTTCTTTGCTGTTTGAACAGTTTTACAAAGAAAATTATCAACATGTTTTAATTCTAAATGCTGAAAAAGAATCGTTTAAAAACTTACAAAAATCTTCTTCAAGTTTAAACGACTATTCTTTTGGATTATTTTTAAGAGGAAACAAGGATACTTCTTTAAAAAGAACAGATTTTACATATGCCAACGCTTTAAGTGATGGTCAATCTGTAATTTTTGGCGCTAAAAAGCACAGTTCTTTTTCCTACATAACACTTTCTTCAGATTCTTCTAAGTCAGTTTTTAATACGCATGTAGAAAACGCAACATATGTAGATATTTTTGCCGATTCTTCTAGCGGCTGTTTTAAAGTAGAAAACAACAAAAACGGCGTAAAAAAGTTTACATTTTGTGCAGACCAGTTTGTTATTGAAGATTATTTGACAGTTAGTAAGGATTTATTAGTTAAGGGAAATACACAATTACAAGGAAATTTGAATGTTTCAGGAATAACATCACTTACAATTACAAATGTTAATGGAGTCCTAACAGTAAATGGACCAGTAATTGCTTCTGCATTTATAATTAGTGAAGGAGGCGGTGGAGGAGGTGGAGGAGGTGGTGAAAGTAATAGTGAGAGCGGCAATAGCGGAGGAGGAACAAACTATACTACGAATCTAGAAACAGACTATACTACAAATCTAAAGAAATATGTGGCTACTATAGGTGATACTACAAATACTGTTTATACAATTACACACAACTTAAACACTAGAGATATACATGTTAGCGTATACAACAACTCAGGTAACTACGATGATGTAGAAGTTGAAATTAGAAGGCCAACTACTAATTCTATAGAAATCAGAACCTCTTCTCCCCCAGGAAACAATGCACTTAGAGTAGTAATTATTGGATGAAATTGATCTTCAAAACAATTAATTGAACTAAAAATTCTATAAAAGAGTTTTTCTTTTGTTCTACAATATAAAAGCTTCATACTTTTTAAGTAAAATATAGTTGATTATGGCAATCAAGAAATTTAACACAGGTTTAGACCTAAACAACATTTCTAGAATAATTAATGTCGATCCTAGTGGAAATGTTTATTGGAAGGGCAGTTTACTAAGCGGTACTGTACCCTGGTCTAGGCTGTCTGGACATCCTTCTGTCATTGCTGGTTCAGGACTAACAGGTGGCGGCACTTTAACTGGAGATGTTACTTTAAGCGTTGCCAACAGCGGCATTACTACATCAATGATTTCAGATGGTGCTGTTACAACTAGTAAAATTGCTGATGGTGCTATTACATCTGCAAAACTTGCTTCTGGTGCTGCTATTGCAAACATTGGTTATACACCAGTAAATAAAGATGGTGATACAATGACTGGAAACTTAACAATCAGCTCTGGAAATCTAACGGTAAACGATAACTTAATTGTTATTTCTGGAAATGTTGGTATTGGAACTAGTAATCCATCCTATAAACTAGATGTTAGTGGAACAGCAAGAATAACGAGCGATTTATATGTAAATGGAGCAATTTACGAAACTTCAGATATAAGGATAAAGAGTGATATTAAACAAATAAGTAGTGCGGTGGAGAAAATAAATAAACTAAATGGATACATATTTACCAAAGAAAAAGAACCTAGTGCTGGTCTTATAGCTGACGAAGTTTTAGAAGTCTTTCCCGAAGCGGTAAAGAAAGATAAAGATGGTTATTTACAGCTAAACTACAATGCTGTTGTAGCTCTTCTAGTTGCAGCTTTAAAAGAGAAGAAAAAGAAAATCGATGAATTAGAATATAGACTAAAAAAGATTGAAGAGTTTTTGAAAGGAGAAATTTAAATATGGCAAAGCTTTTACCAAATACAACAATAGGTGATAAGAGATATTTGCATGTTTATTTGGATTTTGGAAATATACCAGAAACTAGATATTACAAACTAGCAACCATTGATAGAGGAAATGGAATCTTACAAATTAATGGAATTTTAGGAGGATATTCTTCTACTGAGGGCAGAGGTCTGGTCAATGTTATCTTTTCTTTAAGTAGTTCGCCGGGAATTGGGGGAATCGTTTCTGGTTATTTAAATAGCTCAGATATTATATTTTATGTTCCAAACGACACCTCTCTTCCGGGTGAAGTTTGGTTAAAAGTAAAAGTTAGGGGATTAGTAAATTTGGAATTGTCGGCAGTAGGTGCGGTAAATATAGTATATGACGGAACATATTCTCCTTCCCCTCCATCGGGTGGAACGATTTATTATTTGTCAGATGTCGGGTTAACTGGTGTATTTAGAACCCCATATTATCCTATCGACTTTACTCCGGCAGAATATGTAGGTTATACAGTTAGTAGTGGTATTAGTGTTGTAAATAGTGCCTATTTTGAGTTAGGAGCAATACTAATGTTTGTTTCTCTTTCTGTTTTAGATCTACAAATCATATCGTTAATTAGTAGTTCTTCTATAGATACAGGTTTTATGGGGGAAGGTTATATCTATTTGTCTATTCCACTTGAAGGTGCGCTGACAAGAATGGGAATAAACAATATAAGTGGTGTTTATACTAATGTTGGCGCATCTTTATCTGTGTACCAAGGAACATCCTCTAATTCCCATGACAACGAGTATGCTGTTACTGGGATAAGTTGGAGTAGCGGCAATGTAATAATTTCTTTATATAGAAACAGATATACATCATCTGATATGGCAAATGTTCCAACAGGAGTAGTTAGATTATTGCTGTTTTAAGTTTTTGTTTTATATGTAGCTGGAAACAAATGAAGATAAATCTATTTCGTAATTATATTCATCAACAAGAATTATTGATTCTAATTTTCTATCGTCCAATTTTTCTAATCTAATTTTTATTCCGCAAAAAACATTGTCAAATGTATATATTTCAAAACCAATAAATCTAAGCGTCTTTGGAGAAGAGCAAAAATCGTCATTTGAGTAAAGGATTAGATACCTATCGTCTACCTCCACTTCAAAGTCTTGGTCTAGTAACTTAAGCTGAACCATAATTATCGGTAGATATTATAGCATTTTCTTCGATTATTTTTGCGGAAATCTCATTTAGCCTTTTTACAATGAGTGCGCTAAAGATTCTTTTTATAAAAGCTTCAATAAATTTATTAAGAATTTGTGGATTTTCAAACAATATGAAACCACAATCTACTGTTCTAAATTGACCTTCTATAATAAGGTGAGTTTTTGAAGTTCTACAAAAACCAGGTTTAAATCCCAAATCTTCTCTACCAACATCATCATTAAACAGATAAAATTTAAAAGACTTAAATTCATTTTCTGCCTCTTGAAAAATTTCATCAAAACGATTTTTTAATTCAGTTTCTACAAGGTTAGCCAATTCTTCTGAGTTGTAAAAGGTATTATTTGTTCTTATGGGTTCTACAAATTTACTGTTTAAAGAATTATAGAATTCATTTTTGATTGTATCTTTTATTTCATCAAACTTTTGAAAAATTGCTTGATTAAGTTCTTGCTCAGTCATAATGCTATTATAACAAAATAAGCAAGGCCAAAACAGGCCTTGCTTATTTTTTTAAATTGGTCTATTCAAAAACAACTACATATTTAGCCTTTGTACCGTACTTCCTCTTCTCATTCATTGAAGCAGGAAGCACAACAGCTTTCTTACCTTCATTATGAAGGTTATACAGTCTAGCATACCTATTAGCATCATGTTTGCTTTCAAAAACAGGATTTTTTCCGTCAACCGACTTTAGGCTTAGAAACTTTTCATACTCAGAAAGGCTTTTTGTTACAGGAACAACTTCAGGTTCAAGATCTTCCTTCTCTACTGCTTCTACTGTAGAAGAAGTAGCCTCTAATGCCTTTTCTTCTGATTCAGCTTCACTCTTATCGCCCTCTTCTGAAAGTGCCATGTCTACATCACTAATTGCAGTAGAAAGATTTGCTCTTTGTTCATCAGTAAGCTTATCTTGCATGAATTCTTCAATAACTCTAAGAGCATTAACTAGTGCGGCCCTCTCTTCATTTGTAAGGATATTCTTCTTCTTTAATTTTTCGACAACATCGTCTAGTATGGAAACCTTGCTATCGTCTTTTTCTTCTTCACTATTCTTAGACTTAGTTACTACAACTTCTTCATGAATTTCTTCTTTTAGAGAACCAGTTTGGCCGCTTTCTCCAGAGCTTTTTTCTAACTTGCCGTCCTTAACAACTTCCTTACCAGCCTCTACATGGGCAACATTGTCTTCGTTTTGTTTAGAGGTTTCGTTTTCTTCAACCTTAGAAAGGAGCTTTTCAAGACAAAGAACAACCTTTCCTTCAACAGTTACATCAACAACAGACTTATGAACAGCTACATAAACATATTCTTCGTTTTCTACCTTGGGATAGAGAGATTTAACTACTTTGTTCTTTCTTAGAGAATCAGGTACCTTTACAATAACAAAATCCTTTAGTTCTTCTCCATTAGCCAAAATTAATGACTTTAGAGCCTCTTTTGTTCTACCTAAATATAAAAGTTTCATGCTTTTTAACCCCCTCTTTTTAGCTTCATTTACTGTAATACCATGTCTATTATAATACATTCCAGCGCAAATTGCTTTCGCCCTCTTTTCTGAAACTCCCTTTTTTAGATAACTTTCTTTGCAATGTTCATATTCCTTAGGCATAACTTCATTTTATCAACATTAAGTCGTTAATTTATGGAATAAGTTAAAGTTCCAGCATAGTTTCCTAGATAACCCTCAAGTAATACTTTTCTCAAAAATTCTCTTTTGGCTTCTCTTCTTGCAGTACCAGCAGCGTAACTGGAGAAATCTTGTCCTAGAACATAAACGATGTTGTCATTATTGATAATTTCATTCATGTCTTTAGGTTTTCCATATTGCCCCAAAACAGAATAATTTTCGTCCCAAACTCTAGAAATTATTTGCTTTTCCAATTGGGAATATGTATACCAATCTCTTAAGTAAAGTCTTAGCTCATCAAAAGGAAGAGGAATTTTAGAATCGGCAAAAGTTATTTGATAATAATCTGCATCCCAAACATTTCTTGTTTCTGGTACGTGCTGTACCCACTTATATTTAAAGACTCTACCAGAAAATTTAGCATTTGATAACCAAGTTTCAAACTCTGTAAGTCGGTTTTGGAAGAGAGTATAAGCATCATTTGGTAAACCACTAGTTTCATCAAAGCCAATTGGATAGTAAATATTAATTATCGGAGCAAAGGTAAGCATTTTAACGGCATAACCGCTGAAAGAGATTTTTACTATTCCACTTAGCACTTCAAACTTTGTTGCTGGTTCAAGATTTCCAACATAACTTGAGGATGGGGAAATGGTTTGGTCTGTATAAGCGCTTTCATTATAAATCCTTACAGTAGCGTTATTGGAGCTATCAAGGTTCTCTATATTGAAGCCTAATACAGTAAATGGGAATTCTATCTTATCACCAGCACTTAAAACAAAGCTAAGTAAGCTAAGTTTCCTATCAAAAGACTCAAGTTTCGCCCAACCGCCTACATATTCATCGTTAATTGGTCTATCTATTTGTTGCCAATAATCTTTAATTTTGTTTATGATGTCTGCAGTTTGTCCACCAGGAAGAGGACGCAAGACATCATTTACATCAGAATAAGGAAATACAGAAGTTATAAAGTTTTGTATCAAAGTGGCAAAGAAATCACTAGAAAATGTACCATCTGTAGAGGCTAGTTTTTGGCCGTTAAACCAATAGTCTACTTCTAGCATTGTTTCAGAGTTGTAAGGTCTATTAACTGCTAAAGAATCGCCGTAAGAGTATGTTTCTGTAAAGAAGCCGTCAGTAGTTAGTGGATTGTATAAAACATAGTTTCCGTTTATATCTTGCACATATAGATTAGGAAACCTTGGTGCCAAAAATCCCTCGGAAAAAAGGCTAAAGATTTCAAGTGTTATATCGTATGTACCTGTAGCATCATAAACAAATTTTATATAGTTAGAGGACGCAGAAACTTCCTTGTAGGAGTTTGCATCTACGACAACATAAGAGTTTGGGTTTGATTCTGATAAATAAACCTTTACTGGTACACTTCCCTTATTTGTAATCCCAAGGGCATGAAATACATATGGAAGCCTGATTATTTCAGACTGAGTTGTAAATTGCTTGGTTTCTATAGTTTCTGAATACTGAGGTAGTTCAATAGCCATAATATGCCTCCTTATTCAATTTTAAAATTTGCTTTTTGTTTTTATTCAGATGTAATAGTTATTACCAAGTATCCTATAAGGAAGACTTTGTTGATTTTCGCATTCTTCTTCTTTATTTATAACTACATCGTGTAGATAAACAATATCATCCATATCACTAGTTATTTTTGCTACAAAATAGTAAATTCTTCCTTTATACATAACTTTTACTACATAAAAGTTGGGAGAAGGACTAAGCAAATCGTTGGGCACTAATTGAGTTTCAGCGTTGCCCCATTGGTTTGCTGTCAAATAAGCAACAACGCTAGGCAAATATATTCTTCTATTGTCCTGCAAATAATAAACCTTTGTTGGATAAGGATAAATTTCTATCTTTGCCCCCTCTAAGGGTCTTGTAAACAAGTTAGATAATTCAATTTTTAAGACTTTTAACATAGATTACTTACCTCTCCAAAGACAAGTTCTACAGAAGTAACATTATTAGGAAGTTCAGAAAGCTTTACAACTTTTCTGTAATTTAGCTCTGGAACGACAACAACATAATTGTAATTTTTGTTTAGAAGAATTGAAAAATATCCGTTTTCATCTGTTGTTGTAGAAGCGCTCATACTGGTAATTGGAGAGTTATCAAAATGACCAACAGGATTAAGAACGCTAAATGTAAGCGTTGTAGATGAAACTGGTCTACCAAGTGCATCATATAAATTGCCATAAACATTTATTTTCGGTGGAGAAGTAAAAGAATCTCCAACAAAAACAAACTTTTCTGTTTGTGTGTTACCATCATCAACAAATAACTTGTAGATATCGTTTTTTAATAAACTTTCCTTTGGTATTTCTATGATAAAATACTTAGTTCCGTTATCGTCTAATGCGTCAGAAAAAAGAAAAGTTGTTGAGGTTTGTGTATCAGATGTTGTCCAACCAAAAGTGTTACGAAAAATATATTTTCCAGACTTTATTGTTTGTATTGTTAAGCTTACATCATTAGTAAATCCCCTAATAACAAAAAGAAGGTTCTCTCCCAATTTGTAATATTCTTTGGCTATAATTTCCATACTCTACTTCATTTTATTTCAAATTTTTGAACTGTCCTTCACAATAATTTTGCAAGAAGATTGGTTTTTTGTTTTGTTTCTTTTGAGAACTTTCTAAAGTCTTCTTTATTTATAGAAGATGGTTCTAACTTACTATCTACAACGTCTTCAACATTATTGATACTTACAAGAAGAAAAAACAAAAAATAAGGCAAAAGAACATGTTCATAATCCTCTATAGCATAGAACATTATTTCAATGTCATCAACAGTTATTATTTTTGAATAGTTATCTATCCTTATAAGAGATGAAGGTGAAGCAATATTTGATAACGACAATTCTAGTTCTTCTGCAAAACCAGCCAAATCAGAAAAGCTTTGAATTAAAAAAGTGCTTTCAGTTCTCAAAAGGTTTGAGGAAGGAAAGTCTTCGTAGCTAGAAGTTAGAAACTCTATGTCTTCTTCGTCTATTACTCTGTCTTCTAAATATCTTGAAACAAAAAATTTAACAGGTTCAAGTTTGTGATGTAAATCTTTTGTGTTCAAGTAAAGAAATCCCAATCTATTGGCAACTTCCTTTGCTAGCAAATTTAAAGTGTTTGTCATAGCTTTATTTTAGCATCTTCCATCAGCGCAATGGCTTGACACCAAAGACACGGTGTGGTAAGGTTGTGGTGTGAAAGTACCAGGCGTTCTGAAAAACGATAGAGAAAAATTAAAAAAGTTTTTAGAAGCAGCAATAGATGCAATTAATGAAAAAGATGTTAAAGTTAAAAACACAAATTTGGGGTTTTATAAGTTTAGATTAAATATAACTTCAAGCTACATTGTTTCTACAATTAGCGAAAAGAAAAATCCGTTTTTAGAATTTTACGAAAGCTGGATTTCAGCGGTAAAATTTTCAAACAGTTTTGTAAAAGAAAAGTTTAACAATACACAATCTGCAGATTTTGTTTTGGCAGTAGATGTATTAGATTATGATTTGTTTTCGTTGATAGCAAAAAATTTTATAGCAATTAAGTACTTACCAGAAAAATTAGATGGAAGTAAAGATGTTGAGATAATTACTCTTCACTCTTTGGTATTTTTAAATTTACCTAGCTTTTCGTTGACAGATGAGGTGTTTTTGTATATAAATCTCTACACTTTTGGCGAATTTAGCATTAAAAGTTTAAATGTTAAAGGAATATTCATTCCAATACCTCATAACGAGGTTAAACTGATTAAACACTTTGAAGATATATACCAAGTAGTAGAATTTTTGGAGGCTCACAAAGCGATAACTTTAGATGCTGAAAAGGTGGAGTTTTTTTAGGAGGTGAAGAAGAGCATGAGAAGGCTAAAAGAAATAAGACTTACCAGCATGACAAATTCTTCTTCTGCTTCTATGCTAGTTATACCTTCAGATAAAGATTCTTCCTTCGATGATGTGTTTTATGGTGATTTGCTTTTGTTCATAAAGGAAGATGAGAAATCTAGTAGTTTCATCAAAAAGCTTTCAAACTACGAAATCTTTAAGAAAGAATTAAAAGGTGCTTCATTTAATTATTTAAATAGGCTTGAAGAAGATTTCGTAGCTTATTTGGTCAATGAAAATGAAAAGATAAGGAACTTTCTTCTGCTTGTTTTAGCGGTTGAATCATTTATTGAAATATCTGACTTTTATCACAAGTTTAAAAAGGTAAAAAAGGATTCTGTGGAAAATAGGATATACAAAATACTTAGAAAAATAGGAGATGTTCTTCTTCCTGGAAATGAATTTGTAAATATTTATTTGGAGGAAATGAAGAAAGAAGGAAATCTATTTATTGCAAAGTTTTCCACACTAAATTTTCCTCTTTACATATACGCCAACTACTTAAAAATACTGTTTAATCCTGTGATAGATAGAAAAACATATAATTTTGACGAAGAAGCGATTTTGGATAATTACAGAGAACTAAAGAAAAGAGTAAAAACACTACTTCTAGTATACGAAGAGGAAGAATATTCATTTTTGGGAAAAAGTTTAACAAATGAAGTAGCAATTTCTAAAGTTTATGGAAATTCTAAGCCACACAAAAGAAATAGAAAAGCTATTTTTAAAGACATCGTTCTAGACATCATAACAGAAAGACAAAATAACCTAGAAACTAATGTTTTTCATAGAGAGGTTAATGCCTTAGGAAAAGCGAAGAATGTTAATTTCTCAATATCTTCCAGAAAAGGAAATGAATTAGTTTTATATGATCCGCAAGAAAACATTTATGCGATTTACGAGTTGGGAGGTGGAGATCTAAGATGAACCTACAAAACATCAAAAACCAGGCAATAAGCGTTGACCTAAAAGTAACCAACTATTGTGATTATGGTTGCCCTTTTTGCTACCAGAACTCTAAGATTACTGGAAAACATGCTGATTTTGAGTACATAAAAAAAGTTCTAGATTTTCTTAATGAAAACGATGTGTTGGAAGTAGTTGTTGGTGGAGGAGAACCAACACAATATCCCTATATATTTGATGTGTTTCTTGAAACAATAAAGAGAAGGTTGTTCTTTTCTCTAACTACCAAGAATTTGAATTTTGCACAAGACATATTTAGTTACAGAAATCTTCTTAGGCTTTTTGAAGAAGTTAAAAGCAATAAAGAAAATTACTTGCAGTACTACTTAAATTCAAATGGTGCAGAATTTTCGTTTTCCATAGGTGTCGGTTTCAGTCCAACACCAGGAAAAGAATACGGTGAAGTAAAAAAATTGTTAAGTAACATAGAAGATTTTTACATTTTTAGATTGTATCCATTTACATCCAAAATAGAGAAAATCATAAGGAAAGAAAAAAACAAAATAAAGAATTACAATCTGTTAGATTTGCTCAATTTAGATAGTCCAATATTTGACATAAAATTCAAAATAAAGATTCACTTAATTGAGGGAATACACTTCAAAGATCAAGAAAGTTTGAAGAAAATTATAAGAAAAATATATGTTGCCAAATATAAAAACTACAAACTTGTAGGCGAAGAATTTCCTTATACTTCGAATATTGATTTGGGAATTCTTCTTTTAGGTTACAAAAGAGTGGGGAGAGGAAAATATTTAAATGTTGATTCAGATGTAGCTTCTATTGCTAAATATCTTGATAGAATAAAGTTTCTATATTCACCTAGGAACAATAAATATGAAACTAAAAACAAAATAGTTACCATATCAGTTGATAGTGTATTTGTAGAAAAATTAAAAGAACACATAGAAATATACGAAGAATCAGTAGTAAAGGATGGTTTTAGAACCTTTTACATAGACGCTGTAAATAGAAAGTTTGCCCAAAATTCTTTTACAGAAGAGCAGTTTGATCTCAGGCTATAAATTCTTCAATCATAGTTTTCAATTCTTCTCCTCCAACCCCTAACTCATTTTGCAAAGACTTGTCAGAAGAAACTTCTGCTAAAAGCGTTTTTACTTTTATATCTAACTTTTCGATTTCCATCAATATTTCATCCAGTTTTGATAAACCTTTTTCCGCTATCTCTTCGTGAAGCCCAAGACTTTTGTCCTTCAAAATCTTTAATCTCGATGCAGCTTCAACTAATTCTTTAAGCTTCTTGTTTTTTGTTGACAAAAGGTATAACGCCAAAGTTTTTTGCCTTCCGAAATAAAACTCTATTCCAAGAATCAAATTTAGCTTTCCTTTTGTTAGAGTATTAAGAGGAAAATATTTTTCATAAGGTTTTAAAAGGGGAAGAAATAAAGGCTGACTAATACTTCCACCTTCTGCTAGAGATTTTATGTCTGCTTTTATTGACGAATCAATTGCCGGAACAGAGAATGAAGAGAAGTAAGCATTTATTATAGCATTTAGATGAATATCTTCAGATATTAATTTTTTGACAAAAAAGGGTCAACCTCATTTACTGAGTTAATCCAGTTGATAATTTCTTCAGAAAGGTTAAATATCTCTCTTAAATGAAGACCGCTTGTTGGCTGGAAAAAGAATAAATCGGAAAACTTTCCACGAAGCTCTTCTTCTCCTCTATAAATTTTTTCTATAACGACATCAAGATAGGCTAATCTGTTAATAAGTTCTCTGTACTCTTCTCCTAGATAATTGTTGAACACATGTTCAATGTGGTCTTGCTTTTTGGGATCAAAAGGAACATCGACTATTTCTGGTTTACCTTCGTCATTTATTTTCAGCTCTTTTACAGTTATATCGCTAAAATAGTTTTTGAAATCTTCATCTTCGTTCAAAAACTTTTTAAAAATCTCGAACCTCTTAAGAAAAATTTTAGATTCTTCGAAAAGAGTTGGAACTCTAGCAACCAACTTATAAGCACCAAACGAAAATTCGTTTTTTTGAACGCCCTCTTCAAAGTTTAACATTGTCTTGTGTTTTTCCTTCATATCCTCATTATTCTACCACAACAACCTACAGTAAACTTAGTACTGCGTTATTTTTTACGAAATTTAATTCGTTTTCGTAGAAATTCAGATAAAGTCGCTTCAAAAGTCTAAAGTACTTAAAAAATTCTTCATCTTTCAAGAACTTGTTATACTGACCAGACTCATTGAACTTGGAAAGGGGAGAGTCTATAACCACATATCCGATAATTATTTTCTTTTTTCCTAGTGGAAGGTATGTATAAATAGCTGGAAGGAGATAGTTAAGCCCAACATTTGTGGTGTAAACACTTCCTAAAGACCAAGAGTGCTCAACATTTTCTATGTGTCCTTGAGCTACTAGGTAATTTTGCGGTTTTACATATTCTTGATATATATGCATATATTGTTGATTGTTTGATATAAATCTGAATAGCAGTTCAGAATATTCTGAAGAATCTTGCTGTTTTTCGGGAACGTGGTACAAAAGCTCAGTTAGCAAAATTTTGACATAATCTCCTAGATTTATGTTTTCTAGGCTTTCTTTGGTATAAACACCCCAAAGAGGTACCCAATACTGATAGGGAACATAGTCATAGTTAAAACTAAGAATAAACTTAATACCCTCTGTGAAGTAGTTTATTATTGTTTCTTCATCAACCTTTGAAGGAGGATTATAGCCAGGTATTTGCGGCAATAATTTATTGTAGATTTCTGAAAATCTTTTTGTTAAAACTTTTTCGTTGATGTAAATGATTAGGTTTTCCTTATCTTTGACGAATTTAGCGTCATCATTTATATCGTTCAAAGTTTTTTGTGAAATAAAGGCATCGTTTAGTGGAGGTAGTTTTTCATTTATTAGTAGAGTAGTATAGCCGACAAAGTAATTATGGCCTAAAACAGAAACTTTTGCTGTGTTTATTGGTTTAGAGTTTAGCTTTCTTATAATTTCAGCACGCTTAGCAGAAATCCTTTCTTCATTCCTTAGCGAATCTACCACAGATATAAAAGCATCAGAAAATGTTTTTCTTCTTAGGCCGTATATAAACAGGTCTGGTGAAAGGTTCTTGAGTATATTGTTTTCGTTTTTTACTACATTAGATATATCTGAAAACGGTATAAAATATGCGTAAAAGTCTTTAAGATAACTTATTGTTTGATTTTTATTTTCATCAACTTTTGACAAGTTAATCTTGAAAATATTTTCAGAAGATTTTATTCTAATTGAGTTAATTATGTTTGTAATTAAATTTCCTAAAGTAGCGTTCTCTCTATCTGTTTTTCCGTAAAGCTCAAATTTCGCACCAAGAACCATTAGACTTGACAAAACATCTAAGTTTTCTTCAAAACAAACATTAGCAGAGGAAGAAAGTTTAAACTTTGTTCTTGCGATAGCGTTAAGTTTTGGACAGATATCGTTTAATAAAGCAATTTTGTTTACATAATATTCATTTAGTGTAGCAAAAGATTTGGCAAAAAGCTTATAGTATTCGTGATCTACATTTGTATAGAAAAATTTTTCATCTATTCTACCAACATTAAATATGTTGGATAAAACTTCCGGTTTAAACAGGTTAATTGGAACCTCAACTTGTGTTTGTATAGTTTTCGTGGATTCTTGTATGGTGTAAGAGGTATTTGGTATTTTTTCTCCAGTACAAAAATCTTCTCTGTAAGTGGTTTCAGTAACTATATCTATGGAGGATATCTGCTGAGATACAGATTCCTTTTTTGTAAGACCACGAAGAGCAGAGAACAAGTCATTGTTGTTTTGTTGGTTTATAAAGGTATTTAATTTGTTAAGTTCATTAAAAACTTCTTTTTCGTATTCGCCCTCTCTTTGTATAAGATGGTCTTTAAGTTTGTTATCTAACAATTTAACTGCTTCAGAAAGAAATTCAACAAATTTATCTTTGTTGCTGTCTATGTATTCAATCGTAGAGTATAATTCCTGAATTGTTGGAGGTATGCTTCGTCCATAAAGCGAAGCTATACCCATAGAACTTGGACTGCTGGTACCAAAGGATTTTGGTATCACTTCTACAAAAGTAGTTATGTTGCTTTCGCTTGAAGAATGTTCTATAGAAAATGTGTAGTAGTCATCTATTTCTCTATTAAGACTTAGTGAAAATGGAAAAGATATGTGTGCTGGTTCATATTCTATTTTTAAATAACCAAGGTGATCAACATAAATTCTATATGCAGAGTTTGAGGATATAACTCTTTTTAGAACATCGAATAGAGGACCATCAGAAATATCAACATTGACATTTGCTAAAAACTTTTGAAGGATTCCTTCAGTATCAAAGGCATTTTTTACCATTTGTATGAAATCTAAGCTGATGTAGTGAATAGGTGTAAAGATTGAAAGCTCGTCAAACTGAGCGTCATAAGAAGGTGCAACAACATTTCCTTGATTTATTAGTATGTTTTGTGTACCAGCGTTGTAAAAGGTATCAAATCCTCTAGAGGAAATCACAGAAGTTAAAAAAGTTTCTCTATCTAGTTCTAAAATATTTATTTTTTGTGGCGCAAAGGAGTTCATTATTTTTAGCACAGCTTCTACGGGTGTTAAAATTTTTACTGAATAGTTTTCTAGTGGCTGTGCAGCAAATTTTATTGAAGTATAGTCAGCGTAAACTTCATGATTTCTTAGAGGATGACTAAAATCTCTTCCTTTTATCGAGATAGTTATATCAGAGGAGTTTTCGTTTATTGATACACTTCTTGAAATGTCTGTTATATGTCCACGAAAGACTAGACTAAGCGCATCACCAGAATTATTAATAGTTAATTCTTCCTGAATATCGCTAATTTCTATTTCTTCTGTGTTTGATTCTGTATTGTAAAAGTCTTTTACGAATATCGATAGAAGGCTATGTATACCTAACAAGTAATCTTCAAGACTGAACAAGTTGTTTCCCAAGATATTGTTTATAAAATTAATACCAAACTCCAGCTCTTCCTGACTTTCAGACCCCAAAACTTTGTTTGCATATTCGTAGAGGAAATTGTCAATAACTATGGCATTTAGTATTGTTTTAAATTTTCTTTCTTCTTCTACCTTGGAATTCCTAGAAAAGCAAAGACCTGGAGAAACGCCTAAAGATTCATTTAACTTTAGCCGTAAAGTTTCAAAAGCGGTCCATGAAATTAACTTGCTCAAAACAGAATTTGCTTTATAGTAAGATTCAATACAAGATTTAATCTGCTTTCTAGCGTTCCTATCCTTAAAGTAGTACTCAAAAATCGTTCTTCCAAACAAATTTATAAAGTTTTCTATGTCCTCTGTTTCTGCGTTATTCAATTCTTGTTGATAAATTTTATTTCTAAATTCGGAATTAAGAGAAAACAGATGAATGTTTAACGCCTTGAAGAATCTATTAATTATGAGAGGATAGCTAAATTTTCTGTAGTAAAACAGCATGTTTTTTAAGTCTTTGCTCTTTAAAACATCGTCTACAAACTTCAATTCATTTTTTTGATATACCGAGAGAAACCAAAATTTTGTTCTTTTTGTCTGCTAATTGAGCTGCTTCAGCTTGTTTTGTCCTTCCAGGATTTTTACCGATATACAGAGGAAGTAAATCGTTTGAAAGATTTTCTTTTATATTCACCAAATAGATTGAAACAGTATCCAGTTCTCTTATAAATTGAGATATAACATTGTAGTTTGTTATGTAACCAACTCTTAACTTGTCATTGCCAACCAAAACCTTTTCTAAAAAGGGAAATTGGTCTATAGGAAAGTTTTCTAGTCTAGTTGATGTTGATTCCAGTATTTTCTTTATCCTGTCTGGAAGTTCTCTATCCGATAAAAATAGCAGGTTGTTTGCTGTAAACGAAATATTAAAATTTCCACCCTCTTTGGAAAACGATGTATTAACGCTAAGAATGTTTAGCGGTATTATTTTGTAATAACCAGAATACTTGCTCTGAAGAGGAGAAAATTTCAGTAGCTCATAGTTTTTAGCACCGCTGCTAAAAACGATATTTTCTCCTTCGCCTCTATAATCTTCTCTAGAAGGCCACAGAGATTCAATTACTACAACTGCATATGTTTTAAAGGTTTCTGAACTAAACATATCTTTCATTGTGTATTTCTAAGACTGTACCAGTAATTTCTATGTTTAAGTATGTGTTTTCAGATGAAGTTCTTGAGTAAGAAACATTTGTTGGTAGAAGACGGTAGAAAGGTGTTTTGTTATATTGCAAAGTTAGAAAGATGTCAGCTTGAGATACTTTTACATTTCCAAATATATCATAAAGAATCAATCTACCAGGTTTATTGTTTGAAATATGTTTTATTACAATATCGAAAAATTGTTTTGTCTTTATATGAACACTACCAAAGATTACAGCCTTTAATGTCATTGAAAATCTAGGAAAGTTTTCTGTAAACACAGAAACAAATTTTCCTTCTTGGGAAACTTTTTGTGCGCTTATTATTGTCCTAGGAAGCTCAAACTTTTCTAATACCAAATATCTTCCAACTGAAATTGGTAAATATACAGCTATTTCATTATTTTCAAAGTTGTTAAAATCTGTTTCATTCATTAAAAGAACATCTAGTCCACGATATCTGTAAACTATTTCTGGCTCTATGTTGTTTCCATACTCTCTTAAGAATTTCGCATATACATCACGGTAAGGAATGTTAATAAAACCATTTGTGTAGTACGGTTCCCAATAAAGTATAAAAGCTTGTGTAACATCTTTAGCAGCAAGCTTAGTATTGTTAAATTCTTTTAGCGATGCTCTTTCTTTTATTGATACTTGTTCAGGGGTGAAAGACAACTGCCTTTCCTCAGGCCTTGAAGTGCCTGGTATAGGAGGGCTAAATACTAACTTAGGAGATGAGGAACTTAAGGTATTCATCTGCTAGACTTCCTCCTACAATACTAACAAGTTCTTGGTAAAAAATATTATTTTGAGAAAAAATTTCAGATAACTTGCCTCTATAGAATGAATCAAACTCTTGATTGAAGCTTTGATAAAGCTCTTCTAACTTTAGCTGTTTTATTGTAGCTCCTCTTAATGCACTTGTATAAGCGTCATAAAAGTTTAAGTCAGCTGTTTTATTAGGCAAAATTGAATCTTCTATATAAAAAGCATCTGATGTCAAAGAAAGAAGATAACTTCTTAAAGCATCATTTGTGTCTGGTGCTATGGTTTTATAAAAAGCCCTTCTTATTTTTTCAAAGAAGGATTTAATCTCTACTTCACTACTGCTAGAACACTCTGTTTTTAATATTGAAAACGAAAAAAACTTGTTTACCTTTGTAAGGGTGTAAGACATGTATATTCTTAGGCCATCATACAAAACAGATTTGTAAAACATGTATAAAAACTTATAAAGCGTGTCCCAAAGTTCTGGTTTAAGAGAAAAAACATCATCGTTATATACTGGATAAAAAAATCTCCTTGTTTCCTCAATTACTCCTTGTGTAATTTTGGAACTTTTAAAGTATTTGTTTTCTAATTCGTCCAAGGAATATGCTAAATCTACTAAAGTTTTCGAAGTATTTGAAAGAAATTCAAATAGTGAGATAAGCCCCTTTTCGTTATAAAGAGAAATCGGTAATACACCAAAATATTTGTTCAATCCATAAAGATAGTATTTGTTACTCATTTCTTCAACATTGTTTGCTTCTGGAGAAATCACAATGGGAAATGTTTTATTGTTATCGATTAATACATTGCTAATTTTCATCTTCTTGCTCCTCCAGAGAAGCGAAGTAATTAGGTAGATTTTCAAATAGCTTCTTTATTAAGTGCTTATCGTCAATCATTCCTTCTGCGCTAACATTTATTTCTTTTGTAGAAGAAACAACAATTCCGTATGAAATTCTAAAATTTATTTGTTCATTATTTCCATGAAAGATCATTGTTGGAGTCCTATTACAATCTCTGATTGTTGGGTATTCTCTATTTATTATGTTGTAAACTGCTAAATTTCCATCAGGAAAATCAGAATTAAGTATATTTACTGCACCTCTAAAATCAATAGAGGGGAAAAATCTGTTTATAAAGTCTATATAGATCGTGTTCATAGTTACTATGCGTTAGGAGCAAAAGAGAAAGAAAGAAATACTCGTCTTGTTGGAGCATCTACGCTTATGTATCTAAACAAGATGAAGGGCAAAAATGATTGAGGGTTAAATGAAGAAGTATTACTAGCTTGAGGCTTTAATACTATTGGCGTGTTGTCATCTTTTACAGATACAATACTAGTTTGGCCGTAGTTTATAGTGTTTTGTAGTGCCTGAACAATATTTCCTGGAGTTAGTATAACATCGTCCATGTAGTCGTTGGAATTTGCGCTTTTTAGAGCAGTTATTCTGTATTTTATGTTTTGGTTAAAGAATCCCAATTCGTTAGTATAAGAAGGTAGCGTAGTAAACATCTTTCTATCACCAGTACCAGCTGTTGCTTCTATATATGGATCGGAATTATTAGTTGGTGTTTTAGGTTTTGGTGAAGCAATAAAAATTCCGTAATCTGGTGTACACCTAGAAGTATCTACTGAAAATATCGGGCTAGATAAGTAGTAGTCAGCCTCATTGCCTCCTTGGGGTACTACGCTTCTGTTTACGAAGTATAAAACAATAAAGTCTATGTAGTATCTTTTACCAAAAACTATATATGGTCCATATCCTTGACAAGAAACAGCGTCAGGACTAGTTAAACAAGCTGCTGATCCTACAGTCAACAAAGTGTTATTGTGTCTTGTAATGTTCTCTAGGTACCTTATTTTGTAAGATGTTGTGTCTTTAAAACCTAGTAGAGAAATGTTGACCTCTTTTGACGGATCAACTGGTCCAACTCCATTTAAAGAATTTATGTAGGCCCATTCAAACTGAGGGTTTGCTGTTGTATTGACATTGATAATTATTGATCCCATTGGATCGATTAGCGTATTTTGTGGATAATGTAGCTTAAAAGTTCTTTCGGCCATAGCTACATTTTAGTATAACTTTTTCAAAAGGTGTTTGTCAAAATAATTTTTATATTTGTTGTATTTTGAGAAACTTTGTTGTTAAAGTTTCCAGAAAGTAAGAACTTCAAGAAATCATAGACGAATGTGTTTGCAATTGCATCAATTTGATTGTTACCTCCACTAGAAATGAAGTAGTTATTGTCAATGAATAGCCCATTTACCTTTGTGTATAGATTAATTAGGTTTACAGAAAGGTCTAGCGTAAGAAATCTTGGAACCAACTTTTTATCATCATTAACAATGTAGTTTCTTTTGCTAACTTTTAAAATAAGTTTGTTTCCTTTTATTTCTGTGGAAAATATAGAGAATGGCAAGAATATGTAATATTCGTTAAGAGAGGAGTTAGCTAAGACGACATTTTTACCATGAAAGTTTTCATCATTTCCGCTTCCTGGATATAAAATAACAGTATTTTGACTATATAAAGCTTGCCTTGTTCCAGAGGATAAAGAAGAAAGCTCTATGGAAATTGTGTAGTATTCTATACCTTCTTCGACATTTGTATTAGTTGCACCGTAGGCACTTAGTCTATTTAACAGGTCTATGTAAAACTCTTCTCTACCGAATAAAGATGAATACAAAGACAATAAAATAGCTTTATTTGACACAGTATTTATAGAAACTGTGGAATCATTTATAAATTTGTTTGGGTTGAGGTTAGTTCTTACAGAAAATAGCTGTTCAGAAAGCTTTATATAATAGTCGTAAAAAACTTCAAGATATTTAATTATCGATGATCCAGAAGGAATGATGTTTTTTCCAGATAAATGATATAAGTAAACCACGAAGAACAAGGATAATATGAAATCTATATCTAGAGAGTCTTGTTCAACTATGCTTAGACTACTTAGAAAGTATGAAAAATCTAAAAATGTTTGAATGTAGGAATCTAAAGTATTTTTTAATGACGAAACTTCTGAAGGGATTGAACTTATGTAACCCTTTTGCAAAAGCGAATTTACAAAATCTACAAAGAAAATTGATTCTAAGTAGAAAATTGAGAACCAAAGTTTTTGTCTTTCTTCTGATAGTAAGTTTCCAGAGAAGGTTGTATAGTTTACTATAGTTTCTCTAACTGTAGAAAGTGTAGCCAAGTGTTGAAGAATTCTCTCTAAAAAAGCTAGATAGCGCTTTTATGTTTTGTGAAGTATTTATTGGAAAGAAGCCTGAATTTGCAATATAAGGTTTTAACATTTCAGCAAATACTAGGTTCGAAACTTCTTTTAAATAGTTTTCTGTATTAATTGATGTGTTTTCGTAGGTTCCAACTAGCGTATTTAGTGTGTTGATGAACTTTAAATAAGGAAATTTCGAAGTTGTATTTACTTCTATCCTATAATCTGATAAAAAGTTTTTTTCGTAGTTTAAAATAAACGAATCTAAAGATCCATCATCAAGAACCATAATAGAGTTTGTTGCGAGGTTTATATATAGAAAATCTTTTGGATAGAAAACTTCGTTAATCAAAGCATTTTTGTCTATTGCTAAGAAGCTTCGTTCTCTTCCGTAAGTTTCATAAAACTTTGACAAGGAAACATTATTTATTGTTTCTAAAGCACCAGAATAAGACTTTGAAAAATCATACAATATCTTTTCGTACCCGTAGAATTTATTTCTTATTAGCGATGACTGGGCTTCTTCTGTGCTTCTATAAATTTTCATTTTTATTGAGTATGAACTATTTGCGCCCAACTTATAAGGAACAAGAATAAACTTTCTTCGTAAAATGTCGGAATTTTCAAAGTTTACAATTAAATCGTAATCAGATGAAAAGATTACTCCAACAACACTATATCCATCAAACGCTCTTTTGTCGTTAATAACGAGAAGGTTTTCTGAGTTTTGGATTGAAACTTCTAATGTTAATGGGGAGAAGTCATTTTCCAAAGTTATGGAAGGAGAAATATTGAACATTAATAACGATGTATTCGGATATATATAATCTAAACTTTGTGGCTCAGTAGTTTCAATCAAAAGTTCAAGTTCTTGATAAGGATTATCTTCATCAATTATGCTAAAAATTGGCAAATGAACTTCTTTCGTGTCTACTCCCTCAAAAGTTCCTAGTTGGGTGTTTATCTTTAGCTTATACATCGTTTGATAGAACTTTTATTTTCAGGTTTGTAGTTCCTGTAAAGTTCAAAATAATATTGATTGATCCATCAAAATTCATGTTTGTTATTGTGTATTTGGGGGATTCTGGAGGTGTAATATCAGATATACTTCCCAAATAAATATCTAAATCTGTACCGTTGTTTATAAGAAACACCTTAAAAATACCTAAACCGCTAGTACCTATGTTCTTAGAAAACCCAGTTATTGCGTTATTTGAACTGTCGTATCCAGCTAAATCTCCCGTAGATGCATCATAGGAAAGCTTTAATATGTAGTTGTACGATTGATTGTAAATATCATAACCATTAATAAATAGTTCTATTTCAAAATTCTCTCCTAAAGATGTAGCAAAAATCAATGCATCTTTTATCCCTGATTCGTAGATTATAGCAGAAGAATTTATTGTGTCTAGTAAGTAATAATCATAAAATTCATCTATTGCTGTATGTCTATCAGATTCTGTTGCTGGGAAGTTGTTTATACCCTTGTTAAATAGTTTCAGCTTTCTATAAAATTTAAAAAAACCAGATTTTACGCTTGAAAATTGAAGCTGAATGTTTGAGGGGTCAGAAACATCTATTGAAAGTGGAGAAAAAACTGTATAAGAAGACTGATAGTTTGTAAGAATTTCTACTTTTATATTCTCTGATATAGCAGAGAAAAGCTTTTGAACATCTGATGGAGAAGTGTAGTCATTTGTATTTGTATCAAATGACAGATCAAATGTAACTCCTTGGAAAGTTGGACTAGAAATTAAATCACAAGAGATGTTATCGGAAGATGGGTTTGATGCGTTTGGAGGAAATAGTGTACAGAAGTAACTCACATCAAAGGCGTTGTCAAATAGGCCAACTTTATCAATTTTTACATTGAAACCATTTATGGAATGCGGCCAATAAAATTGTACTGGAGAGAAGACTTCTAAGTTATACATTCCAAACCTAGATAAAACTAACTTGGGATTGTTTGTAAACACCTTTACTGGTTTTTCTTGTTCGTAAATGTACTTTATTGTGTTTTCTATTTGATTAATAATTTCCTCTAAAGAAACGGTTGTTGTGGAAGAATATGTTGAATCCGTCCAAACATTGAAACTTTCTTCTATTTGAAGAGCAACATCAACATAAGGAAGAAGTTTGGCAACAAGTTGGGGTAATTGAGAGTAGAGAACAGTTTCATCTAATATGGTAGAGCTGTTTAGCACGATTAGAACAGTTAGTTTAGGGAGTTTATCTAGGCTATTAGAATAAGACAGGGTGTTAAGAATCTCTTTTATTTTTTCAATTAGTGTAATGTTTGAAGAGTTAACTAGATTTATATACCTGTATAAAAGAAACACTTCTCCTATGTTGTTTTCTTTTAGCGAATTTAAAAGGTTTACAATGTCGGGAGCAGGTTGCAACTCAATGAAGTTTCTTATTGTTTTATCTAGGTCCAATACCTTTAGTTTTCCTATGTCTAGGAATAATTTCTCTTTAACTCCAAATTGAGAAACAAAACTTAAAAAGTTTATATTTGTGTTTATTTCGCTAATAGTATTTAAATAATCGTTATAGTCAAAATATCCTACTTTGTTCTGTAAGCTTTGCAAGTCGGATTGAATTTGAGGAATTTGACCAATGTTATTTTGTAGAGAATTTATATCGCTTTCAACTGTATTAAGTCTTGTAAGTATTGAATCTGTTCCTACTGGAGAGGAGGGAGGAGGAGAGTAGCCATAAATTTCTGTGCTTATTACATTTATATAATTACCATAGTCAGAAACAACTTCAAGGTTACTAACTTTAGCTTCTAAATTAGACAATCTATCCAAAATTGGCTGGTTTCCAGAGGAAGAGGAAACTACTGTTCCATAAATTTCTTGAAAGAAAATAGATTGATTAGTTTGAATAGAATTGATGGATGTTTGTAGATTGTTAACATTTGTTTGAAGAGAGGTAATAACTGGTAAGGTACTTATAGCATTGTTAAGCTCAGTAGTCGTATAAGCTATACCAGACCAAAGAACTTTGTTTTGTGTATTTAAATATTGTTGAGAAAAACTTTTTAGTTTTTGCCAATACGAGTTATTAGATAAAACAAAGCTGAAATTATCTACATCAGCGACAACACTAACATCTATAGATGTTGCTTTTAATCCCGAAGAAGTAAAGTGCGTGTTTCTCCAAGTGTATAGATTTTTTAATGTATAGATATTTGCAATATCTTTAAAGTTTGTTCCGCCAATAACATTTTTTAATATCGTTCTTATTACATTTAAATCGTCTTGTATGTTTAAAGGAGAAAAAGTGGTTAAATCTACAGAATCATTCGTTGTTTCGGAGGTATAAACTTCTACTTGTTTTAAATGCTCTATAGCCATAGTCTATTTTTTAGTATATCTCAAAGTAGATAATTGCGTAATCAAAAACTACAAAATAATTTGTTGAAGAAGCAGAAAATTCCAAATAGTAAATTGGAGCCACATCGTTGTTTGAATCAAAGTTGTAAGACATTAGACTTGTTTGACTAAACAGGTTGCTGTTTCCATATTGATACACTTGAGAAGTAGAGGTTGACAAAGAGGAGCCCAAAGTTACTGTGTTCTTTATCGTGATTCCATCTCTAAGAGAAAGCTTTAAATCAAAAGGTATATCGACTTGACCATCATTTATGTCATATACATAAACTCTTAATTTTAAATGTATAGCTTTTATTGAAGTTACTCTATTATTTTCTGTTAAAACAGGTAATATCGGAATATTAATTGTCGTATTTGTACCAGAAGAAAATTCTGACCTGTTTATGTTTATTGTTCTCCATTTTGGAGGAGGATTAATTTGTTGAGCTAAATTTATTAGGTTTTGGTAAGGAACTTGTATATCACTAGATGGTGAAAAGTTTGTGCTATTTCCTGTGTTTAAGGTTACAGATCCAATGTAGGTATATTGCGGATCACTTATTGTTGTTTCTGAAAGCAAAAAGTATGGCATTATCTCATATACATAAGGTTCGGAGATTATGTTTGAAGAAGAATCATAATATGTTGTTCCGTAGAAGGGGACATGTGTGTTTTTGGCGTAAATGAAAACTGTTTTTGGTTTTGAGTTTACTGGTATTGAACTTCCAAATGTTCCGTAGAACGATATGTTGTTTAAATAATCTATGTTCGGATAAACCTTTATTGGAGGCGAGTAGTAGTAGTTAATTACGAAAACTTTGCTTTGAGGACTAGGTAGGTAAGAAGTATTCACTTGTATTTTTCCATAAGATGTGTTTATTGTGTAAATATTTGTTGCGAGTTGTGCGTTTAGATTAGATAAGTTTATAAAAGTTCCATTTTGTTCGTCTAATGCTAAAACAATTGCAGAAGAGTTTGTATCTACAAGAAGATTTTCTACATTCAAGTTGTACTGGTTTATGAAAGTTTCACTTACTGTTGTTATTGTTGGTGGAGCATTTTCTATGAAATAGAATTCTACATTATCGCTGTCGTTTAAAGTGAACTCAGAAAAGTTTATAATGACAACATTTGGCTTGTCTGCAGAAGTTAAGTAATATAATCCATTGTTATAAATTGGAAGATTTTTGGGTATATGGTAATATGTTTCTAGCCCTAAAGACGAAACCTTTAATACAAGATATTTATTCGTGCTTACAGTATTTAAAAATCCAAAATCTAGGTAGCAGTTTAAATTATCATCACAAAAGTCTTGTTTAAATTCTAAGAATGTTGTACCTGTAACAACCTTTGTATTAAACTTTCCATTTTTATCCTTTGGTAATGGATAAATATAACCGCCACGAATTCTAGAGAAGCTTATTTTTGAGTATTCAGAATCTTTGGAAATTGAAAAATCACTACTAAATTGAGGAGTACCATTTACATAAAGAACAGGTATGTTTTCTTTGCTGTAACCAATAACAGTATTTACTGGAAACGAACCATAAGGAATTCTAACAGGATTTTCAGTAGAACCGTTTAGAGGATTTTTTTCGTCAAAAATTATGCTGTAAAAATTTAAATCTCCACCAACCGACTCAGAAAAACCGTTGTCGTCTAAAAAGGTAAAAGTTTCACCTGATTTTATTCTAAAATTCAAATATTCTGTAGTTCCTATAGTTTGAACATCAAAAGAAACAACCTGATTTATGTCTTTTTCAGAATAATATCCTTTGCCAAAAGTGTTGCTTATTAGCTTCAATATGAAGGATGTGTTCTCTTCACTTAAAGAACTTAAGTCAGAAAATCTTATAAACTTTGCGAAGCTAGGTTTAAACTTCTTCATTGCTCACTCCTTACAGCTACATTATACTTTGCTATAAAGTCTTTATTAAGTTGGCTAGATGTTTGTAAACGAATAAGACTATCTGAATATTGTATTTCGTCCAAGTCTTTGTATTCTATGTATTGCACATCGTTTAGTAAGAAATACAAAATCTTGAATTCGTAAGAATTGCTAGAACAATATCCGTAATCAGATATTTTGTTTTCGCACAACTCTATATCGTTTGTTGACCTTACAGGTAGTGTCATGAGTTTTATCTTAAAGTAGTTTGCGTAAATTTCGTCCAAATCAAAAATGGGTATAGCTATTCTACTTTGCACTCCAGATGCATCTAAGTCGCCATTTCTAGATATTTCTTTCAAACAAATGTCTGCAGATATGTTTTTACATCTAGCTTTTATTGCATTTCTTATACTTGGATGAAGAATTTCTTCTCCACTAAGGACTCTAGAAATAACTTTTTTTAGAGGGTATCTAGGAGCCTGTATGTTTAGGTTAGAAGAATAACTGTTGTTAGTTATATACGATTTGTAGTTTATGTTTTTGTCGTAGATATATAGAGCTATTTTTCCTTCTGAAACGATGTTTAAATAATCACTATAAGTAAATTCAGAAGTTCCATTGCAAAAGTCAGGTAGTGTTGTGAAATATGTGTGGCTTTCGTAGTAGTTTAAACAGACAAACTTTTTGATGCTATCTTTATACAGCTCAAAAAGTTCACGATTTAAAGATAAACCAAACATTGGATTAGCAAACGAAGAGTTTTGACCACTTAAAAACTCCCAAAATTTCTCATAGGAGAAGGAATCGCCAATATTTAACTCAGAGAATGAATCTCTGAATTTTAGTCTAATACTTTCAATATCGTTTTTTGTGATAGACTGTTTGCTATCAACAAGAAGGTTTATGTAAACAGTCTTTGGAAATCTTATGTTTATTATAGAACCAGCAGGCTTAACTTCGTCTACAATTTCTTGAGAGAGTAAAACAAGTGAATTGCTTATTGTTTGAGTGTCTGAATAAATGTAAACATCTATTACTCCGGGGTTGGGAGAACTAATAGCCTTTACTTTTGCACCTTGTATTATTTGAGAGAGGGCGTTTTCAATTGAGGAAATTGTTCCCTTAGATAAAGAATTTAAGAAATTCCAATATCTGTTTCTGTATTCTTCGTCTGTTTCTTCTGAAGATCCTCCTTTGATTTCTGAGGATTCTCCTAGAATAAGAAGGGTGTCTTCATAAGAAGATACCGAATCTAAATCAACAAAAGTTTCATCTGTCAAAAGCGTGTACTCAAAATTGTTGCTTAGAGAAAATTTTGCTGTGCCAAATTGTAAAACAACATCTATTGATGAGGGTAGCAAATTTTTTTCTTTTCCAAAGTCCTCCGAAATTATAGGTAGAACTATGTACTTTATCCTCTTTGTTGGGTTTTGAAGAAAGTTTGCCTTTATGGTTTCAGCAAAAATCTCAGCTATTCTTTGCTTTCCCGTGTTTGGATTTATCTCATAGTAGAAATCGTCCTCATATTGAAGAGATAATTTAATTGGAGGCAATAGAAGATAGTTAAAAATCCCATATGCTGTTGAAATGCTGAATTTAGCGGAAAGTGGGGGAGAAAAAATTAGGTTATTTTTTACATCGTATTTTGAAAAAATAGTGTTAGACAACAAATCTATACTTTGTATGGAATCAAAATTGAAACCTATTGGACTAAGAACAACATAACCAAAGGCTCTTCTTCCTCTTATCCTTTCAAGTTTAGAAAATCCATAAATCAATTGGTCTAAGTATTCACCTGTGGCTGTGTGTATGTATGAATTTTGCTTTACTTCGTCTATTAGCGCATAAACATCTTCAATTGCACTAGCAACAGAGTAAAATATAGACCTTATTACACTACCAGGTTTTATTGCATTGATTTTGTTTTGTATTGCTAAAAATGTATTTTCTAAAAAGTTTAATATCTCAAACTTTGTTTTCATCGCTTTTATTTTAAGTTTTCAAAAACAATATTTTTTGTAAGGACTGCCTGTATCAACATTTTCTGTTCTTAATCTAAGCGCTCCTTCTTCAAACGCTAGTTTTGCGTTTATATAATTTTCACTAAATGTTGAGTTAATTGTAAACGCTGGGTGATTCAAATCAAACAGAAACTTTACAATATTTAAAATGTTCCCCTTTATAAAGATAAGTGATATATATTCACCACCATAAAGGTAGTTAATAGTAAATCCAGAACAAATGTCAGAAGAATAAGATGAACAAAAATCTGAATGTGTTAAAAAACTATTTGCGCTAATTTTGAAAAAAAGAAATTTGGGAGTTGTAACACTTTGCAAAGTTTCTCTACTAAGAAAAATTTTTGTTTGTCCAGAAACCTCTTCCTTCACTACGCCGATATCATAATAATTAACATTGTTAGTATCAAAGATATGACCAGATAATGTTGTAGTTAATGGGTTTGCTTGCGAAAGACTTATTTGAATCATGATAGTCCACTAATTTGTTTTTCTGCTCCTCCTCTTTTTAGTGCTTTGCGAGGTTTCAGACTTTTGAGAACTATCTTTTGTTTCTTTTTCAGGTTCATCTTCTTTTACTGTTTCTTTTACCGCTTCTTCTTTAGCGCTATTTTCTTCTGTGCTAACCTGAGATGTAGGAGTATCTTCCTTTTGAGGTTCTTCTGGGCTTTCTTTTTGTGGTTGGACTGCTACAGTATCTTCAACAACTTTTGTTTCGTAGCTGGACAAAATTCCAATTTTCTTTAGGTGTTCCAAAAGTTCAGCAGCTTCTTTTTCTCCCATATTTCTCATTGGCAGTTCAACAAATTGCTCTTCTCCTTCAGTAACCAATCTATAAACCATGCCCTTGTAAGCAACCCTTAAGCTTGTTCTTGGCCTAAATCTTACCTTTACCTTTTTCATAAATCTTCCCCTTTTTAATTCTATCACAAAAGTCCTTGATCCTTTAAAAATTTCCTAAATAAAGTGTTCCAATCTTTCATGGCATATTCTCCGTATTCAGCTTTCATTAAATAATAAAAGGTTCTTAAATTTTGTATATCTTTAATTGTTTTGTTGGTTTCTCTATAAACTGACATCTTATTTTGATACCATGTTTTAAGTGTCTGCACACTTATATTGTAAAACAAAAAGTGAAAAAACAAAGATTGCTAGATAAAATGAAATTATGCTAATAGTACTAGGAACATTCATGGTTTGGGCTACGGCATTTTATTTGGCAGGATTAAAAGAGTGGGCAATTTTCACTCTTCTGGTTCTCATAGCTTTAGGAGTAGGAGAATACATTTCTATAAGGCTAACTGGAATCACGCTTTCTGAAAGGTTTTATAGGAAATCTAAAACAAAACCTTGGGTTGCGCACATTTTGGCGCTATTAATGGTTTTGGGATTATTAGCTATCATCTATCACCTGTACACTCTAATATAGAATTATGCTTACAGAAAAAGTAAAACAAGACATATTTCAAATACTTTTAGACAAGGTAGAGGGCGTTTTAATGCCCGAAATTACACCTGAAGTTCAACAATATTTAGAAAGAGAGATAGAAAGGTCTGCACAATATATAGAAAACAGATTGAGAACTTCTCTAACACCAGCTAGATTTACTAATCTTCCAAAAACACCTAGAGAAGCTTACGAAAACAGGGCCAAATACAAGGATGCTATAAATGAAAACTTTTATCAGTTTCCCAAGTGGGAAGATTTAACGGCGGCGCAAAAAAATCTTTATGGAAATAATCCTAGTTTTTATGTTCCTGGATCTCTGCCTTTTGATCTCTTAACAAATGACCAATTAAACCAATGGGTTTCAAACATTCGTGTTGCTCCAAATAAAATTGGCGATGCCGAAAGACAAGACGGAAAAGGAACACCACTAATCATTACCTATTACGCTCCAATAATAACTGTTTACTCTCTAGCCTTAGCGTTTACAGCTCCTCCAGGGTACGAAGGAAAAAATTTATTCTTTAGGTTGTATAAACCAAATGAATTCTACTTCTACAGAACCGGAGAAATACACATATTTCCTGCTGTAATGGCTAGAATTCTATCGCAAACAACTTCTCAAGACCCACTTTGGGGTTCGCAATATGGTCCAATTGCACCTAGAATTCCTCAAGTTATAGTAATTGATTACGAATTTGGTTACACAGATCCGCCCTATGATTTGCTAGAAGCAGTAGCAATAAGAACTGCAATGCAATTCATATTAGCTATATCTGCAAATTTAACAGCAGGACTTAGATCTTTTGGCATAGAAGGCTTCAATGCTTCCTTTGGTAACAATGGCCTTCTTTATGAAAATCTATATAACGAATACAAAGAAAGATTAAGAGAACTACTATCTCCTTATTACAGACCAGTAATGACTGCTTGGTAAAGCTATGGAGCAAAGAGTTTATTTTCCAATAAATTGTTCTTTATCGCCAATAACCATAACTACAAACTATGGCGAACCTTACCCTAATCAAAAATTTTTTACGCAACAAGAACAAAAAATTTTGTTTGACATAACTTCTTTAATACAATCTTATGAATTGAACTATTCTTCCTTTAAACAGAATTATCCAAATTTACCACAAGATTTGGCCTCTATAAAAAATAGAATTCTTCTTTTGGAATTCATAGTCAACACAAATCCACAAAAACTAAACTTCTCTAGAGGGAAGATTTTATCAGATAGAGCAAAGTTGATTGACAAGTCAAATTTTAAATACATTTCATTTCATCCAGGCGTTGATATAAATTATGGTTCAGGAAATCAAGATTTAGGACTTCCTGTATATGCAGTAACCGATGGCGTTGTAATCAACGCTAGTAGACAATTTTGTAGCGCATCTTGTGATTGTTCTGGTTTTGTAGCAATAGAACATAGATGTCAAAATAAAATTTTTTATGCGCTTTATGGTCATGTCGTTCCAGAAGTAAGCATTGGAAAAAAAGTCAAGGCGGGAGAAAGAATAGCTTCAATAGGAGAATACAAATGCAATAGTACATCTCACCTTCACTTTGAAACCACGCTAAAAAATATTTACTCAAATTTTCCCAAAAACTATCCAAGAAACATGTACAAAGATAAAGGACTAAATTTAGCTTATATAGCAGCAATTCTGTACGACACACTAAAAAACACAACATCCTTAACGCAATACTGCATAGACTATAAGTATTACATATCCTCCTTCATGGATCCAAGTGAGCCCTGGAATTTTTTCGGAAAAAATAATCCATATACTCAAGCTACCTCAGATGAAATCTTTTATGGAGGCTCTTACGCAAAGTATTATGGTTACATTGAGCCTCTAAATTTTCTAAAGAGTTTTGGTCAAAATAAGGTATATAGTCCAGTAACACAAAGCTTGTGTCCTAGCTTTAACACTAAAAGAAGCTCAACGCCAATGCAAATTTGTTTCTCTGTGCAATAATAAAATAAAAGATTATGTTTTCAAGCAATCTTATTTTCCCACTAAAGATAAGAAACTCAGAAAGAAAAAATTCGCTAGGCGGCTACCTAGCAGAAGAAACCTACAAACTAACTTTTACTTTCAACGAATTGGATTCAATTTTGGGAAATTTTCAATATAGATTTTTCTATTTTGTCAACGAATTAGAAAGCGAATTTTATGTGTACAAAATTAAAATAAGCCAATATATTGATTACAAATTTCACCAAGACAAATTTGATTTATACCTGCTAAAAAACATCAAATCAGAAGTTGTTATTACAAGCTTTTTTGGCAAAAATAAAACACATTTATCTTATACGCCTTATGGAGAAATATTAGAGTTTCAAGGAAAAAACATAGAAGACTTCATAGCGTTTAAAGGAAACGCAATAGAAATAAGAGAAACTTTGTATTATCAAGACTTCTATCCTTTTGCAATAAAAGTAAGTTTAGTTGGCGCAATAGAAAGAGTATTTAATTTGCCAATAATACTAAATATCAAAGCTTATCTAGCATAATAAAAAGAAGAAGAATATGCCTGAAGACAGAGATGAAAGCACAAAAGAAATCTTAGGTGAGCTAAGAAACCTAATAAAGTCTAGAGGTTCAATAGAAGAACTTCTAGGCTCAGAAACAGGAACATTTTCGCAAATTTTATCAGCAACAATAAGAGCTACAGCTAGAAACACACAACAGCTAATTGAAACTCTACAACAATTAGAATACAGCGTTTCTTCAGCTAGAAGAGCGAGAGGTCTATCAGTACCTTATGCTAGAGATTTAGGTGAACTACAAAACTTTATTTCTTCAATAAGACAACAGATAGAAAACTTAAATCTTTTATCTCAAGCTACAGGAAGAAACTTTGTTGAAGAATTATCACAACAACTTCCTAAAGCACTAAGTATAGCTTCATTAAACCTAAAAGAATTTAGAAGCGCAATAGAAAAATTTATAGCTGATTTAAAACTTCAAGACTTAAGAGCGCAAGATAAAACACTACAAGATATCGCTTTAGGTGCATTTTATAGAAGAGCGATTGAAAAGTTTCCTATAACTGTATACTATCTAGAAGCTTCAGGTGATTTAGATAGAGATTTTCTTTCTAATTATTTTGACCTAAGACAAACTGGTGCACAAAAAGCTTTTTCAGAATTTAGAAGTCTTTTTGAACTCGCAAAAACAACCAGAAATCAACTTCCTTTATCTGAAAGAATTTTTAGAAGCGAAAGAGAAGTATTTTTATCTAGAACTCTAAGCGAATTCTATAACGAATCACTAAACGCTATAAACATAGCTAGGTCAAACTTTATTGCGCAATTAAATAGAGTAAATGAAAACCTACAAAAAGCTCAATCACCAGAAGAAGTAGCAAGACTTCAAGAAGAAAGATTTAACTACCTCAAATCTCTAACACAACTATACGCAGAAGAATTAAAGATAAGAAACGAAGCAAACAAAGAACTAAGAGAACTTTTTAGCGCATTAAAAAATTTCTCATTTAGAGAATTCGATTACATTTTTTCAACAACAAGAAATCCTTTTGTAGATATATTTGCTTCTTCACTTAGACAAGGTTTCCTAATAGGCACAAATGTATTTAACGCAGTAGATAATTTGTTAGCTAGAAACTTTCCTCCTCTAAATAGAATTCCTACAACAACACCTCCTCCTACTAACAGGACTCCTACACCTGTTCCTACGAATAGACCTACTACTAGTAGAACTCCTACAAACCTTTCTAGAGGTTTAAGAGTAGGTGCAACAGGTGCTTTATTTGGCATAGGCTTAGACGCTGTTCTAAATACTTTAGAAGCTGGAGATTTAGGTGAAGGATTAAGAAGAACTTTTACTATTGAAAATATCTTAAAAACAGGTGCATCTTTCGCAGTAAGCGCTATCGCAGGAATTTTTAATCCTATACTTGGCGTAGCAGCAGGTGTAGGAACTAATTTACTTTTAGATAGACTTTTTCCTCCTAGAGAAAGAGAAGAAGTTAAACAATATATTTTTGAAGCCTCAAAAAATCTAAATCAATTTTCTATTGCTACAAACTTAGCAGCAACTTCAGTAGGTTCACTAGGTATAGCAGCTTCTTTATCTGCTAACAATATAGTAGGAAGAAACATAGCTACATCAGCAGCTAGTGTAGGCGCAGGTGTTCTAGCAGGTTCAGCAGCGTTTCTTACTGATTTCTATTTGCAGAGCGTAAATAAAGCTTATGATACTTTTTATAGTCGCTTTACACAAATAAGACTTCTTCCTCAGCAAATTCGTGAGCAGTTAGGAGGAGATGTAGCTAGTGTTTCTAGACAATTTACTTTTGGAGGAAGAGTATTTCCTGTAAATCAAGGATTTTCACCTGAAGAATATCTAGGTACATCAGCTAGATTATTTGCATCTATCGGCGGATTAAGTAGAAGTGTAGATAATTTTTCTTCTGCTTTATTAAATAGCGCTAGAGTAGCAAACTTATTTGGCACATCTATAGCTGAGGCTGTTAATCTTGTAGCTACTTCTAGAAGAGCGTTAATAGATGAAAGAAGAGCAATAAGAGGAGCTTTCTTAGTAGGAAGTGAGTATTCAGCGTTTACTAAAGCTTTTAGTGAAGCTTTGATTAACGCTTCTACTTCAATTGCTATTAGACAAGGATTGAATCCTTATGATTACTTTAATACTTTCTTAGCAGCGCAAACTGTTTTGCGCAATTTTTCAAATTATCAAATCGCTAGATTAGCTGAAAGAAATCCTGAAATAGTTCAACAAGCTGTTTCTACTTTTAACGAATTTATTAGAAGCGGCTTAAGTGGAAATCCTATAGCTTTAGGAATTGGTATTCGTGCAGGCTTAACGCCTTTAGATTTACAAAGAGGTGCTACTCCTGAAAACTTAATTCAAGTTTTAAGAAGACTTTCTATAGAAACTGGATTAGTTAGTCAGTTTACTGGAGGAAGATTTACAGCGCAAGCAGAGAATTTTTTAATTCCTATAATGCAGCAAGTCTTAGGTCTTACTAACATTTCTCCAGAAGTGTTTAGAACACTAATCGCAGCTTCTATTACTGGTGATATTACAAGAGCTAGAAGGATTGTAGAAACAGAGCTAGGAAAAGGAATGCCAACTACAAAGACACCAGATGAAGTTTTCGCTAAGCAATTAGATGTATTAAATTCTTCTTTCCAACTTCTTATTGACACTTTTAAAGAAAACTCTCAAGCAGTCGTAAGTCTAAATAAAAACATCACTACTCTAGCTGCAATCACACTAAAACTTAGTGAGCCCCTAGGAAAAGGAATAATAAATCTAACATCTGAAGCTATAGAAGGAGGAACTGATTTTCTTTACAAGTATCTCAATCTAAGCCCCGAATCAAAGAGAATCATTGATGAAATGAGAAGAAATATTGAAAACATTCCTTCAACTACTACTTCTTCTAGTGTTTCTATTGCTTCGTCTACTACTACTACAACACCTTCTTTACAAACATCTTCTGGAGTTAGAGGAACACATGTGATTATTGTAGAAGGAAGTATTTCTTCAGTTCCTTTAGAGGAGTTTATAAGAAATTTGAATATTATCAAGAAGTAGAGTGTTTTTTATTTCGCAAAATTTTTCTTCAAGATTTGTTGCGCTAACAAAAAACAAATTTTTTGCATCAAACTTAATCTTAATAAAATACCCAAAATCAAATTTACCTTTTAGCTTGTAGTAAATTTCCATACACACATCATACCACAAAAAGGTTTTGTTGTAAAATATAATTATGCCTTTAGAGATAGGAGAGGTTCAAACAAAAATAGAGAGAAGACACAAAAGCTTTCACATAGAAAGAGATTTTGCAACAGAATCTTTAAGAGTAATAATTGAATACGCTGACGGTTTTTATAAAGAAGGTAAGTGGTATACATTAGAAACGGGTAATGTAGTCATAGAAGGAGAACCTGTTTTTGTTTTAATGCAGCTCACAAAAGAAGACCTTGGTGTTGATACTTGTACTATAGGTAAGATGCTAGAGGCTGGTATCTATGGCGTTCTTGGTGGACAAATAAAGACTAATTTTAAACTGACGCTAATCATTAAAGATCAACAAGGTAATCCTGTTTTCGCTAGGTGCTCAATGCAAAGACAAGAAGGTGAAAATCTTGTTGAATACAACATTCAAGAGGGCGAAGTTATTGTAATTGAAGACATTGCTAGACTAGGAATGACACTAAAAGTTCGTGCGCCCGGTTATAAGGAATTCTCTAAATTTTATGAAGTTTTATTGGGCGAAATTGTTGAAGAGGTAGTCTTAGAGCCTGACACACAGGCTTGACAGACTTGTGAAGGTGTGCTATACTAGACTTGTGTTTGAGGGGTTAGCTCAACAGGACAGAGCAAGGGCCTTCTAAGCCCTAGGTTGCAGGTTCGAGTCCTGCACCCCTCGCCAAATAATAATCGTGGGGCGTTAGCTCAACTGGTGAGAGCAGCCGGCTCATAACCGGTAGGTTGTAGGTTCGAGTCCTACACGCCCCACCAAAATTTTTTTTGTTATACTAGTGCCATGAGAATTGTCCTACCTGACCAAATTGAAAACAAAAAAGTTCTTCAAGCGAAGAAAAGATTTGACAAAATGCTTTCTTTTGTTGAAAATTTTGAGAAAAAATTTTCTAAGGATGGCGTAGTTGTTTTTTATAAAGAAGACAAATTTCTTGTTCCATATTCTTCTCTCTATAGAAAAGCTACACATCCTCATAAGGCTAGAAAGAGCTTAGTTTATAACCTGGAAACAAAGAGGCACTATAGACTTGTAGAAAATTTTGAAGAAATTTCTTTTGAGGAGGCGTTTTTTGAATTTTTGAATAGCATGAAGTTTTTTATTCATTTGCCGCAAATTTTGCATCTTGTAGAAGAAGCAGAAAAAAATTACTCAATTGAGGCTGTTTTAGATTTGTCTAGTTTAGAGTTTTCTCTTACTTATAAAAACCAAGAAATTTGGCGATTGAAGTATTCAACGCTGAGAGATGTCTATCTCAAGAAGAAAGAAAGGTTTTCCTTTTTGGTGGAGGAGAAGAAAAGAAAAATAGATGAAAAAGAAGAAAAGATTAAAAGAAGAATTGAAAAGCAAGTAGGAGTAAAGCAAAAAGTAGAAGACTTTTTAACTAGCGCCAACTTAAAAATCTTGCCTAAAGATTACAAAATGCGTTCTAAAGTTACTCTTCTTTGTTCTTGTGGAAATGTCTTTGAATATCACCTGAATTCTCTAATTCAATACAACGTTACCTCTTGTCCTAGTTGCAGAATAAAGAAAAGCACGCTTGAAGAATTTTTTGAAAATGAAGTTTTAAAAGACATCTCTTTTCCTTATGAGTTTCGTTATAGAGATGAACTAGAATTAGACTTTTTTATTCCAGCCAAAAATCTAGCTATAGAGCTTAACGGAACTTATTGGCACTCAGAAGAAAAGAAGCCTTTTAATCATCTGCAAAAGAAAAAATTGTTATTCCTTGATAAAGGAATTGATGTTCTATTCTTCTACGAACCTATTATTTACCAAAAACTAGATATCGTCAAATCGCTAGTAAAAGCAAAGCTGGGACTTTTTGAAAGAAGAATTTTTGCTAGGAAGACAAGAATTGAAGAAGTTGACTACACTACTGCAAACGAATTTTTTGAAGAAAATCACATCTCTGGAGGTGCAAGCTTTAAGTACGCTTTTGGTTTGTATTACGATGATGAACTCGTAGCAGCAGCTTCTTTTGCAAAACCTAGATACAACGAAAACTTTTCTTGGGAGCTAATAAGATTTGCCTCAAAGAAAAACACGCTTGTTGTTGGCGCATTAGGAAAGATAATAAAACACTTCTCTCCTAAAAACTTAATCTCTTATGCTGACCTTATGTATTCTAGTGGCAAGGTTTACGAGAAACTTGGATTTAAAAGAATTGGGATAACAAAACCTGGATACTTTTATACAAAGAACAGAAGAGAGCTTTATCCTAGAGAACTTTTTCAAAAACATAAGTTAAAAGACTACTACAAAGAAAATAAATACGAAATAAATTTCTTTGACGAAAATTTATCTGAAAGCGAAATCATGAAAGCTAATGGCTATATGAAAGTTCCTACTGCTGGAAATTTTGTTTATGTTTTATCTGACCCCTTATAAAACCTTATAAAATCTTAAAACTTTTAATTTCGCCCAAAAATCAAAGATTTTAGTTTTTTGTTCTTTCAGTTTTTTATTTTGCCTATGGCAAAACCTTATGAAATTTTAAAACCTTCAATTTTGCGCAAAATTCAAAGATTTTTATTTTCACACCACCTAAAGTTTTATTTCGCCTATAGGAAAATCGATATAAGAAAATAAAACCCTCAATTTTGACCAAAAATCAAGGTTTCGCTTTTAAAATATCAATTTTTGCGTGCAGGACGATATAAAGGTCTTGTGCTATAGTGAATAAAGAGTGAACACTAATCTATCGTTTCCAATTCTAAGAGCAAGCGAAGCTTTTAAGAGAAACGCTCGAAGCGTTTACTTTATTGACAGGATTATCTTTGACATAAGTCCTATAAGAAAAAAGATACTAAGAGAGTTCGCTTTTGTTAAACAATACAAGTCTATAAAAAGGATTTCAGAGTTTGAAAGATATCGTTTTAGTACTAACTATTTAGAAACTTTTTCTAGATATTTGTTTTTTTACTTCCTGCAAAATCCTTTGCCTTTGTATAAGGCGTATAAAAAATTCATTGAAGTTGAAGAAGTTTTTGACTTCTATTACATAAAGACAAAGGAAGATTACAAGACAATAAAAAACTACATCGTGAATTCTTATTACCTAGAAGACTTAATTCTTTTTGTTGCAGACTTTAATGAGGACGCTAGGTTCGCTTATAAGTACTACAAAGAAATAAACGCTTTCGTTATTAGCAATGAGATAAAAAGAAACACAAAAAAATTCTTAATCTCATTAAACACAAAAAGAGTATTATTTCACTCAAGACACTATTGGGCCAAGAAATTTTTCTAGCAGCTCTTTTGTAATCTCATCGTAGAAGTCATTTTTGTTGTCATCATCTTCTTTTGGTGCCTCCTCTAAAACAAAAATTTCTGGCCTTAGAATATACGCATAAAGCATTCCTACAGCGTCATTAAAGTCTACATAAAACCTTTTTTTATTTTGCGTCAGTTCACTTGTGTTTGCTTCGTATACAATTTTTCCTTCTTTTAACAAAGTTTTTAATGCTTCTTCAATGTCCTTATCTGAAGGTTTATTAATACCAGTAAGAACTTGCTTCCAACCAGGAACAAAGTAGTTGCTTCTTTTTGAGTTTACAAAAAAAGCTTCAATGTTGCTTGACACTACAGTCAACAGATTAATGCCTTCGCTTAAAAGTTTATTTTTTGCGTGTTCATTTAGCATTACAAAAGCTTTGTATTCTGAATGCGATACCTTTAATTTTGTCTTTTTTGTGCTCTTAAATTTTTTTTCTAAAATCACAAAATCAAACTCCTCGCTTAAAACATTCTTCTCTAAAAACTCATTTAGCTTTTTAATTTTCTCTTTTATGTTTTCCTCTTCAATGTAAGTATATTTGTAGTCCTTAATTCTCAGAATATCGTCATCAATCACTCCTTTTACTGCAACCTGCCTTCTTGAGCCTAGGTCCAATGCGCAAACCTTTAGCACGAAAGACACCTCCCCTCATTGCATTCCTCATCATAGCAAGCGATTGACAGCCTGTCAAGCTCATGCTATTATGCCTTACATGAGGGTTGAGCGTTTACTTAGGTTAATGAATATTTTATTGGAAAGAGAAACGAATACACCAAAAGGCAAAGTAAAGATGTATTGTGTTGGTATTAGTAAAAAGGAAATTTTAATTGGCGAAAATAAATACATCGTTAGCAAACAAGTTAAATACGATTATCCTAATTTTGCAGCGCTTCACGCTGAGTTAGACTTTTTTCACAAAGCTAAAAAGGAGCGTTTCTATCCTAGTGATATTTTTGTTTTTGGCTACAGAAAAAGCCTTCTGAAAAACACTAGGCCCTGTTTGTATTGCGCAAGTATATTAAATGAGCTAGACTTTAAACGCATTCACTTTTTTGAAGAAGGAAAGATTACAACGCTCACTAAAGAGGAGTTTAAAAGAGCGTTAGAAGAGGAGATGTTCAAAGATTACACATGAGGTGTAGGATGAAAAAAGAACTTCTTTTTTACAACAAGGATTTTGGTCATCAAAAATTTTCGCTTCAACAGTATAAAGTTAGCATTTATAGAAGAATTGATTTTAATGGCTCTACAAGCGAAATGTTCAACCAACAAAAACACTTTTCTTCAGAGAACTTTGAAGCTGTAAAGAAGTTTCTTGCTAAAACATTCAAAGAAATTAAAAAAGAAAATTTAGATGTCCTAATTACTAATCGCATTGAAATTGAAGCGCAAAGAAAAAAGAAAAAAAGAATAAAAGATTTGACGAATCTTTTAGGCTCAAATAGAGAATTCATTGAAGACGCTAGCAAAATAGATCTATCAAAAATTCTCTTTGAAAGAATAGAAGAAATAATTACAAACTATCAATTTGCGAATTGTATATATAAAAACAAAGTTTTGAAAATTTGCCTTACACAGAGAATTGTTGCAAACTTCGAATATGTTATTTGGTTTGTAACATATTTCAAAAACGAAACGATGTAGGATTTAAAGATGAGAGAACTCATTAGAGTGAACAAGCAGCTTTTTCTGCTTAGGCAGATAGAAGTAAACTATGAGTACTGCAATGAGAAAGATTCTAAAGAAGTAAGGTTTCACTATTTAACTAAAATGCCAACAAAAAGTAAAAATTCTTTAGAGAGATTGATAGAAAAGGTATTAGCAAAAGCTATAATTAACAAAGACTTTGAATTTAGACTCTCAAAAAGTATAGACGCTTATGAGTTAAGAAAAAATAAAGAATACAAGTTGGATTTAGAGATGTCTAAACCTCACGAATTTATAAGACTAATAACACCAAGTGAGAAGAGAATAAAAAATGCGTTTTATTTTTTCATCGAGGATTCGATAGAATCATTAATTGAATTCTTCAGATTAAGACCAGGAATTCCTTTAACTAGATTCGAGTTCGTTATTAGCCAATTAGTTCACGAAAAGTCGAAATACAAAATTCTGCATAGTTCTACCTTCAAACTAGAGTACAAAGCTGTAGACTTTAGGCAACCTCTACTAGACCTTCCAGACTTATAATAGTGTACCAACGCCTTAGCGAAGAAATTCTCTTCGCTTAAACAAGATTTTCTTTTAAATAGAGGCTTGACAGGCTTGTGCTCATACACTAAGCTGGGCAAACAGAAAAGGGGGTGCTTAAAGTGTCCTTTAGCGCCTTTGACATACTAAGCTTTACAAGAGGCTCAGTCTATATACGCTACTTTGATAAGACAAAAAGTAAAAAGGAAACTAATGAGCTTAATGAAGTAAAATTGATTCACTACTTTTCAAACGATTATGATGTGTTTGAAGAAGTGAAAAACTTTTTTCATCTCGCCAAAGATAGAGTTAAATTGTTCACTAGTGGGCTAAATAATATACAACAACTAATAAACAATCAAAGTGGAAGCACGCTAAGAAGGGTTATTGTTTATGAAGTCTTAGAACTCAACGCCTTAGCTTTCTATGAAGGTGCTAAAGGTTTTAATTGGAAAAAGGAATATAAACTTTCTAAAATACCCTCTTTGTCCCTCAAAAGAGAATTAGAAAGATCAACGCTTTATTTTCTTAAAAAGTTTGGTCTAATGTCAAAAATTTCCTTTCAATTTAAGTTTGATTTTTGGTTAGATTTTCATGAAGAAGAAACTTCATCAAATCTTTATTCGGTAGGTGCAAAAAAGATAAACGCTAAAACACTTGACAAACATACTAAGGAAATGATAAAAATTTTGAGCAAGCCAAATTTGTTCAACTACTCCTTGTTTGCTGAGATAAAAGAAACATTCTAAAAAACAAGTAAATTTTTATCAACCAAAAATTCAGCGATAATGTGAAAGAGTTGCGGAGGGTCAGGAATTAACGCATAGCAATTGTAATTTCCAGAACTGCATAGAGATTTATATGCTGATAAAAAAGGAAAACTTAAACTTAAAATCAACGATAAATCTTCAATTTCACAAAATCTCAAGAAGTGAGATATAGCCTCATCGATTGCATCTCTAAAAGAAAAAGACATCGCTTCGTTAAGAGTTAATTTTTTATAATACTGATGCCTTACTGATGCTTTATAAAAGTTTGCTATAGCAATTAATTGAAAATTTTCTTCAATTTTTAATCCAAACATAATCGCTTCTCTTAATTCTTTTTCGTATTCTTTTAATTTTTCTTTTGCCAATTGAACAATATTTTCTAATCCTTCTAAGTTTTCAATTTCTTCTTGGTAATTGTGAGCCACATTATTACTGTCAACATACAAATAACGTGTAAAGGCTCTTCTTAAGAAAACAGATTTATCAAAAAGCCAACCTCCTTGCGTCTGCATAGCTATATACTAGCATATAGACCTTCAATCTTCAAGCGTCATTCTTCTACACCTTCCAGACTTATAATAGTGTACCAACGCTTGACAGCCTAAGGTTTGTGTTCTATGGTGTCTTCTGGGGGAGAAGAGATGAGGCTAGAAAAGCTTCATTTAACTACGAAAAAGGGAATATACAAATCTTTCTTTAGCTACACAGATACTTCAAATATCGTCTTTTCTGCAAACGAAAAAGATAAACTGATTAAAGCGCTTGACAGTTTTGTATTAAAATCACTAAAACAAGATGTAAAAACAATCTCTATTTATATGTTTGTTAACTATAGAGGCTATGCTTTAGGAAGGACAAAGCTTTATTTCAAAGATATAAAAAGCTTAAAAAATGATGAAACTCTGTCAGAGAAGAAAAAGAATATGTCATTTTTTCTCAGAGAAAAAGCTTGCGAAATGATTGAAAACACAGAAAAAACACTAAACGAACTGAGCAGAAATATTAAAAGCTTAAACAATTACCCAATCTCCATAATGTCAAGAATAGTTTTTGAAATAAAAAAAGTCGAAAAAGTTTGTCTAGTAGAAATAGAACACATTTTCTCTTTAAGACCTCCTTACACTATAGACATAAATGACATTGTTCTTCCTAGTTTTTGAGGTGCTATGCGCATTGAAGACTTAATTAAAACACACGAAATATTTTTCGTAGAAGTGTCAACTGAACACTTCGTCAAACAGGTGTTTACTAAAGCTAGAAAGCGTAAATATTATTACAATTCCCAAGAAGAAGAAATTAAAAATTTTAACGACATATTTTTGAAACACTTAAACATTGTCAAAAGATTTGTGTCGTCAAAATATTTTTACAAAGGTTATTTTGTTGTTTTTTCTTTATGTAATATTTCTGAAGAATACTTTGATATTTATAGAGAAGAAAAAAGCTTGCTAACTAGATTTCCTGAAAGAGTTTATAGAATTGAAGAATTTAGTGAAGAGAAATTTATGCGTTTAGTAGAAGAAGCTTTTTACAAAAAATATAGAAAAGCCTTAATAAACCAAGAGAATCTATCAGTAGAATCTATATTCTTCGTTTCATTAAAGATAAAGAAATCTTTGGTTGTAAAAAAGCTATTTTTAAAAATGCACTACTCTCTACATGGCGTTTTTTGAAGGGGGAAGCGATGAAACTGAAACTCAGAGAAATCGAAATTTTCTACTTGCAAGAGCCTTTGGGTGCATCAAAAGAACTCTTAAAAGCTTTAGAGAATAAATACAAATTTACTTTCAACAAAAATACTGAAGCGTTAGAGTTAGAAAAAAGAGCAAATCAATTAATGTTAAAGTTTATAAAACAAACAATCGACATCGAAAAAAGTTTTGAAAGCAAAGAAGAGGAACCTTTCTATTTGACAATTAATAATAATATTAAACAAGAAGACTTTGCAGAAAAAATTAAAATTTTGGGATACGATATAAATCCTAAAAAGGTGTTTAATACAATCATCAAAGAGAGAGATAAAACATTATCAAAGTTTTTAAAATTAAAAGGTGTTGGTAAAAAAGACTATATTCTCGTTTCTTTAATGCTCACTAAAGGCCATCCTCATAGGAATTACTACACACCTCATAGGAATTACTACGCATCACTAGAGGTTGTCTACTATTACGACATCTTATAGTTTCCAGACCCAGATAATAGTGCGCCAAGTTGACACGCTTAGCCTGTCGTGCTAGCATCAAGCTATGCTAGCGCCTTTTGAATTCACAAAAGCGAAGTTTAACTTCGAATACTTTAAAAACTCAAAAGGTGAAGAAAACAATTTTTCATTTAAAAAAATATTGAAAGAAGAAAAGGCTAACGACTTTTATAAGCACCTTAGAAGTTTTGTTTCAAAATATTATAAGCAAGTAAAAAATTCTGAAGGTGATGTCGTACAAGACATTTTAAAGATTAACTATGCGTTGATTACAAATACAAAAGCTGGAACACCTAGATTCGAAGACATAGGTGTTAAAAATACTTCCTTTGTTAATCCTAAAACAGTTTTAAGAGTTATTGAAGAAAACATTAGTCAAATTTATAACAAAGCGCTTAAGAACGAAAAAGAAGTTTCTGCAATAACAATTTTTATAGAGCTAAATTATCTAACAAGAAACCTTGACAAAGTTGTTCTAGAAGTAGAAGCTAATTTAGAAAGAAAAGAAGTCTTTTAGGTGAAAACATGAACATCGAAGAGCTTTTTTCACTACAAAAACCTAAAAGTCTGAGGTTTTTAAAAGAATATTTGATTAACGACAGCCTTCTTTCAACTAGGAAGACTGAGTTTTTTGAAGAAGAAAGAAGCGAATTCTTTGATAAAGCGTTTACTGATTTTTCAAGAAACTTTGAGATTCTAAAAAGATTTTTCAAATCTCCTTTTTTCGAATTAGGACGCTTTACAATTGTATCCTCATTAGCAAATGATTACTATTTTGATATGCCTTACAAAGAGCTAAGAAAACGCTTAAGAAAAAGATTTCTTAGTCTAGAAGAATTTAGTGAACAAAAGATTTTTAGCCTAATGCAGCGTGAGATAAATAAACGCTATAAATATGCGATTAAAGAAGAAAAAACACTCAATGTTTTCTTTGTATCTTTTGTCGAGTTAAAAATCAATGAAACGACACTTTCACAAGATTTGCGCATAGAAGCTTCATTTGATTTTAATACCTTGTTTTGAGGACGTGAGTGTTTACAACAAAAGAAGTTGTTTATCTTTTGTTGTTAGTAGTCATCTTCCAGACTTAGGTAATAGTGTACCACGCCCTGGGTTACTTTAAAGTAAGTAAGAAAGGTAATGCAGAGGAGAGGAACATGCTTAAAGCTTTTCTTCCCTACTCTCTAAGTTCGATATCAATTATCTACAAAGAAGAAAGAGGTAAGAAAATTGTGCATAAATCTTCTTATGAAGAATTCTTTGATTTTTACGATTTTTGTAAAGAAGTTAAAAACTATTTGCAAGATTTTAAGAAAGATTTTTTTGCAAAGCCCAAATCAGTAAAAATAGAATCACTTTTTGAGTTCTCCTATTTAATGTTCTCATCTTACAAACTAGTTTCTCTGCCGATTTACATTGAGAAAGAAAACGACATAATTGCAAACTTTAATGAAAACGAATTCGCTTCAATGATAAACCTATTTGGAAAACCTATCACAATAAAAGCTCTAAGAGAAGGAATGGAGAGCATTACTTACTATTTTCGCTTTAATGCAGCTATCATCAAGTTTCCTACGCTTCTACAAAGACTACTAGCAAACAAAGAAGTTGAAAGCATAGAAAAACTTCTTGTAGTGAAGTTTGAATACAAGAAGGGTAATGAGGTTTTCTAGCGTTGTTTGTTTGTCCCTCCAGACTTAGGTAATAGTGTACCACCTAAAATGCTTAAACAAGATTTGCATTAAAGATAAAAGCCTTGCTACGCTTTCCTAGTACAAAATATAGCCCCCCCTTGACAAAACGCCTTTTAGCGCCTAGACTATAGGAGGAGGTGAGCAATGAAGTTGACGAGCTACGCAAAAGTACATAGCGCAAAGCTTACTTATGATAGATTTGCTAGGTGCAAAGACAGCGAATCATCTCATGAAAACTACTATCTATACACTTCAAATCTCTCTGAAGTTATCAATGCTTTCAATTTGCTTCATAAGAGGATAACTAAAGAGGTTAATCACTTGAAACTTTTGAAGCAGAAAGAAGAACTAGCGAGATTTAGTTTTAATGCTTACTCTTTCTACTCTGTCTACTTTTATACTAAGGATCCTTTATCAAATCGACCAGATAGAGATTTTTATCAATTTGAACCAGTTTTCTACAAAATTGAGGATTTGAACTTTTTAAACATTAAGTTGGTCTTGAAAAGAATTGTTGAGAAAACAATAAAGGAAGTTCCTACCTTTCATGAGATTTCTTGGTCGTTTTACCTAACTTATGACTCAGTAGATAGTAATTACGAAACTGATCTAAAAACGAATTTAGAAATGACAATTCGTATAGTTAGAGATGATCCATTCTAGAGATGATCTCTTCTGAGATGATCTCTTCTGAGGAGGTGAGCATGAAGAAGAAAAAAAATCATGCGATTGAAATTTCTAACTTTTTTCCTTTCACTCTTGCAAACGCAAAAATTGAGCTGTTTTCAAATCTTTATTTAATAATCAAAAACGAGTATGTGAAACTTGGCGCTATTGATAGCTACATAGAGCTAGGGAAAAATATTATTGATTTTGACGAAAAAAGAAATTTGTTTGTCTTAGAGAAAAGAGGAAAAATTTATGACATGTTTGAAGACTTCATCAAAGATTATTCCTCAGGAAACAAAAGGTCTGTTAAAGACCAGTTCTTTTACTTTGAAATGACATGTCCTTCAACATCGGAATACGTAGACGAACACGAACTGCTGCAAATGAAAGTTCCAACAGAGGAATTTTCACTTTATATTCTTAGTGAAAACATAAACAAATACATTGTACAAGGATTGCCTAAAGCATTTCGCTTTGAAGCCAATGAGTTTGAAGTTATATCTTATTTTTCCTACAAACACAAACAAAAAACCAGAAAAGGTACATTGTACTCAAAAAATCTGTTTAGAGTAACACTTGTTTTTGAGAGGTGCAAAGATGTCTTTTAAAGTGAAAAACATTTATCCTTATGAGATAGAGGATTTCACACTATCCTTTTATCTCGGTTATTCCTCTGAAGATAAACCAGAAGAAGAATTGATAGACAGTTCTTTTGTTGACGAATCTAAAATGTTGGAATTTAAAAAAGATGATTTTAAATACAACAGCAAAAACGATACTTTTTTGCTAAAAGAAAGTAGCGAGGCGATAAAACTATTTAAAAGATTTTCTTCGCATAAGAAAATAAATTCACAAACTACATTCTTTACCAGAATCAAAGGCTTTGAATTAGAAAACTCTTATTTGCAAGAAGTAGAATACAAACGACAAAGAGATTGCATTGAAAGATTAGATTTAGGTTTGTTTTCTGCAAAAATAAATGAAAACCTAAACGAAGTTCTAAGACAAGCAATCGTGCGCAATGCGATAATACTTACCTCAGAAAATTACTTACTTCTTAAACCAACAAGAGAAGAGGCAAAGCAGTTTTACTATGCCTTAAAAGCATCTCTGATTTTTAGCAGAGTAGAAGAAGTTTTCTGACACACTTGACAACAAAGTGCAGCTAGCATACACTAAAGACATGAACAACATAAAAGAGAATAAAGTAAAAATTTATTGTCATCCCGCCTTCGAATTAGTAGAAGTTATTCTTACGCTAGAGGAGAGTAATCTTAAAAAGATAAACAAATCAATAAACTTCAAAAATAAGTCTACAAAACATTTGTATACTTTTCATTTGTATAGCGATGAAGTTTTTAGAACTTACAATCTTTTCTTAGACTTGTTTAATAAATTTTTGCCAACAAAACTAATCTTTAGCATTTATGAAGAAACCTTTTTCGACACGAACTTCAAACTAAACCAATACGCCTCACATATCGAATACAAAACCTTAAGCTCACCAAAAGAAATAAACACATTACTTGAAGATTTCTATCTAAAAACTAAAAAAGCGCAAGACAGAATCTTCAAAAACAAAGATGCCAAAAGCTTCTTCTTCTCTTTAGGAATCCACTTCTTTACTGGTGAGAAGACTATTGAATTTTCACTAAAGACCAAATTTAGGAGAACCTTTCCTTATGTATAGCTTGTGCTGTGTTTTGAATAGTATCTCTGCTTTCCAGACTTATAATAGTGTACCAACGCTTGACAACGATTCACTCTCATGCTAGCTTATAGACATGATACCCTTCACACCAAAGAAATATCACTTAATATTTTCTGTTGTCGCAAATAAAGGAAAGGATGAAGTAAAAAAGAATATCGCTTTCCTAATTGATTTCAGAGAAGGAAGGTTTAACGAAATTGAAAGATTTTTTACAAAATATTTTAAAATCCTCAAAAACTCTATCTCCAAAGAGAATACAAAAGCATCAATGAAAGTTCACTTTGAAGCTACAGGCAAAAGAGATATAACCACGAAAGAAAGAACGCTAAAGACAACAACGAGTAAAAAATTGATATTGAATTTTGACTACAAGCAAGATGAAGAATATGTTTTAAAGACCTACAAGAAGCTTTTAAAGTTTAGCGAATCTCTTTCAGATCATACTTTTGTTTTGGTTTTTAGAATCGTAGCGAATAACAAAAGCGATAACAATAATGTCAAATATGAACTATATATCGGAGCAGAATACGAAAAAAGTGAGGTTTTTTAGGGGGAGCTTGACAAAAGGATACCTACCTGCTAACATGAGCATCGGAGGCGATAGGTATGTGGACTCTCGAAGAGGCTGCAAATAAGAGTGTAAAGGAATTCTTTAAGAACATTTATGACTATGATCTTTTCATTAATGACAAGTATGTTGATGATGTAGATTTACATAAAAAGTTTAAAGATGTCTTTGAAAAATACTTTGGAATTCCCATTGAGCCTCTGCTAAAGAATAATCCAAATCTAAGCGTTTTGGTTTTGAGAAACGATTGGAACCAAGAGGAACATCTAAAAATTTCCTGAAATTATAAGAAATTCTCCTTCTAATGATTTTTTATTTTTTCGCAAACTATGATTAAGCGTTTACTTGAAAAACGCAAGTTTCTGAGAATGTCTGAAAGTTTCAAGGGGGGATAAATAAACGCAATCCAAAAAGGAGAGAGCGGCGTGTGGGAGTTGATAACAAGTGTAAAAAAGTACACAATAAACTCATTTTACTTAACACAAAAGTACGACAATCAAGGCAATATAGTAGAAACTTATGAACATGATTCTTATAGGCGAAATGGTAAGTTTAATGCAACAATTGATAACTTTTACAGACATTTAAGAGAGTCTTTAGATGTTTACAACTTCACGAAAAATATTTTTGATGGCGATGAGATGATTTATGTTGCTATTGAGAAGTTAGGCAAAAAGAATGAAAAGTTAATGCAAAGAAGTCATAGTATTCCTAAAGATAAAAAAGTAGATTGTAACTCTATAATGTCTATAATACAAGAAAATATAGCGATAGGAGAAGCAAAGTGCTTTCGTCATGTTGTTGAAAACGAAATAAAAAGTTTAAGGATTGTAGTAAAACTGAAAAGAAGTAGTAGAAGGTTTGATTATGAGGATGTAGGTAAAGTAGAGGCATACTTGTACTTAATGCTTGAAGACAATCCTTTTGAAAAGTTTTTTTGAAAATCTAAATCTTTAAAACTTTTTTAGAAAGGGAGGCTTGACTAGCCCCCCCTTGAGCTTTATCCTAGCCCTAGGAGGTGAGCCGTGAAAGAGATTTTGTGGAGCCAAATATCTAGCATAGAAAGAATGTCTGTAAAAAGTTACGCCTATATTATGGACGATGGTGGTGATGTAGGTGATTTTGACATGTTTGATGACTTTTCTAAAAAAATCGTAAAAAATCCAACCTTTGAAAGGTTTTATGAGCTACTTAAAGAAGGTGAAGATTTTTATTTGTATCTTGTGGAAGATTTTAATAGTAAGGATGAGAGGTTTTTTATCAGATCTTACTTAGAAAATATAAATCTTTTACACCCTGAGCACACAAAGAAAGTGAAAGTTTACAGAAGCTATGCAGATTACCTTATGTTTGAGCTAAATCAATACTTTAAGGATATTGTTAAAGAGATCATTTCAAGGAACACAAAGAAGATAAGAATACACTTCGGTATTGAAAGAAAACAAGTGATATCTCACATTTATGAACTAGATTTCATATACACTCAACACGCAACTCTTGAAGTAGAGTTGTTTCTAACAATAAAGGAGGTGTTCTAATGAAAGAAGTTTGGAAATGGGAAATGATAGCTAACCTTGAAGAATACTATATTAATAGCTCACACTATTGCATAGACGAAGAAGATAGAGAAGGATCTAAAGAAGTTTACGATTTCTTTGAAACTAGAATAGTTTCAAATCCTAAGTTTGAAGACTTTTATAAAGCTTTAGAGCACGCTGAAAACCTATATCGTTATTTGCACACATTTTTGCCTAATGAGCAAGATGTGTTGTATATGTTTATTGAATCAAGTACTCATGAAGAACCTTTTAACATAAGGGCTTTTAAGTTTTCTTTGAAAGATAATGAAAACTATTCAGATTTTCTGCTTAGAAACATTAATGAGCTTTTTAAGAAATCGTTGCCCGATCTTTTAAAGAGTAATGCTAGGAAAGCAAGTATCTATGCTTCAATCTATAGAAAAAGAAAAGTTGACGCTGATGATGATGAATACGAAGAATATTCTGATTCTTTTTACGAATACATACTTTTAGACATTGTTTTGAAGCTTCACATGAAAGAGGAGGTGATTTGAAAAGAAAAGAAGTTTTTACTAAAGTTATTGTATCTTTGCAAAATCTCTCGCAATGCAGAGTATCTGATGAAGTTATTTATCGCATGAAAGAACATTCTAGTCTTATTCCTTTTTGGCGAAAGTTTAATAGAAAAATCCTTTCTCAAGTGAGCAAAATACACCAAGTAGAAATAGACATTCTTTTCAATGATAAAAAAATCGCCTCAAAAAATACTGATATTCGCAACGAAAAGTTTCTTTACAAAATCGTTGAAAACAAAAATACAGAAAACCTAGACAAAGACTATCACATATTTGCAAGCATTAGTTTTTATGGATTTCTTGAAGAAGACTTAGTAAGGTTCTACATAAATCTTGAAGATAGAGTAGTGTTTAGAGATTTGTTTTAAGAAAAATGCTTTCGTTTATTTTTTTTAATCGCTCAAAAATAAGTAAACGCTATCCTATTCTTTAGTGCGCCCCATTCTGCTCACTACCCATTACCCCCCCTCTTGACTAAACAACGCTTTAGTGTTAGGCTAGGGGTAGCCTAGCCCTACCCATAGGGTTAGGCGGGGAGGTAAGAGATGAAGGAGAAAGAGATGAAGATCTACCAGTTAGGCGAAGCAGTTAATCTTGTGGAAAATCTTCGTAAAAGCTTTTTCTATGTTCTTAGGGTAAATAATGTTAAGGATTTTGAAAATGATTTGGTCCTCATTAATCTTTTTAGCGATGAATACATTTTGGCCCATGAAACCGAAAAACTCTTCTTTAACTATGTTACTTCTCGTTATGGCGTTTTCAAGTTCTCTGAACTTGACAGCATTAATCCAATGTTTGAACCTGATAATCCTGTGTATATTTCTCGCTACTATTTTCTCACAAAGAATGATGCTATTTACTATGTAAACTCCTATTCCGGTATGTTTAAGGAAAATATTATTTACAAACCTCTTCTATTAAACTTCTCCAATAAACATACAAAGGGGAATATTATGAAGCGTGATGTCTACAAAATCATCAACATTCTTGAGGAGAATAGGGATGTTGCCAATACTTTCCTAGAACAAGAGGTTGATGATAAAGACATTGAAAGGTTCTTGAAAGCTTTTGGGCCAAGAGTAGTTAAAAAAGCCCTAAATAGTGTAGCTAAAGAGAGTGAGATTAATGTTGAGTTTCTAAAGAGCTACATCACGAATGTTAGGGATATGGTTCAGCTAGCTATTGATATCGTAGAAAAGAATAATGAGTCCTTGAATGCTGTTAAGGGATTGGTAAGCACATCTGAAGAGTTCACTAAAATCCTCGTAGATAAATACAACATCATGAGCTTGTTCTAAGCAATATTTAGACTTCACTACCCCGCTTTGGGGTAGTGAAGTTTTCTTTTCGTTTTGCAAAAATGAGATATGTCTGCTGATGCTAAGCTAATCACGATTACTCTTTATAGGCCCAAAAATAATTTAAAGTATAAGATTAAAACAAAAACTTTGTCTATATTTTCACAAGAAGACTTTTTAAAAATATTTGAAAAAAGGTTGGCATCGCTAAAAACAGAAATAGAAGAATCCTCAAAATTTTTTATTGTTCAATACAAAACCTCAACGCTAAGATTTGAAGTAAAAAGAGGATTTGAAAAATACTATACAACCCCCAATGATTTTGATAGCTTTGTAAAACAAGTAGCTCACAAGTTTAAAAAATTTTTGAGTAAGAAAAAGATTTATCGCCTAGCATTTCAACAAAACCCAATAAAAAAGAAAATCAAGGAAAAGTATCATCTCCTATCAATAGAACTAGAAAACGAAGATAAGCTATACAAACTCCCCTCAAACTACGACACAATCGTTTATTTGCACTTCGCAACAATAAAAGATGCTTACTATTATCGTAGCAATCCAAGCGTTTACAGCAATGTTTTGAAGGAAGTCTTTTTTGAAAACCTGATTTCAGCGCCAAGAGAAATAAATGAAGAAAAAATCCTCTACAATCTCTCAAAGACACTAAATCACAAGTTTTATCTTTCTGGTGAACGAATAAATGACAGAGTGTTTTATTTTAACTACCACTTTTCGCTAAACATTTTTCTTGAAGAAGTTTTTTGAGGAAAATAAATAAACGCTATCCTATTTTTATTGTTGCGCTTAGCGCATTCACTTGCAAGGAGGCGCTTGACCAAACCTATGGCCTTGTGATAGGCTAGGAGTGCCCCTCTAGTGGGGCAAGGGAGGTAAAGATGGAGAAAGTAGGAAAGGTCAAAAACATCGCTAAAAGGATTCTTAGCAATGGGTTTCCTGTCCTATTCCTCGGCGATAGGGGAATAGGAAAAACTAGTATCGCTTGGGAAATCGCAAAAGAAATGGGTTTAGATGTGTTCTATCTTAATGTTTCGCAAATGTTCCCTGAAAATATCTCTTTCCCCCAGGTTAAAGAGGAGATGCTTCACTTCATCACTTTTGATCTTAATAATAAGGTTGTAATCCTTGATGAGCTAACTAACAGAAATCCTGATATGCATTCTTTGTTGCAATCCCTTGTTCTTGATAAGAGGATTGGCGACAAAAGGTTTGAAAATATTTACTTTATTGCTACAGGCAATAAACCTGAACAATCTTCAGTAGCTACAATAATCCCTCGTCCATTAGTAGAAAGGTTTGTGGTTATAGATTTTCCCATTCCTTCCAAGGAGGAATGGGCTTCATATACGATGAGTAGGGGCGGAAATCCTCTTTTTGTATCTTTCATTCTTAATAGTCCAGATCATATGTTTTATGAAGAACCCAAGGATGACGACCTAAACCAATATCCTTCCCCAAGAAATAATACTCGTACTGCTATCCTTTTAAAGGATTTAATCAATAACGAAATGGTAGGAAATGAAGATTATGTTATGTCTATTGATAGCGAGCTTGATATCATCATCTCTGGATCTTCTGGAAAGAAAGTATACTTGGCCTTCAAAAACTATATTATTCAAGGCAGATATTACTCTTTCAAAAACTATGCTAAAGGTGATTATCCTCGTAATGATAGCGAGGTTCTTTCGCTAATCGTAGATGTAGCAGATCTTGTAAAAAGGGGAATGATTGATTTGAACAAGTTTAATGAGATCTTTGAATACATTCACAAAAATCACAAAAAGTACGATCACTACATGCTCTCCTATACTGCACTAGTAAATGGTAATGAATGGAAGGCCAATGTATATGAATATGCTCATACTCACAAGAATAGTGCGCTGAGCAAGTATCTGCAGAATATCTCTAAGAAAGGTGTTTAGAAAGGGGGTAGAGGAAGATGACTGATATCATTAAAGCCGCAGCCAAAAAGATTGAAGATACTGAATATTTGGATATCTTTAAAGTAATCCTTTTTGCTCCAAATCGTACCAAAAATAAAGAACCTCTACTTTATACTCTCAATGGTTATGAAGATTTACTTGTGGCAGATATTTATATATTCCCCGATGAGATTAATGGTCAAAATGTTGGTATGTATGGTTTCACTACCTATGAGAGAAACAAGCCTGTGATTTATCTTAATGAAAAGCTTTTCACCAAATATACTCCTGTTTATAATGCTGTTGGTGCTACTTTATTCCATGAAATACTACACCAGAGATTATCTCACATTAGAAGATTTGAACATTATTTTAAGAGGAATCCAATGCTTACTAACTTTGTCTTAGACTTGTTCATTCAAGAAATCGTCTATCAGTTCATTGATGATCCCAAAGAAATCAAGGAGAATAGTGTATGCTTTGAAAACTTTGAAAAAACTATTCGTAGTGGAGTTAATACTCTAGGAATGCAACTTAAACCAAATCTTAAAGGTGTTGATATTGAACAACTAAAGAAAATGAGTGATTATGAACTAATAGAGTTCTTCTTTGATTTGTTTGAACCCGTAGCAAAGGAGATTTCGCAAATGATTAGTGAAACTATTGATAAACATCTAAATAATCAAGGTAGCCAACAAAATCAAAATAACAATCAAAACAAAAATGGTCAACAGAATCAGGGTGAACAAAACAATAGTAATCAACAAGGTGGACAAAATAATCAACAAGAACAAGATTCTCAATCTAATAACGGCTCACAAAATGGAGATTCTTATGGTAACTTCTTTGATTTGGTGAACAATATCTTCAATGATGTAGCTAATCAGATAAGGGAAAAGGCAAAAAATGATCAGGATTTCAAAAATAATCTTGCAAATGCTTCCTCATTTGGCCCATTAGATAATGCCATTAAAGATGAAATCATTCGTCAACTTATTGGCGAGGGTAATGAAGTTAGTGATTATGATGACGAAAAGAACAGGAGAATACTTGAAGGATTTTTTGAGAAAAATAAAAAGCATATCGGTACTGCACACGGCTTCCTAAGAAATATTCTCCTTACTAATGAGAAAATAAAGATTCCTCAGTTTGTTCTCCAGTTATTTAATCGCCTTTATCGTGGAGGATATTTTAGGCATAGGATTGTGTACCCCAAGAAATCCTTTAAGAGCAATGATGGTCTAGTCTTAGGAAAGAAAAAATACTTTGGCCTTGAAATGTATGTTATCGTAGATACTTCAGGTTCAATGGGCGGTGAAGATTTGGAAAAATCAATGAAGCTATTGAGGTTTTTGGTAGAGAATAATGCAAATGTGTTCCTCTATTTCAATGATGTTGATTTTCAAGAGATAGAGAATGTTAATAGTGTAGCAAAGCTTCACAAAGCCGTGAAAAATGGTATTAATGGCGGTGGAGGAAGTGTTTTTGACAAAGTTTTTGAGCATGTTGCCAAAAAGAATATTCCTGGTATTGTGATTACAGATTTGTACATTTATGGGTTAGAAAAACTTCCTAGGGATGCTGTTGTAATCGCTACAAAAGATTATAGTACTCAAGCATTCAATGATTTGTTGAGTAAAGGATACACAATCGTTAAAATGGAAGATTTGGAATAGTTTCCACAAATCCTCTCACAAATCTTCCTTAAATCTCCTCACAAACCTTCCTTTCCAATGTTTTTTTATTTTTTAAAACTTAAAGAGAAAACAAGTAAACGCTATCCTCTAAATATATATTTCCCTGCTAGCCTTTCCCTCGTAAAATCTTGTCCCCCCTCTCTATCCCCACAAGGCCTTTTCCTATTCCCCCCTTGACCTTATAAGGCTTTAGTAGTAGGCTTTAGGGGAGAGGAGGAGGTGAGCGAATGCAAAGTCTGATAAAAAATCTAAATGATTTTGAAGATATTAAATCCTTTCTTCCGTTTTTGGAGATCATTGAAGCAAGCTATTTTTATTCGGAGAAAGGCGTTGCTAATGAAATAAGAATGATAGAAAAGGAAGACTATCTCAGAATGATATCTCGCTTAGCAGTTGACAAAAAAGACAAAGAATACATTTTTTTCCACCAAGTTTTTGATCCCGAAATAAAATACTACTTTGTGGCTCATGAGTATAAAGAAAGTAAAGTTTTTTCCAATGTTGCAAAACACCTTCCTTCTTATACATTTGCTAGGTTTAATCTTAGCGAGATAGAATACTTTAAAAAAGAAATAGAGTTTCTTGGCAAGTTTTATCCTAATGTTTACCTTTTGGTACTTGATTATCGGATTGCCGCCTATAAGGAAAATGTGTTGACAAAAAGAGTAAAACTTATTGCAGAACCTACTTTTGGAAGAATTTATAGAGTCAAATATTGTCAAGAAGTTTTTTAAAATCAATTTATTTCCTATGCTTATTTAGGAAAAACAAATAAACGCTATCTTTTATTTACATGCACCTGAACGATTGCGCTCCACTTGACCTAAGGCGCTCACTCCTTTAAACTAGGGAGAGGAGGTGAAGGCATGAAAGAGGTAAGTGTAAAAAAAGACTATGTTAGTCTAACAAAAGAAAAGATTGCAAACATTAGTAATCTTATTAGACCGAGCTATTTTTCTATCGTAATAATCAAAAACTATTATTTCGGAGATGAAGTTTTTTCAACAATCTCTCACATATATGAAACAGATGTAGGAAAAAGCTCCTTTGAAATATATGTAGAAAGTGCAATAAAATCTTCTTTGCACGAAGATGCCAACAGAAAAATAAAAAATGTTAAATTTTACGAAGAAGAAAAAATACTCTATGTAACTAATGATGAAAATGGAAAAGTTATTTTCAAAGAGATAAATGAGCGAAACATTTTCTCATTTATAAAACCTAACCTGGAAGACTATTTTACAGATTTCATGTTTTTTCCAATTGTTGAGCTTGATGAGTTTTTCTTGAATAACTCAGGTTTCAGTAAACTAAAAAAGATACACAATATTGTAGGTTTAGGATGTCTTATTACCTACGATTACAAGTTTTGAGAAGGGGGTGATGGGATGGAAAGATTTCTAAAAGCAGCCCCATTTGAAATTCTTAGCAAAAAGAAGGCTTATATGGAAGTTACTTATCATCCTAGCGAAAGAAATATTTTTGCTAAAGAAATAGTTTCTAGTTTTGAATCCTATAAAACACTTATTACTTGTGATTATTCTGAGAAATACCAAGTTTTTTATAAGCGCATTGAACATTTTTACAATAGATTCTTATCTGTTCCTGTTAAAAGAGGTGGTTCAAAGGAATTTGATGTAGGATTTTTGGGTGAGGAAAAAATAAACAAAGAGTATTATTCAATCGTATTTAGCATTTATCCAACTCTTGAAGAAAGTTTATGGGTACGTGTTGCTTATCTTAGGCCACAGCAAATAACAGAAATAAAAGATGTGAAAGATTTGCTAGATGCTGATACTTTATTTGTTGCAAAAAGAAAAGTATTTCTAGATGATGTTGATGAATATTCAGGAATAATAGAAGGGTTAGTGGGCACTTTGTATACATATAAGGTTAATGAGGTGTTTTGATGATTAAAGACATAGTGAATAGTCCCAGTTTTATTAAAAATAAGTAAACGCTATCCTAAACATATCTCCCCCCCCACTAGCTTTTGTGCTTCATAAAGCCCTGCCTCTCTCCTCTTGACTTTCTAGGGCCTTAGCAGTAGTCTTTAATCGGGGAGGTGTCATGGTGGGGGAAAGCATTATTAAAGAACTAGAAGATTACAAAAGCCTCAAAAACTTTTTGCCTTTTTTAGAAATCTTAAATGCCAACTACTTTTTCTCTAGAGGCGTATATAGAGAAGTGAAGATTTTGAACAAAGAGGAATACTTGAAAAAGATATCTAAGCTAACAACTGACAAGATAGGACGCAAATACATTTATTTTTACCAAGTTCTTGACCCTGAGTATGATTGCTATGTTATAGCTTGTAGTGGTAATGAAAAGGTTATTTCTAACAAAAGAGGAATTCTCACACCTTATGTTTACGATAGAATGAAGATTTCAAAAGTAAATCACATAGGAGAGAAAATAAAAGATTTAGAAATACTTTTTCCTGAAGTTTACTTGCTTATTGTTGATTCTGTTGTTGAGTCCTTTAGAGAAGGCAGATGGTTTAAAAGGGTGGAACTCATTGAAAAATGTTTTGTTGGAAGAATATATAGAGTAAAGTATCGTGAAGAGATTTTTTAAGTTTCATTGATATGATTATGTTTTTAAGAAAGGGGGGGGTTAGAATGAAAGCAATAGAAGGTTTCTTGGAGTCAAAGTCCTTTAAAATCTTGAAGAGATATAAAGCATATCTAGAACTAGACTATTATCCCAGCAAAAACAATCGCTTTGCTGACGAAATAGTAGGAGAGTTTTCTTTGTACAAATCTTTCATTATTTGTGATTTCGTAGACAACAAAACTTTTTACAGATCAATTGAGTATTTTTACAACAACTTGTCGTGTTTATCTCTTGAGAGAGATTTGTTGAAAACTTTCAGCACAAAGGTTATTTGTAGCAAAGCCATTGAAAAAAAGTATTTCTCGGTTTTTATTGATGATTATAGCGAACATGTTATTAATGACTACAAAATGTCTATTGTTTATCTTAGGCCTTCTCAAATAGAAGAGATAAAAAATTTAAAAGAAGTAATAGAAGGCGATACTTTATTTGCTGCGCAAAGGAAAATACTTTTGAAAGATACAGATGAACTTTCTGGAATGATAGAAGGACTAATCGGAACTTTGTATGAATACGAAATAGAGGAGGTGTTCTGATGATTAGAAAAGTGATAGATACAGAAGTTTTTGAGAAAATCTTCATTGACGAGGCGCTTGTAGTGTTTAGATACTATATTACTCAAAATGGAAATAAGTTTGACTTTAATGAAAAGAAAAGGTTTCCAATGATGATTTTTGAGGAAGACAAATATGATATAGACACAATTCTTGATCTGGGAACTTTATTTGTTAAAAATCTTTATCACTATAGATCTGCACCTTTTGAATCGCTTCTTGACAAATTTGCGATAAAAAAAATAAAAACTTTTAAAAACGATATAGCTTTTTACATAGCAGATTATGCTATTCCATCAAATGGAATAAGTGGACTTTATAGCGACAAAATAAGAGTTAAAGTTGTAAGCAAGAAATACTTTTACGCTATTGACAACATCTTTGATTTTAAAAAAGGTCAAATCTTTATTCCCGATTACTATATAACCTTTGAAAATACAAAACCTGAAGAAACCTCTCTAAAAATAGAGGTTTCTGCAATGCTAGGAAAGATTTGCTTTTATAGGCTTAACGAGGTTTTCTAATGAAGCTCTTGATTTTTTAATTCGTTAAAAACAAGTAAACGCTATCCTAATATTTTATCCTCGGTGAACTTACCTTGACTGAAGGGGCCTTCTTTGCTATGCTTTGGCTATGAGGGTGCGTCAAAAAAGAACGATTGAAGAAGAGAAGCAGTTTAAAAAAGTCAATCACTTTTTCTCCAATCCCCACCAACTAAAGGATTTTTATTTAGAAAGCGTTGGCTTCATTAAAAAACTTAAAAAAGGACAATATGTACCCTTTTTATTTGATCGTCAAAGTTTCTGTTTTTGGGAATATATAATGCAGAGTAAAGTTGGTTTTAGAGAAACATTAAAGAAAAGAGTTCATAGCGAATATTTTGAACTTAATAGGGTTTCAAAAAATGTAGAATTTGAAATGATACATCGTAATGTAAAATCAAATCTTTTTCACACCATAGAAGCGGAGGTGGATTTATTCAAAAAGTATCTTGGTGAAATAAAATCTTTTGAAGTGGAGTTAAAACTTTTTGACAAAACGAAAATCTTTATTGTTGAAAAAGGCCCCAAACCCCCTAAAACAAATCGAATTTTTAATGAATGGTTTTACTTAAGACCAACTACAAGAGAAAATCTTATAAAAGACTTGTTTATTTCTGTTAAAAAACCAGAGGTTGCTTCTACTTGTGTATTAATTCCTATGTTTTACTCATTAACAAAAATCAAACAAGATGAGAATGTCTTTATAAGAAGGAAAACTATATTTGGCCTCACCTTTTATGTGGTTTTTAAAGAAATTTTCTGAGCAAAAATAAGAAAATTCTACCTATTACAAGAGCAAGCACCTTTATATTCATTAAGCACCCTTGACAAGCGCCTAGGCTTGCGTTACACTCCCCTTGGGGGAGGTGAACCTAAATGGAAGTACCACCATTCTTAGATGTTTTACATAAACGATATGCAGTCTTTAATGAAAAAGATCATATTCAAAAGATGTCAGAAAAATTGTTTTCAGTTATCCATAACAATATTGTTTTCAAAGACGATTTTTCTCAAATAGAAAAAGATTTTCAAAGGTTGAACAAAGGATTAGGACCAAAAATATTAAAACTAAAAGACCTTAAAATTGTTTCGGTAGAAAATGTGGATTTGAAAGACATATATTGGCTACTTTATCCTGTTAGCGTAGTGAGAAAAGCTTTTATAAATAGAGAAGTTTATGACTTCTTAGAAGACTTGAAAAATTTAAAAAAGGCAGAGAATCATGCGTTTTTCTTTAGGTCTTTTAAAGAACTTTTTAGAGCATGTGATGATTTGCAAGTTTTACAAAGAGTACCAGCTTATCTTTTGGTGCCAATAAAGATTTTCAAAATTGAGGTAGAGTTTAAAGATAAGGTAGATAATGTTTTTAGAGTATATGCAGACGCTTATATTGTGAAAAAGAACATTTCTTTCTGAGAGGTGAAAAGTGAGCAGGTACGAAACACACATCTATGTATTACGGATGTCAATGTTTTTCTATTTAATCTATAATGCATTTTCTTTTATTGTTGCAAAATTATTAGCTTCAAGCGAAAAGGAATTTTATATTTTGTTTGCGATATTCATGATGAATTTTGGCAAAAAATCTGAGGATTCTTATTTGAAAACTTATCCAGATTTCAAAAATATTTCTCTTTTAAGGATTTTAATATTAGCTTTCATTGTAATTCAATTTATTTTTCTTTTTGCCACAGAAATGATAACAAAAAAGATTTATACAAATGACTTAGTTCTTTATCTCCTATTTAACACACTTTTTATCATCTTCTTAGAGTGTTTTTATGCTAAAAAGATGAGGGAACTAGAAGAAAATAAAGAAACTGACAATTTATGATTAAGCGTTTATTTTTAACAATCCCCTTCCAAACTTCGCAACCTTGCAGTCTGAAGTTCACGCAAAACCAGTCCAACCGAGGTAAACCCTCTCACCCCCCCTTGACAATCATCTTTTTTTGTGGTATCCTGGGGGTGGAGGTGAAGATATGAGCAGGATCAGCAAAAACGGCACCAAAACCCGTAGGATTTCTACTAAGAAAGTTCTGATTGTCTGCCAAAAGTGCCAAAAGGAGTTTGTAGCAGAAACTGCTACAAAGCCTCCTAAATATTGTGAAGATTGCCGCAAGAATACTACATGGAAAGTGATTGGCTACGAGGATACTAAATATGGTAAGGTTAGGGTTGAGGAAAGGAATGGTAAGATAAGGAAAATCTTGATTGAATAGCAAGAAGCACACAAAACCTCCCCGAAAGGGGAGGTTTTTCTTTTACCCAAAACTAAGTAAACGCTATCCACATATTTTTGGGCTCCCTATTTTAATACCCCCCCATACCAAGGCCCCCTCTTGCCTTTTATCACCCCTTGTGTTAGCTTGGGGGCTAGGAGGTGAGCCGTGATTTTGGACATTAAGAAAAAGAAGTATTTCTTTGTACAGCCCTTTTATGATCCAAAATATGCTTTGCGGAGTTACACTTACAAAATCCGCTACTATAAAAACTTTGAAAACGCCTTTTCTGCCTACAAGAAAGAGTTTGGCATTTATAAACATGCGTTAACTCGTTGGTCTGAAGATAAAATGTTTGTTTTGGAAACAATGTTAAGCGAAGAAGACTTTGAAAGTCTTAGAATACAAACAGTTACTTATATGATGTCAATCGCTAGTTATAAAGACTTAATAGTGCACTATTTGAGAAAGGATGTAGATTCTAATGTTTTGGTTCACAAACCAATACTAGGTTTTCACAACAAAAAAGATTTGGTTTATATATTCTTTGGTGAAGTTGAGTATGTTAGGTTAGTTGATGTGTATTAAGAAGTGTTTGTTTTTGATTTTTTCACTTTTTTGCGAAAAAACAAATAAACGCCATCTTCATCTTTTAACTCTTGACACCGCTGTAAGGCTTTGCTAATCTTAAGGTATGCAGACGGAGCTTGTCTTGTTAGATAGAAGTTTTGATTTAGAAGAGGTTAGTTCAATGATTTACGAAGAAGTTGAAAAAATCCTTGAACAAAACAAAGAGCTTCTTTTTCTTAGAAAACCAAAGCTTTTTAGAAAATCTATGCTTTTTCAGCTAAAGGAAAAAAGATTAGATAACTCTTTCTCTCATTTAGAAGCTGTAAATAAGCCTTTCTTTTACCTAAGAAAAACTTTTGATATGTTTCCAAGTAAAGAAGATTTAGAAAGCGGCTTAGAAGAATTTTTAGATGTATTTTTTGAAAGCATGTATACAAACTATGTTAACGATGAAGAAAAGAGATACCTCATTAAATCAACAAAGCCTTTTCTCATGAAGATAAAAACAGTACAACAAAAATTTTACAGCCCAATAACGAGATCCTATCAAACAATAGAAAGCAAAAACATTTTCTTTTATCCGGCAAAAGAAGAAGATTTCGCCAAAGAAAGAGAAATATACTTTCCTTTAATCTCCCAAGTTTCGCTATCAAATAAAAAAGAAAGTATTGTCGTTTTTAGAAGCTATATTTGCGTTCTTTTTGAGATAGAAGAAAATTTTTAATCCCCCAAAAAATAAAATACCCCATTTTCTGATTAAGCGTTTCAGCGTTTATTTCCCACAAAGCGTTTACAACTCGCCTTTCTCGCTCAAGCGCACGAAAACATCACGGAAACGCTTAGGGCAGGGGGGGGCTTGACACAAGGCGAGGGGTGTGCTATGCTAAAGGTGCCTAAAGCATACGGAAGTATGCTTTAGGAGGAGGTGTGAGATGGTGGAGAAAGAGCTTAGGGACAAGATTCTGGAAGAGGTCAAGGGGTACCTTGGGAAGTGGGGCATTCCTGCTGATGTGAAGATTGGCGGGAATGTCAAGAAAGGCGAGGATGCGCTTAGCGTTAGGGCCTTTGTGGAGGTTTCTAGCATTAGGCGCATCCTGGTGGAGTATATTGGCCCTAGCCTTAGGGGTGTCCCTGAAGAGTTTCAGGGAAGGTGGGCTAACTTCTTTGTCGTCCCAAGGGGAGATAAGAACATTTATCTCTACCTTGATGATGGGCTAATCATCAGTTCTTGGGACAACAAAAGGCTCATCATTGAGGTAGTCCCCCACCCTAGCGTAGTGCCCGTGTTCAGGTATGTAGGTTAATCTACATACTTGAAGAAGAAAACCTCCCCTTTTGGGGAGGTTTTCTTCTTATGCCTTTATAAGTAAACGCTTTCTTTGCTTTCTTTCTATGGAAGAGGCGATACACTTATAGCCTTTTAAGGCTTGCCAAAAAAGCCTTGTCCTGCTATAGTGCCTTGGGGAGGTGCCGATGAAAAGGATTTTGGCTATAAGTTTCTTGCTTTTGGGTCCAATAATGATTAATGATTATCAAAACATGAAAGAAAATCTTATCTCTAAGAAATATGAAATCGCAAAAAATTTTTACATTAGAGAAAAAAGCAAAGAAGATTTTGGCGTAAAAGCTTATAAGCTAGAAAGATTATCTTTCTATAACTTAACAAAAAATCAAACCGATAGTACTCCAGATATTGCTTCTTGTGGCCCAATAAAGAAAGTTAAAGAAACAATCATAGCAATCTCACAAGATTTGTTCTTTGACAAAAATCGTAGAAAATATCTTTGCGGCAAAAAAGCTAAAATCATCTCAGATTTAGGAATCTTTGAAGGTGTCATTTATGACACAATGAATGCTAGATACAAAAGATCAGCAGATATTGTAGTTGACACATATGATGAAGCTATTAAACTAGGAATATCAAAGAATGCTATTTTGATTGTTTACGATTAAGAAAGAATGTTTTGTGTTTTTTATTTTGTGCAAAAACAAGTAAACGCTTTCCTTATCTCTTCATTGCGTTTTGTGCTATCATGTTCAAAACATGAAAGAGGTAGAAAAAGTTGCTCTAATAAACATAGTCAAAGAAAGCAAAAATTTTGAAGAAGCAATAGAAAAAATCAATCAAGTGAAACCAAACTTAACACAAGAAATTTTTTGTCCACAAAAAAGTTTTCTCAAATCTATAGAAGAAACGCTAATAAACTTTATAAACGATCATATTTTGTGGCTAGAGTTAAAAGTGAATTTTGTCGCACTATATGAAGGAAATGACTATAGCGAAAGATACGAAAACGATAAGAGATATATCAGCAAAGCTTTCTATAGCGGCAGCCCAGAACAAGATACACTTATTTCTATTGTAGAAAGAAAAGAAGATTTAAAAGACAAACTGAAAAATTTCTTTGAAAACTTTCATGAGTATACGAAACTTCACATTTTAGAATCTCTAGAAGAAGACTTTGAATTTGCAAGAGAAAAAGAAGTAAAAAAATTCACGCTCTACAAATACAACACAGCAATACCATTCACTATTCATTTACACACACTTAAAAAAATCACAAAAATCATTGAAATCTATGAAAGAGAAGAAATCTTCGTTTTTGTTCCCATCTTTTCCTTTTTATTTTCTTTTGCTAGTAATATGTTTCTATTTTCCTTTATTGAAAAAATATCTGATTTTTACGGGCCAAAAGAGGACATAGAAATTACACAAATCTCTACAATAAGAAAGTTTTACGGCATTCTTTTGGAGGGAAAAATAAAAGAAACCTTTTAAAAATCTATCCCCTAGCGTTTACTTTCATTAAACCCCCCCCAATCTATGCTTTAGCGTTTACACACAACTATCTTCAACATCCCGCGACAATCATCAAATCTACACGCTTTGCCCCCCCCCAAAATCACCCCCCTAGATAGGTCTTGACAAAAGAGGAGATGTGGGGTATAGTGAAAGTGTCCCCGTAAAGGGGATAAGGAGGTGCAAGATGGGAAAGAACACGGCAAAAAAAGAGGCTAGGAAGGCTCCAAGCGCCAAAAAGATCATCCTCACCTGCGCTAAGTGTGGCAAGGAGTTTATTGCTGAGGCAAAGACGAGGCCACCCAAGCATTGTGAAGATTGCCGCAAGAATACTACATGGAGGGTTGTCGGATACGAGGATACCAAGTATGGCAAGGTGAGGGTTGAGGAAAAAGGGGGGAAGATTCGCAAGATCCTCATAGAGTAATCCATGCAAGTATGCCTCCCCGAAAGGGGAGGTTTTTTCTTTTTTAAGACGCTAAGTAAACGCTAATGCCCCTTGACACACTTATCTTCTGGTGCTATGATAAAGGTGGAGGTGAAGGAGATGGTAGGAAAGGTACTAAACGACTTGCTAAACGGGTCTTTGGTCAGGAAGAAAGTGAAGAAAGTCTATGTGGACGGCGATGATCTCTTACACATCATCGCTAAAGATGAGGATGGTCTAACATACGACATCTACTTTAACCTCAACAATCCGGCTGGTGGAGTAAATGTGGTAGTTACCGACAAGGGTAAAGTAGTTAGTATGTGGCATTACGTAGTTAGTACGTGGCATTACGGGGATAACGTGAAATACGTTGGTCTTAAGTGGAAATGGTAGAGGAAGTGTAACCTCCCCTTTCGGGGAGGTTTTTTTCTTTTTTAAGACGCTAAGTAAACGCTAATGCCTCTTGACACACTTATTTTCTGGTGCTAAGATGGGGGTGGAGGTGATGAACAATGACTAGGCAAGAGAAAGAAGCGTTGAAAGAGTTCCTTGAGTCCCTCAACCTCGGAATCTCGGCAAAAATCTTGGAGGATGAAAACTTTGGTGAAGTCCTTCTTTTGGACTTCTCCGAAACTCTAGGCAAGTTAGAGTTTGTTCATCATAGCCTTGCCATTTTCCCTGATAAGGCCTTGTTAATCAGGCAAAGGGGGCTTGAGGCTCCTTATGTAAAGGAGTTTAAGTAAGCCCCCTTAACCTTAACCTCCCCGTAAAGGGGAGGTTTTTCTTTTTACCCCCCCTTGACAAAATAGACTAAAAGAGGTATCTTAGTGTTGGGAGGTGAACCATGAGCAAAGTCATCAGGTTCATTGAAAATCTTCTACACTTCATCAGGTACGCTGAAGAAATAAGGTTGTCGGGATTCGCCTTAGAAGCTAGGGATAAAAGGGGCGGGAAAATAGTATTCACCATTGGAGGAGAGATCATAGAAGGTTAGCTTGCACGCCCCCCATTGAAGGGGGGCATACAAAAATAATTAAACGCTAAGGGGAAAAATAAAAAAGCTACATTTGTGCGTTAGCGTTTCAGCGTGTATATTTTCCTAACACACCCTCACTCAAGTCTACAAGCCCCCCACATGCCGAATACACGCATGTTACGCATGGGGGCTAAATGTGGTGGCTTGACAAAAAGGATTAAATAGGGTATTATGGGGGTGGAGGTGAGTGAAGTGAGGAAGCCAATTGGGGAGTTTTGGGGTGAAGTGGGTTATGTTCTCGTTCTTAATCCGTTAGTCATAGAGAGCATTCTTAAGACTATTGGCGCTGAGGATCGCCATGTAGAAGCCCTTATCGTCAAGAAAGAGGGTGCAAAATACATTGAGGTTTGGGAAATACCCTTCCTCCCCGCAACGGAATATGCCTATAGGCTAAAGTAGGGGAGAAAGGGAATGTGGGGGGGGGCCAAGTGAGGCCCCCCTATTACTCTTTGAAAATATTCTTACCACAAGCCCCATACAAAAAAGAGCTAAACGCTATCCACATATAGCTAGTGTTATAGCACATAAGTTGAAGCAACTTTATTTTGTCCCAAATAAAAAAGTTTACAGCTTTAAGCGTTTTTTGTATGGTGTTTATATTAGATTTTTGTTTGGGCCTATTAAATAAAAACTAAATAAACACAATCATATCATATCCTCGATAAACAAAAGTCTGTGATTTTGCGTTTAGCGTTTATGCGTTTATAACTTAGGCCATTCTCCTCAACGCCTACTTCCCACTTGCCTCAACGCTAAGCGAACGCTAACGGCAAATAGGGCTTGACAAATAGGCACAAATAGGGTATGATGAGGGTGGAGGTGATGAGCATGAAGAAGCTCATCAAGGACTTTGGGGATGACTACATCTTGGTTCAGGACTCCCAGGAGATCGAGGCTATCTTGGACCACATTGGCGCTAAGGAGATCTCTCCTCGTCCTTGTAGCCTCTTCGTCAAGCTTGATGACGGGGATTATGCTGAAGTTTGGGAATGCCCCTTCATCCCATACATGATGGAGTACGCCTTTAGGCTTTATCCTAAAGGTGAGGAAGTTGAGGATTAGAGGGGCATAGGTTAGGGGGGGCCAAGTGAGCCCCCCTTTAATCTTTTTTTCTACAAAACAAGTAAACGCCAAGGGGGGGTAAAGAAAAGTTACATTTTGTGTATTAGCGTTTCAGCGTGTATGTTTTCCTAATGCACTCGCACTTAAGCACAAACGACTTTTACACGCTGCATACACGCATGCTAGGCGCAAAGTAGGGGGGGTTGACAAATGGAGTAAAATAAAGTACTATAAGGGTGGAGGTGAGTAAGATGAAGTTTATCTTCACTCTGTTCTCCAAGATTTTCGGCGCAAAGACTGAAGCTCAGACTCCCAAGCTCAGGGCTGTCTACGAGCCTACTTCCTACTCTGACTCGGAGATTCTTTCTCTCCTCAAGTCCCTTAACCTCACCGGCCCCATTATCCTTGACTTTGAACACGAAGTAGTGAGGGTAGGCGAGGTCTACTTCGAGTTTGACGAAAAGGCCGAAGTGATAAGAATCAAGGATAGGGGTGGTAATACGCTTGCCCTGAGAAAAAAGGAGGGTGGAAAGTGGTATGTCCATCAGTTAATCCTACTCAAGTTAAAGCTTGAGTAGGATAAGGTAAGGCCCCCGTAAAGGGGGCCTTATTTTTTTTGTTGACTTAGGAGTAGGCGGGCGTAAAGGGGGGCTTACTTGCCCCCCCCTTTTCTTTTTTGAAGTACTTTTAGTGTGTAGAGTTATTTTTATTTTTTGTGTTTGGAGCCATTCTTACTTCTAGCTTCACGCAAAAATAGATAAACGCCATCTAAATACATTGTGTTGTGCTAGGAAATATTGGAATAGCTTTTGTTTTGGATAAAGTGCGAAATAGGAATAAGTTTATATATGGAATAGGATCGAAATACAAATAAATGATTTTCCTTCCAAAATAAGCGTGTGTATAGAGTGAAAGCGAAATAGAAGTAAACGCTTTCTAGTTGAAGATCAAATTTGTGGCAAATTTGGCTGTATATGACTAATTGTTAATACAAAATTTTTATAATAAATTATCATGATACCAGACTGTACCCCAAATAAAACTGAAAGATCTTCGAATCTTAGTATTAGTGAAACAACGTTTGTTCTATCTACTGATAACAATTCTTTAAAATACTTAGATTTTTATAACTACTATTTTACAGATATAAGAAATTTTGGAGTGCAAATTCAAGATGGAGAAACAGGACAACTAATCTATGACGACACGCCCTTTGCTCCAAGTTATAATTCTGGAAATTTAATAGTAGACTATACAAATTTGTTTAATGAAAGTGTTTGCAGCTTTTTGGTCGGAAAAAGTGGAGTACAACTCAATAGTTGGGTAGATACTATTTTTTACCCCTTCATAGTTAATAACACCTTATTTTTAGCAGTAAAAGTTTTTCTTGAGGGAAGGTATAAGCAAGATACATCTACGCTATATTCTGAAACGGTTCGTACAGTTGTATTTAAATTTGAAAATGACAGGTTTACTATTGTTTTAGATATAGATGAACCTGCTTTGTACCTTGGACTTTCTGAAGATCTTTGTGTTCATAGAGCTATAAATTTTTGGAGTAGATACATAGATGATCAAAGAATGTTTTCTTTAATAGATGACAAATATCTAATTAGCCTTACTGAATGGGATTACTCGGCTGATCAAAATTTAAACAAAGGGGTTCTTGTTACTATTTATGAGATAGATCAAAACAACAATTTCTTTTTAAGAAAACAACAATTTATTAACTTTCTGGATTACACTCAACATCCAGAGTTTTTTAATTGTTTATACGAAGGAACAGCAGATCTTAACTATAATAATCCGTGGGTTTATCATTCCCATGTCGTTAAAATTGAAAATAAACCAAACCATTTTTTACTAGCTGTTCGTGAAAGTAGTTGTAATTATATTAATATGTACAAAGTTTGTTATTTTGACGAAAATCTTAATATATCGTGCAGCAAAACATTTATTAACGGAAATTATCAAGATTTACTAACAATTTCTCTTAGTACAGATTGGGGTTACAATGTCCTGGAATGGTCTTCGAGAATTAGGAGTGCAACCTTTTTTGATAATAAATTATTTGTTCTTTCAACGGGATCAGCTTTTTTGGTACCAAATTTCAATTCTAATAGTTTGGATGTAGTGAACTGCGATGACGGGTGTTTATTAGTTTTCGATGTACCAAATATGCAAAACATACAATTTATTGATTTTTTTGGACAAAGTTCTTTCTCAGGAAAAATTTATGACCCTTCTACAAGACTCAATGTAAACTTCGCACAATTGGAAGAATTTATTGGTAATAACGGAGCTAAATATTACCAAACATACTTTAGTACAGATCAAAATTTGATTTCTAAAGTATGTCAAGAAATGTATGAAAAGCAGCTTATTGACGATATTTTATACTGTACTACCAATACAAAATTAGAAATTACTGGAAAATCAGATGCTGGTTATTTACTTCCATTTTCTTGGAAACTGATTGAAAAGGATTGCTTTATTGTATACATTGCATTCTTGTCTGTTGAATTTTATGATGCTACAACTAATGAATATAAGTATGATTACACAATAAATTCAAATCATCCAAGGACTCCTATTGCTTTCGCCTTTGTTTTTGTGGTGGATAAAGAAAATCCAATAGTAGACAATAAGCTAAATGCTGAACTTAAGGAAGTCATAGCAATTTCTGAAGATCAAGATTATGATTGGGAAAAATACTTTCTAACTCACGAAGACAAAATTTTCTTCTTTAAGCAATTCTTCTCTGGAGTACCAATGTAAACTTCAAGTTATTGTCTTCAAAAATGTATAATATTTTTATGGAACTATATTGCTCAGAATTAACTAAGGAACAAAAGCCCTCTATTTTTACATCTTCAGATTTACTTGATTTAGAGGCCTTTTTTGAAGTTAATGGGGAATTATATGCAGTAAGAAGAGATTACGTGTATTTTTCTGAGTTAGGTTTTAGGATTTATGTTCCGACTTTATTAAAAATCGAAGGAAGCGTAAATCCTTGGAATCCACAAAGTTACACAGTAATTGAAACTGCTGATCCCACAAATGTTGTTATAGAATTAAAAAATTCTTTGCTGCAGCATCCGTGTTTTTCTAACATAGACAACTTGGAAGTTTTTTATCTACAAATTCGTGATTCTGGTAACGTTCCTGCTAAAGTATATAAAACAAATGATGGAATCTTTTATATACCACAATTGCCGCAAATCTCAATTGTAGGTAGGACAATACTTGATGGATGGTACTATATCTATCCTTTTTATCATAGGGTACACTTGATTTATAAAATTTCAAATAGTGGAATTGAAGTGTTTTCAATTCCTCTTGAATTATCATGGATTCAGGATATGTGTCCAATTTATGCGCCAACTTATGTTGAATATTTAAAAGATAATAAATTTCTCATCACAAATACTTATAGTGATCATTTGGACGACTATACTGCGTATATTTACAATGTTTATCATGTCTATGATGTTGAAACAAATTCTTTGATTACAACCTACCAAGAAGAGCCCTTTACTCTTAATATTAATGATGTTTCGGATTGGTTAAACAAATTAGGTTTGGATGTTTCTGGTTTTTCCTATTATTACGCAAATGGCTTTAGAAGTGAAAACTTTGAAAACTTTTCTACTAGAATAGAAAACGGCCAAGTGAGGGTTCTTGATAGTTTTTATTTGTACGACTTCTATGCAGAAATTGGAAGCTTTTATCTCGAATCTCAACCTTTATTCTTAAAAGAAATATCTATAGACGATAATTACAATTTTTCAATATCTAAACCATTTCTGTTAAATAATTCTCCAGATTTGTTTTCAGTAAATTCTATACAATCATTGGCTAATACAGAATATTTTACATATATGTTTATATATGAACCCTACGAACTTTTTTCTTTCTACTATGATAACAAGCTTATACTCGTTGGACATTATTCGGCAGCTGAAACATTTGATCTTTTAGACTTAGGTGCAGAAAATGTTCTTTTTTATACAGCGCCCGATGATGGATATTTTAGAACACATCCTCCAAATATCTTAATTTATGAAAAAACAGAAGATGGAAATTTTGTGTTATCTAAAAAATACAGATCTTTTTGGACAGAATTTTGGACAGATGAAATAGGCGGTAGTGGAGATTATTATCACTTTGTTCATAGCGATTTACCTTTGTTTGTTTCTAAAAAAGATGTTCCTTCTCCTGGTAATCCTCCAGGTTTAGTTGTAAAACAAGACTATAACCAACAAATTTGCCAAAAGATAGCAGAAAAAGATAGTAGTATTGATTTTCAAGCTTGCTTAAATAACACTTTTTACAAAGATCCCGTTTACGATAGATTTTATTCTCGGTATAAACCAAGAGATTATGCAGCTTTAGTAAACAATGGAAAACTTTATCTGTGGTATAAGTTTACTGTAGCTCCAAATATTTCTGATGCTCAAGAGGAGTACTATATTATAGCTCTATTTTCAATAGATCTACAAGATGAAAGCTATCCTATTTGCACAAAAATTGTTGACGCTGGTCCAATTTCTGACCCCGATTTTGTAAAAACTTTTGAGGTATTAAATGTTAACAGTACTCCGAGTTCTACAAAAAGATTTTTGCTATTAAATCATGAACCTCTTATACCTATGTAAAAAATGAACTCTCTCATAAACAGATAGTGAACTGCTACTCACTTATAGAAGTGGTAGCTTCCTGCTTCATCGACCGCTTACTAGCGATCTCCACAGGCGTAAATTCGGACCGTTCCAGCCCTACTCGATAGTTGTATCGCAACTTGATTATCGTTGCGATACAGGTATATTGTATAGCAAAATGATAATTTTCGTTAAGTGCAATTCATCTCCATCTTTAGAAGATGAGGACTTCTTGCACAACACAAGTTAAAACGCTTGCGCTTCATGCTTATATAATACACCCTCTTCAGAAAACCTGTCAACATGTATCAGACGAAGAAAATAGAGAACAAGACTTTGTTTTGAAAAAGCTTTATTTTTTTATATACTATAAACAGATATGGCTACAAATTGCATACAAAAACAAAGCGAACAAAAAAATACAGAATTAACTTATTGGCGAGTTTCTGAAGATGGAAGATGGCAACCATATTATCAAATAAATGCATTTTGGGAAAACAACAACGAGCTGTATTTACTTCAAAGTGAATACTTAAACCGCAATTCTCAGTTGGGTAGTTTTGAATATAGATTGAAGTTATACAAAATTCTTGATGGCTGTACCTTAGACAGCGGCGATTGTCTTGAAACAATTTTCGCCTACAATCCTACTAACGATATGCTGAATGTTATCAACGAATTTCTTTCTCACCCCCTTTTTTCAAATGAAACAGACATTACGGTTAGATATAGGTCTAGCTATAACCACGACAAAAATATAATCTTTAAAACAACAGATGGTTTTTACTTTGTTGAAGAAGCTTTTATTGAGGTTGCAAAACAAGTAGAGTGGTCAACTGTTCGTTTGTTTACCTCTAGTGTGTACTTCATTTACAAAGTAAATCATGAAACTATTGTTTTAGAAGGAATTTATCACCCCCTTTCATTTTATCCACAAGTACCCGATATTGAGCCAATGGGAATAGTTCATTTAAAAGATAATGTATTTTTGGTTTCTTATTTAGACTATGATTACAGTAGCGAAAGTTTTACTTGGTATCATACTTATCATGTTTTTTCTGTTGGCTTTTCAAACGGACAACCAAGTATAACAACAATTAAAGTAGAAACGATAACAGAAAATTATCTTACCGATACTTCTCATCTTTTGGAAAACTTTTCTATTGATTTAGATGTTTATGATAGAGATTATAGTGTACTGCCTTTTATTCCAGACTCACCAATTAGGAAAATATATTCAGACAAAATGGAATTTTTAGAACCCATTGCTTTTTATGTTTCTACTTATGCTAATGGACAATATATAACTCTTTACTTGGTATACATTAGAGTTGTTAGTCTTGATGAAAATTTCAATTTCTCTTTTTCTAATTATTTTCCATTTGTGAGAGAAAATCCAAAAGAATTTTACAAATCTTCTTATTTGTCTTCTCTCGGTTCAAGTAGTATATATACTGATTTTGTATATATTTATGATGACATATTGCACTATAGGCTTTTTTATAAGAAAAACTTGTTCTTTGCAAAAGAAAAAAATAATAAGTTAGTTATTTTTGCATATCCAAAATTTAGTGATATTTTTGACACATCTTCTTATGGTGGATCAACAAACTCTGCTTTAACAGGAAACGATGACTTGAATTTCTGTTCTCCTCCGCCTAGTGTAATGATTTTTACAAAAAATGGAACTAAGTATACTTTAAATACGGCTAAAAAGAGCGGTTGTTTTACATTTCAGACATCTTCAGGAAACATAGAATTTTACAATAGCGAACTTCCTTTATTTGAAGACAAAAAACAATCTTCTTCCCCTGAAAGTCCTCCAGGTTTGGTTATAAAACAAGACTTTAATGCAGACATTTGTTCAATTTTATCTTCTAAACATTCAGACATTGATTATACAGAATGTTTGTCTTATCGCTTTTACAAATCCATATACTACGAAAGCAACGATTTTTCTGTTGGTTTTGTAGAATTTTACAACGATTGTATTGCTGGAATTGTTTTTACTATTCCTGTAGCTAAAAATCCTGGTCTTCAAGGTAATCAAAGCCAAGAAAGATACGGAAGTATTCTTGTAGACGAATTTTACATTACTATTGCTTTATATGTAAATCTAGACGATTCATCAAACGAAGTTATAGTAAAAATCCTAGACGCTGATAAGTTATACACAATTGATCCAACAAACGAATACTACCAAGATAACTATTTTAACAGAAGAAATTCTATTGTTTTGCGCCAAATGTTTACTGAATCGGATTTTGTGAAAGATTTTATGTTTTTGTACATTAAAAACCCATATAGTGTATATCCTCCTCAGTAATAGTTGAGTTTTTCGTATAACAAAATCTCATACAAATATGTAAAAACGAGAAAAGTTATTTATAATACCAAATATGGGAATAGATTGCGTAAACATAAATCAAACACAAGAACCAAACTTTAACGAATTTATTGATGAGTTGCTACCTTCCTATTTTCATGAAAATAATATTTATTCCTCGTTTAAGTTTCCTATAAACGGAAAAAACTATCTTTTTTATTTTGCAAGAAGATATGATGAAGTAATTCAAAACTATGTAGTTGAGGCAAAACTTGTAGATGAAACAAGTTGTTATGAAGATGTCTGCAGCGTTGTATCATCAATTGACTTAACTTATGTAGATAGTGAAATTCTTAACGCTCTTATGCCACATTTGTGCAATGTCGTAGGTGATGAACAAATCTATAAACTTTATATTGATGGTGATAGAATATATTTTTATGACCTTCAACAAGTAAGTTCTGATGAATATTTGGCGGTTATTAAAGTAAAAAATTCCCTGTTTAGAACTATTAATTCTTTTAACATCTACATTTTATCTTCCTTCGATATCTATCTTATTTTTAGGATTTCTCCTACTTCAATGACTTTAGAAAGAATAGAAATTCCAATTTTGGAACATGCAGCCCTTGGAGGTTGTCTACCAAATAGCGCAACAAATGAACAAGGATTTTTGAAGTATAAAGGAAATAGCTTATTTTTATATGCAGGAATAAGCTCTGCATCAGATATCTACATGCCTAAACTTTTGATGTATTCATTAGATACGCAAGGTGGTCAAAGGAGTATACTTGCACAACAGCAGTTGTCATTTTCTACAAACCCTTCAGATTATGGAATAAGCACTTTGGATCCATATACATTTCAAGTAAACGACTACGTTTTGTATCCTGTGTATAATTCTGATGATTTGTTTGTTCTAGGAACGCATCTTTACTTTGATTTTTACAATGATACTAGTGGGTTTAGTGTCGAATTTGAACCATTACTATTAAAAGTTATTAAGTTTTCTAATCAAAATGGTTTAACAATATCCGATTTTTACACTCCAGCCCTTTATAGTGATCTGAACATTCTTCTTACAAATCTACTTAATGTAAGTAATACATATGTTAACCATAGCGATTTTATTGATGGTAAGTTTTTCAAAATTGGCAACAAAGTTGTTCTGGTGGGAACAATTGATTACTTAACGATAGAAGATTTACCAGATATTGGTAAAACAAATGTAGCAATGTCGCACTATACTGATTTTGATTTGAGAATTCCAGCAACCTTTGTTGTCTATGACTTTGATGAGGTAAATCTAAAATTTGTTTTTAATGAAATTTATTTTACTGGCGTAAGCGAAGACAACAGTTGGGATTTTGACTATTTCTTTTTTAATAGTGCTTTGCCAATTTTCGAAGAAAAAACAACAAATCCAGCAACTCCTTATGGAGTATTTGTAAATAACTCAGCGAAGTCAGATATATGTCAAATTTTATCTTACAAATATGCAATCTCTGACTGTTCTTCTCTATGGCTTTATTACATAGACTATGTTTATTTCACACGCACAGGTGATGAGTTTATTCAGCTATTAAATGCAGTACAAAGTTTTAGCGATGGGTGTAGTTTATCGATGGTAGCTGCTTTTAGGTTTTTGGCTACACAAAACGATTCAGGATCTGTTCCAAACGACTCCCCAATAGAAGAATATTTAGTTATCGTTTTGTTCAGATTTTCTTTTGATGAGCAAGGAAATCTTGTAAAAGAATATAAAATACTAGATGCTGCACCGCTTTATGTAACTTCTCCTAGTGATACTTATCGCAATAGAGGCGCTTCTGTACATATTCCACAAATTTTCTTTGACAATCAAAAAAGATTACACTATTCTGTGTATGTTTACAGCGAACTACCTCAAGCAGGTGGGGGTGGCGTTGCCATGTAACAATAAAAGTATTTTAAATACCAAACACAAAACAAATGTTAAAATAGTCTTGTGGCAAGAATTAGCGAAGATAATCCTTTAATTGCGCCAAATTATCCAGTTCCTTTTTCAAACAATTTTTATGAAGTAGGACAATATTCTCCTAGCGATTCAACTTTATCTGCTTTAAGACTTTTAGAAGCGAAAGACCAAGGTTTGTTTTATGATCCTACTATCGATATCTACGATGACGAAGGAAATATTGACGAAAACAAAGTTGCTAGGTTGAACAAAGAAGAGCTTCTAAGTTTTGCAGCGCTAGTAGTAGATAATGTAATTCCTTTTTATGCGCTTTTGAATCTTCGTGCTGTTTTCAAGCAAGTAGAAATTGTGTTTAATCTCTTCAAAATCACAAAAGTCTATTGGCACAAAAAAAGTGAGATTAGAGAACTTGTAGACTTTGATCCTGATTTGGCAATTATAGGTTCTAGTTTCTCGCATGACAAAATTTATCTTCATGTTTTTCAGCCTTATTACCTCTATCTAACTGTTCCCGTAGTGAGAAGAGTACCTAACTTTACTCAAGGAATTTCAGTAGCTTCTCTAGCTACTGCTAAGGAAATTGCAAATATTACTTTTCAAAAGCTTTCTGCTTCTTTTCCTGAGCAAATTGAAAAATTTATATCTTTGAGGGGCTGGAAAAGAGAAAAACTTTCTGAAGAAGATTTAAGAGCTGGCGAGTTTTTCGGTCTAAAACTGAATAAAAATTTGTATCATGATAACGATGAGGTTATCAGCTTAGAATCTACACTTGGGCCAAAAGAAGATTTTATAGAGGCTTTTGTTTTCTACTTTTTCCACAGAAATTATCTTCAACAATTCCCTAAAGTCTTCGCATACATGAGAAATCTAGAAAAGTTCTTGGAGGAACTATGAAGAAAGTTGTTTATCATCTCTCTCAAGGAGATAATACTGCAGAAGTTCACTTTATCCTAGCAAAAAATAAAATACAAGATTACTACATAAAATCATCTAACGACAATGTGAAATTTGCGCTAGAACAAATTTTGGAGAGAGAAATTTTTTATCCTGTTTCAAAAAAGAACGGAAAATTTAGTGTTCAAGTATTTGTTGGTTTAGAAATAAAAGAAGAAGAAGCTTTTTTCGTTTTACCCGGAATTCTCGTTTGGCATGGCTTCAAGATAGAAAAAGTAGAAAAAATCTCTGACAGAACATTAAAATCACTTTCGCTTTTAGAAGATATACAATTAGAAACAGAAGAGGATGAGGTGGATATGAAAAACTACATAAAGTCTATTGAGGATATTCTGTTTAGCTTTCATGAAAGAAGCAAAGACATTATTCTTTTGGCTACTACTAAGTCCATTAACTATTCTCAGTTTGCTAATGAAAAAGGTATTGTAGAAAAAGTTCCTGCAGGTTATATTGCTTACAATGTTGAGGATGGTCGTGTTTTAACTGGAGGAAAGTTCTTAGGTGTAAAAGTAGAACAGCTTGAAGAAGGAAGACCTTGGATGCTCATACCTTCAAACAAGAATACTGCACAAGCGCTTTCTAGGGTTCAATCAGGAAAAGCTTCAAAAGAGGATGTTGCTGGATTAATTGAAGCTTCTTTGCAAAAGAAAAAGCAAGACGAAGGCTTAATTGATGAAATTCTAAAAGAAGGAATCTACTTTAGAGGAATTACAGAGGCTAAAAAGAAACTTCTAAAAGACTTACTTCAAGCAGTAGACTCTGACGCAAAGAAGTATCTGCAACAAGAAAAGAAGCTTTCAACACAAGGACAAAGAAACAATTTTGATTATGTTTATGTTTACGATCCAGAAAACAAGTATCTTACAAACCTTTCAACATATTTAGCTACAAAAGACCAATTCTCTGGAAAAGAGGTTTTCTTTACTGATAACCTTCTAAAACTTCGTTCTCAAGGTGCTAGCAGTTCAGCATTGTTTACAGAATTAAAAAGACTGCTGAAAATTGACAGCGAAGAATATGAAAGAATTCTTGACAACTTGCTTACTGAAGTAATACAAAATCCAAAACTACTAAACAGAAGAGGTGCTGCGCAAACAGATATCGATGCGTTAGTAGCAGAAATACTAGGTAGCAATGCAATAATACCTGCGGGCGTTTTAGATATACCTACAGGAAATATTATCAAGCTAGACGATGATACTGCAAGGATATTTGGACTTCCAGTAGGCAGACAAAAATACTTACATCCTCTTTATCAAAATATTGATTCCTCTGCAATTGAAGAAGCCGAAAAAATTCTCAAAAAAGACATTTCTGCAAGAATTTTTGAAAGAGGAGTAAGAGAAAATATTCCTAGTGCTGAAGAAGATCCTAGCGTTATTGATAAACTTTTTCCGCCTGATGAAAAAGATTACCATAGAGAATTATTTAACCTTTTCATTAAAGGCGGCAAATTTAAAGAAGAACTCGATGATCTTTGGGCTTTATTAAACATAAAAAAGGATCCTAAAGGGAACCTAATAAGAATTGACGGCAACAACAAAGAAGTTTTACCTGTCCCTAAAGGAAACTTTGGCGAAAAATTTCCTCTAAGGTGGATGCCTTTACTATTACATAAATTCGGCATTATAGGATACAACTCTAAAATTGGGCCAATTTCTTACAACGAAAGAATAAAGTTTGCAGATCCGAAAATTTCTTTGCAACCTTATCAGGTTCAAGCACTTCTTAAGTTTTTGCATCCTCACTACCTAAGACACACTTCTAAGTTAGAAAATCTGCAAAAAGTAGGAATGTTTATTGCTCACGCTACTGGTCTAGGAAAAACTTTTACTGGTCTTCTAGCATACGCATTTGCAACAAATCTTGGTCTTCATAAAGTTTCTTATAAAAGAGATAATAAGGAGATTACTTTTGATCAAAGACCTGCTTTAGCAGTAATGCCTGAATCTATTGCAAAAGGCTGGATTGATGATGCTGAAACATTGTTTGGCTGGAAAGTAGGTCAAGATATATTTGTAATTGAAGGTAATCCGCAACAAAGAAGAGAAAAATGGAGTCAATTACTTGATTTATGGGCTAGAGCAAACAGAGGAGAAAAAGTAAATCTTCCCAAAATGGTAATCATGAAGCTTTCTACATTCCAAAAAATGGAATCTGCTAGTGCAGAAGATGAAGCTGATAAATATTTCTTAAATCTTCTTTCTGGTCCTTCAATTATTTCCCACAAAGGACAAAAACTAGCAGTTCCTTTTGGAATGTTTGGAATGCTTCTTGTAGACGAAGCTTCTACAATTTTCTCAAAAAGCTCAGCTAGAAGAAGGCACATTGAAGATATATCAGACTCTATTACTTCAGATGCGAATCGTGGCTATACATTGCTGCTTAACGCTACTGCAATGTCTAACAGCCCAAGGGACTTCTCCTCAGCAATGGAAATGATGTTTTATCAGGGCCATTTATTCAGAAGAATTCTTGGCGATCCTGTAATTAAAACACCTGGTGGTCCAGTAATTAATGAAGATATGCTTAGAGCCTCTGCAACTTATCTTGATGTTGTAGGTTCTACTGACCTTGAACTAAAGGGAATTGAACTTGATATAAAGACTGATGATCCTCTAGCTTGGCCTACTTCTCCAGTTGATCCTCAAAAGCTATCTTCTGATGATCCTCTAGTTAGAGAACCAGAAAAAACAAAACAAAAGTTTGAAGAAATGTTCCTAACTGTAGCTTCAACTATTTATCAGATAGCTAAGCTGTATAAAGAAGACAGACATGTAATGACAACAATCTACGATCCTGTTACGCAGTCAAGAAAAGAAGTAGATTCTAAGCTGTTCTACGAAATGTATGTTCCTGGTTTTGCTACCTTATTTAGCTATGTTCAGGGTGGTGCTTTCACTTGGGAGCGTGCACTAGAGTATGGCTTTACTAGCTTTGATGAAGAAGGTCCATTCATAATTATTGATGAAGACAACAAGCCTAAAAACGCTTCAGTTAGAGAGATTGCGATAAGAAGCCTTGTTGACACTTTAGCGTCAATTAGTCCAAATATTTTAGACAGGTTTGGTAGTAACAATGTCTTAAAAGATTTGATTCCTAAAATCAAAGAATATAGAAGTGCAGAGGGTGAGAAGAAAGCTAGATTAAAAAGAGAAATTCTTGATTTGGCAACAAAAGTTCCTGTAGTTTCTTTTGGCAACACACAATACACATTTGCTGATTTGCTCAGTTTGGGATTTGAAAATGTAGTAACTCACGGTCTAGGTTCTGCTGAGATTGAATTTGATGTAGATGTAAATGCTTCTAGAGAAAAGAAGCAGCAAAAGTTTAAAAAGGGATTCAAAATTAGATTTCCAGGTTATGCTTGGAACAAAAAGATTGACAAAGAGCAAGAAAAATCTGGAACTTTACAAAGAAGGACAGGCGTTAGCGGTGCGTTAGAACAAAAGAAGCAAAAAACAGGAAGTGAAAGAAAGATTTCTATCGAAACAAGAAACAAAATGATGAAGTATACTTTCTTCATTACACCTATGCTTTCTGATAATAAGTACCTTTACTATCCAGTAATTCAAAACACAGCACAAGGTGAGTTTAAAATTCGCTTAGTTAAACAAGACCTTCAAACAGGCGTAAGAACACTTGTTGATAGAAATGATCCTAAAGCGGCACCTTTCTTGAATGAGGATGGAACTCTAAACGAAAACTTTACAATTAGACAAAGTGAAGGTAACGATATTACACTAGACACAATTGGTGAACAAATTGGTAAGGAACTTGACAGAGCCTCTTATAACGCAATTGCAACTACTGAGCAGTTTAAAAGAGTAGTAGAAGAAGCTTTAAAACCCTTTTCAACAGCAGATAAAGCTTCTAACAATTTAGGAAGAAAAATTCTTATCACCTCTCCTAGCACAGCTTTTGTAAAGGCTTTAGATTTTGTCATTGACAACATTAGAAGAAATACACCGTTAGGAAGAATGTTTAGGAATTTGGTACCTATATTTGGCGATAAAGGTGTTGTTGAGGCACTTAAGCGATACTACAATGGGTCAGTTACTGGTGAAACTGATATGGCTGATAGAATGAAGATTATTGAAAGCCACAATGCCAACAACAAACCTTCTATAACTGTTCTCTCAAGAGCGCTAGCTAGAGGTGTAAACATGCCTTCACAAAGGATTGTTGTTCATGGCGCTACTTTCTCTTATGAAACAATTTTGCAAATGTTAGGTAGAGCTTTTCGTCCTGGTGGAAAACAAAGAGGTAAAGTAGATGCTTCAATTGTTCTTCCTCAAAGTGTTGCTGCTGTTCTAGGATTGAAGTCATTTGAAGTTAAGAAAATTTTTGACACACAAAAACTTCTTGCTGACAATACACCAATTCTTGAACAAGATGAAGAAGCAGAATACGAGGCTATCATGCAGGAAAGAGAAGAGGCATTCTATCGAAAAGTAGCTGATGCTTTAGCTAATATCATCACCCCTGTTAAGATAGAAATAAAGTAGGAGGATAAAATGACCACAGAAGAACAAATGCCCAAAGAGCTTCTTGAAATGTGTAAAGAAATGGATACCGAAAGAAGAAGAAATTATGTGAGTAAATTTTTAGCGCTTTTTTTACCGCACTTATCTTGGGATTGGGCCAATGTTTTGTATGAAAAAACTCCTTCTTTAGAAGAAGATTATAGCGGCAAAAAATTTGCTGAATACCTTAGTGGCCTTGCAGCTTTAGTAGAATTTGAACAAAATGATGATAAATTTCAGTCCTGTTATCATTTAGATTTAGCTATCAAATACCTCAGTAAATACGGTGTAGATGAAGATCCCATTAATGCTTTAAAAGAAATTTACTGTACACCTGAAGAGGAAAAAGAAGAAGAAAGCGAATAGTAGAATACATATATGGGCCTTGTATACGATTACAACAATACTTATACTGATAACTCACCTTTTGATAAGGTTAAGGTAGTACCTGAAGGAAAGGTTTTATATAAGGAGTCTAATCCAACTAGAAGTGTCTATTTTCAAGGCCAAAAAACCACAAAACACGGCATTGCAATAGAAACTGAAAACGGTTGGCACCTAGTAGATGTTGAAGAATACTTAAACAACTTTGGAAATTCGCTAGATGAAAAGCAGCTAAATACTATTTCAAAGATATACAACATAGATGTTTCTCAATATCTACAACAAGGAGAAGCTTTACCTGAAGAAACAAGAACAGAAGAAGAGGTTACTGAGCAACAAGAAGAAGTTTCTGTTGAGCGCCAAGAAGAAGTTCAAGAATTACAACAAGAGTTAGTAGAAGAAAAAGCTGAAGAAGTAATAGATGTTCTAGAAGAACAGCTTGAAGAAAGCTCAGAAGCTTTAGAAGAAATATCAGAAGAGCTAGAAGACAAAGAAATTTCGCCAAAAGAAGCTGAGATTTTAGAAAACCAAAGATTATTAGAAGCACAAGCGATAAAAAATGATCTTCTTGAAACAATTTCACAGCTAGCAGAAGAAAGATTAAAAGAGGGCAATCCTCTTAAGCTTTCAGAAGCGAAAGAGCTTTATGAAAGTCTTGATAAAAAATCAAGAGAAGTTTTAGACGAGCTTAGAGAATTCTTTACTTTAGAAGACCTAATTTCTGAAGCGAATAGAAGGCTGATAGAAAACAAGTTTGATGAATTTGTAGAACAATTCTTTCCTAACGACTTAGATGAAGACAAAGAAAGCAACTTAGAAAAGTTAGAAAATGCGCTAGACAAAACAAAAGAAGCCTTACTAGGTTTAAGCGAACTTTTTAATGAAGAAGATTTAGGAAGGCTTATTAATTTAGCTAAAGAAAAGTTTGATGAATTTAAAGAAACTTTTGCTAGCGCACAAGACTTATCTGAAGAAGTTAAAGAAGCGCTAATTGATGAAGCGCTTGATAAAGTTTTAGAAACAAAAGAGGCTTCACCTGAAAAGCTTTATCAAGAAAGCATAGAGTATCTAGAAAAAAGCCAAGGGGATTACAAAGAACATATTGACAAAATAACAAGATTTTTCTTGGGACAATCTTTTTCTGATTTTAATTTTTCTACCTTAATGAAAAATGTAGAATCTTTAGGCTTTGAGCGCACACTTACTGCGTTAGCAAACACATTTGCAGGTATCTTAGCTTTAGACAACAACCTTGAGCCTCTAGATATCTATCAAGCACTAGAGTTAATGAAAGATTTTTCTAAGAAAGGTAAGACCTATGAACTGCTTCAAAATCTCTGTGTTTCTTATAGTGTAGATTTAGAGTATTCAAAAAGAGGCTATCAATCTTTTAAAGAAGAAGTAAAAGGTGCGTCAGAAATTTGCGAAAATAAGCTAGGAAGTCTAGCTTTCTTCATTGACGCTTTTCTTCCTCAATACGAAACTCAACTTGTTCACGGCTACTTTAGATTTGTGCCAAATATAAACAAAGTCTTACAACACACATCAAATGAACTAGCAAATCTTGCTGATCAAAAAGACATTCCTAGGCAAATGTTTAATCCTCTAGTGAGGTCTTCGCTTATCAAGCGAATGCTAGAAGAAAAAGAAAAAGAGCACGAAGAATTTTTAAAACAAGTTGAGATAGAAAGACAAATTGAAGAACAGCAAATAAAAGAATTGTCAGAAAATATAAGGCTTCCAGAAAAACTCAAAAATCTGTTTGAAGACTTTCCTTCTGCTGTAAGAGAACTTATAAATCACTCGCCTGAAGCAAAAGTAGGAATTGGTAACACAGAAGAAAACTTAGTAAATCTAGCACTTCTTGCAGGAATGTTTGACAGACTCGATGGAACTTTAAAGGTAGTTTTAAATGACGACACAGATCGTGCATTGAGTGGCCTTTTGTATCAAGCTTCAACTTATTTGGATGCAATTAAAGAAAGATATTCAACTCAGCTTAAGGCCAAAGCAGAGAGTGTTAAAGATTTTGATAAGCAAGTTTTTGCAGCAGCCTTAAAAACACTAACAGACAGCTATGCTTGTGCAGAAGGAGAATCTGAAGAGGTATGTAAAAACAGACTTCATACAGAACTATTGAGTAGAGTTAAAGAGGCTGTTAGAAATTTAGCTTTTCTTCCTAAAGAAGGAAAACGTTTTGATGCACAAAATCTAAAAACTGATGAGCTTGGAAACATAATATATGAGAATCACTCAGAACTAAATAAGGAATGGGATGTAGAATCTCACTTAGATAGCTTTGTAATAAGATTTAGAAATTTAGCTTCTTCTCTTATTGCTTATCATCTTTTTGATCAATACAATCCTAATGTTGAAGAACTAGCTAAGAAAATTGATGAAATAGAACAAACCAAAGGAATGCCTCTTGATGTATATCTAGAACAAGAACATGAAGGCGTAGAGGATGATGTAAGATTGAATGAAGTCTTAGGCGAACTTTCAAACATCTTTAGTGATATAGAAACAAAAGAAGACTTAGATGCACTTGTAATTGGCACAGCGCCTTATGCTTACAAAATAAATGCTTTCATGAAAGAAGTTTTTGGTGAATATAATGGCACAAAAGAATACTCTTTCTCCAACAAGTTTGAAGACACAGTTTCTTATGGCGAATTTGAAAATTATGAAGATGCAATTCTCGATATCTTAAAGACAAAAGTGCCAAAAGAAAATCCTTTATACCTCTTTGACAACTTTTCGCCTAATGTAATACACACACAAACTCCGCCCATAAGTTTTGATGAAGAAATACCTATCATAGGTGAAGAAGAGCAAGCTTCTTTAACTGAAGAATCAGCTACAGAATCTGAAGTTCCTTTAGAAAAGATAAGTTATAGCGAAGTTACTTTTGAAGACTTAGAAAATCTTAAAGAAACATTAGATGAAAATGAATCTTTGACTCTTTATGTAGATGAAGACAAAGAAGTTGAAATTAAAAAAATAGGCAATAGGCTATCTTGCGCATTCAGGTCTGGAAATAAGACTTTAGGAACTCTACAACTGAAAGACTTAAAGAAGTTAGGAAAAGACTTTAAGACAGCAGTTGATGAAGCTTTTGAAACTATTTCTGAGGCAACCTCGCAAGATAAACTTCTGAATTCGTCTATTGAGCAACTTAACAAGGCTATAAAAGAGAAGAAGAAGTCTAAAAAGAAGGCCAAAAAGAAGTCCAAAAAGAAAACCAAAGAAAAAGAAGAAAAGCCTTCTGAAGAAACAAGAACAGAAGAAATTACTGAAATACCTTCTCAAACTGAAGAAGTTCCTGAATCTACTTCTTCAACTGAAGAAACTTCTGAGCCTTCTCCTACAACTGAAGTTTCTTCAGAAGCTAAAGAATCTGAAACAAAAACTTCTAAGAAGAAGGCTAAATCTGACAAAAAAGAATCAGAAAAGACAAATAAGAAATCTTCTAAAAACCAAAAAGAAACAATCAAAGAAGAAGATAAAGAAGAAGTTAAAGAAAACCTTGAACAACAAGCTAGCGAAATTGTTTTAGAAGAAGAAAAGAAAGAAGCTGTTGAAGAAGTTGAAACAAGCCTTTCTGCTGAGAAAGAAGAGTATTACTCGAACTTAATAAACCTTTTCTCTTCACCTTCAACAATTTCTTATGTTGCTGAGGCGATTCAACAAGCTGTTGACTTTGATCCTGAAGTAGAAAAAGACATAAAGGGTTTAATTTACTTTGGCATCTTCAAGCCTGAAAACTTAGACAAAGTATCGCCTTACTTCGTAAGTATAGATAACGCATATGCTTATCTAGCAGATTTTGAAAAAGCTTATAACGAAGACAAAGACTTTAAAAAGTTGGTTGATGTTTCTTATGACGTTCTCGATGAATACACATCTTCAACAAAGAAAGAGTCTTTGCGCTCAGTTGCTGAAAAGGTTTTCAAACAATCAAAAAATCCTTTAGCTAGGAGTGTTGCTCAAACAATACTTCAAAGAACTTCTGATGAAAGCTACATTAGCGATAGACTTAAGAAGAAGATTAGAAACGAAACTTACACAAAACTTTTTGAACAAATATCAAAGTCTAATGAATACATTGAAATGCCTTTAACTGACAAAATTTCGCTTGAAGTTATCACAGGTGAAGAAGGAAAACCAGATGTAGCTACTTTTAAGTTTGTAGAAAGTGAAGAAAATGAACATTATCTAACTTTAGACGATATTGACAATCCTCTCCTTTCAGATAACCTTCTCATTATTTATGCAGCTTTAGAAAATCCTAATGTTGCAGTCTATCTTCCTTACTTCTCAAAAATTCTTTCTGAAGATGATTTTGAGTTTTCGTTAGAAAGCTTTTCTTTTGGCAAAAAGTCTTTAGGAGAAAGAGGATTCTATTACATAAGAGAAGGCGAAAAGACAAAGGTATTCTCTAAGACTTCAGATTTTCTTGCAGAGGCTTTTGCGATTGTTGATACTTTGCGTCCCAACGTAGAAACTGAAACAATTACAGAAGAAGAAACAACTGAAGCTCAAAAAGAAGAACAACAAGAATCTAGTGAAACAAAGAAAGAAAAGCAGAAGAAAGATAAAAAGAAATCAAAATCCAAGAAAAAGCCAAAAGGCAAGAAAGAGGTTGTAGATGCAAAAATAACAGACGAAGGAATACAAACAACAGTTCAAACAGAAGATGAACAAGGACTTATACAGCAAGAAGAAGTTGACGCTTCACCTGATAAAGCAATCGTTAGCTTGACAAATCGTGTGCTAAAAAAAGTTCAACCTTCCTTCTCTTCCTTATAAAAAAGATGAAGAACTTCTCAAAGATGCTGAAAAAATAGCAGAAAACATCGAAAAAGAGAAAGCTAGAATCTCAGAAGACAAGAGATTAGTTTACTATTCTGACACAAACGAAATTCTTGATGCGCTTTTAGAATTTGTGCTTCAAGAAAAGCCTGAAGACAAAGAACTTAGAGTTCCTGCTAGAGATGTTATAAAGAATTACTCTGGAAATAGATTTAAAGAAAAACTTGTGAAATCGCTAATACCTAAAATTGTGGCTGTTTATGACTTAAGTGAAGAAGACCTGTCTTCTTTGGTTGAAGGTCTAGATTTTCCTGATAAGATTGATGCCTATCAACACAAAGTAAACAAGAGCAACCTATCAGCTTCAGTCGTTGAAGATTTTAAGAGAATAGTAAAAGATGCTTTGTCTAAAATTGGCGTAGAAGCTTCTGAGTCTTTCATTTTAGATGAAATTATAAAGGCTTTTGTAGAGATAGCAAGGTAGATGATAAAATAAATTTTGAATATGGGCACTTTTTACTCAGTAACTGGTCCTATTACGACAGAAAAAGATTATGATGTCGTAAAAAGGGTTCCTGAAGGATTTGTTCTTTATCACAAAGATTATCCAACTACCTTTGTATTTTTTGAAGGACAAGTAATTAAACCTAAGAACGGCGTTATTGTAAATCAACCTGATTCTAACTGGATACTAGAAGAATACGAAAAATATGCACAAAAATATCAAGTTGCGCAAGGACAACAGGTTTATGAAAGCTATAGAGAAGAAAATTTTCAGGAATCCGAAAAAGAAGAAGAAAGTAACTATGTAGAAGAATTTGTAGAAAAGCTAGACGAAAGCGTTTTTGATATAGATGCTAGTGAAGGAAATATAATTGAATTAAACAACATTTTAGGAATTGATGAAAATTGGGAAGTTCTTCGTGAATTTAAGCCAGTATCAGGATTTTTTACTTTGATGACTTCTTTAGCAATTGGTTTTTTGTTAGAAAAGGGCTATTTAGACAAGTACGATTTGATAGGACAAGAAGACATAACATTTGTATTTAAGCAGGAAGGTGTTTTTCAAGAGCTAAAGAAGTTTTTGTCTAACTACTTGCACGATATTTCTGATGGCGCTTTAAATGTTCTTACTTATTTAGTTGTTTCAAAATACAACGGCGTTCAAATAGATGTAGACGCTAATTGGTTTTTGTCTTTCTATAACCTATACAAAGACAGGCTAAAAGGAATATACTTTTCAAAAGCACGAATAGATCTTTACGATATAGAAAGAAATTTAATTTACGCCTTATCGCCAAAGGCGCTTATAGAGCTTACAGTTGAAGAAATAATGTCTAAAAAGAGCTTAGTAAAAGTCATGCTTGATATAAACAATTTCTTACAAAGAAACTTATATGGATTTGACCTCTCTTCTCCAGAAAACATCAAAAATTATCTAAGTTCTTTTTTTGAAGTTCTTCTAGAAGTAACACCTAGATCAGATAAAGCTATATTGGCTCCTCTTACCATTCAAAAAACTTTTAAAGAGTTTGTAAATTCTAAAGGAGAAGTTATACTATCTGCGCTTGCCTTGTTTGCGTCATTAGACCAATCATCAGAAGAAGGTTCTTACTTTAAGCTAAAAGAACTAATTGCAGAATCTATGAAAAATCTTGGTGCGTTAGAAGAAGCATACGACTCTTCTAACGATGTTGAAATAGCAGTACATGAAGCAAGATACAAAGAGTCTTTAAACAAACTTCTAGACTTTGCAACTGAGCAGGTTGTTTCTTTTTCTTCTAAAGACCCCATATTAAAAGAAGATGATGTGCATAGTCTGACTTTGTTTTTGTCTTTCTTCTTACCTAGTGAGCGCTCTTATAAAGAAACCTTTCTAGAACATGTGTTTTCTGAGGAAATAAACTTACTTTCAGAGAACATACCTGCATCAACTTATATAAGGAGATTCTTTCTTGATCCTTACAAAGATTCTGATGTTGCTTCAGATTTAGCTGACTTTTTTGCAGATGCAAAAATTGCTACTTTAATTTCTCCAGAACTAGCTAAATATACTGATACTTCTATTTTGGCTAGAGAAATACAATTTGATCCTGAAGGAATAAAAGAAATGCTTGAAGACGACAACTTGTACAGAATTCTAGAGGCGTTTTCTCAGAGAAAGCCTTCTGAAGATATACCAGAACTGAGATATGTTGTAGACATTATAAACACACTACTCAGTCGACATCATAACAAAAGCGAATCTCTTATAACAGAAAAAGTTTTTCCAATCATAAAGGCAATCATAGAAAAGTATGAAAATTCTCCAGAAAAACTTTTTGAAGTAGCTGACTTTGTAAAAGGATTTGTAGAGTTTCTTACAGATATTTCTACAAAAAGATTGCCTTATGTTGCAGAGCCAAATAATCTTAGTGCAATTGGCGCAGTAGCTGACTTTACAGATTATATGATATATGCATACGACAAAATCGTTGAAAAGGAACTGAGTTCTTCAGGTGAAAAGAAACTAATGTATAGAATAGCTGCTACAAATCTTCTGACATACCTAGCAAACCCTTCAACTTTAGCTGAGTATTTTAAGGTTACTTCTGGAGAACATTTTGAATCAATTATAAAGTCTTATCAAAACATCACTAATCTACTAAGTAAAATTTCTTCTATTTCTGTTGAGCAGAAAGCAGATATTCTAAAAGGAATAGAAAATGTCGTTTCGTCAATCAACAAAATGCTAAATGATATTGACAAAAATAAAAGAATCACAAAGAGAACTATTGCATCGCTAGAATCAATGATGTATTACTTGGAACACTTCATACGAGAAGACTTAATGTATTTCGTTGGAAGCGATAAAAGTGTTTTAGAAACTTTCAGCAAAGAAATAAGTGAGATACAAAAAGAATACAAAAAAGTCTACACATCTCTATTTGCAATGAGAAATAATTTGATGGCAAACTCTCTAATTGGAATTTTTGAAAAAGAGAAACCTGAAAAGTTTCCTGCATTTTTAACTTCTAGATATAAGGCAATTATCGTTGATGCAATGAGGAGGTTAGTAGAAAACTCTGATTTGATTTACACAGAAAAGGAAGAGAAGAACTTTCTTTCGCTTTACAGCGTTGATGAAAGTGGCATTATAGACAGAAAAAAGAAATTAGATTTTGTAAGAATTGTAAATTCATCAGGAAAGCCAGCGTTAAGAGTGAGAATTCCTTCTCCAGAGTTTTCCATAAAAAAGAATTCTGAGCATTTTTATGAACTTGTTCACATCGAAGAAATGAAAGAATTTTTCTTTGAAAAGACTCTTGAGGAGTTGCTAGACAAAAATCCTGAAACATATGGCCTTCTTGAAATTCTTCCAAAAGAACTTGCTTTAAGAAGTTTAGATCATACATTCTTATACCAAATAAACGATCCAAATTTCCTATCTCCAAGCGATTTGCAAGCAATGACTTTAGCTTTTATTGGTAGAGGTGGAGCTTACTTTTTGCCCAAAGATAGCTACTCTAGACGCAAAGCTTTAGAGGGCTTTGTTTCTAGCAAAGTTAGCGAATTAAGAAAAGCGCTTTCGTCAAAAGAAAAAATGAGTACTTTAGATAAACTAAGACTTTCTTTGCAAAATTTTGAAGTTGTTGACTACACGACTAACGATAAAATAAGAGGACTAGAGTTGTCAGCAAAAGTTAGAATTGGAAAAAATGTTTATAAGGTTTCAGTAAGAGATTTAGGTTTTCATGTGTACATGCATGCGCTTGTAGAGTACTTACATTCTATTGGGAAAAGCGAGGAAGAAATTATTGACGAGTTGGATTCTTTCAACAACTTTCTAACAGATGCACAAGAAGACTTAAAGGAAAGGCTAACTCTTAATAAATTTTTTAAGTGGTTTAACAATCGAATAGATAAAAATGCTTTTGTAAAATTCTTAATAAAGAGCGCTATCGAGCTTTCAACAGAAGGAAAAAGTTCAGTCGCCTTGTCTAATGAAGACAACATAAGAACAAGTCCTCCACCGCCTGAATCTGTTAATGCACAAGGTCTTGGTGAATCTCTAGTTGGATACCATTCACCCTTTGATACCCCTATGTCTTCTTTAATGTTTAGCAAAATGTTAGAAAAAGCAAAACCTTTGTTGGGTGAAGATTGGTTTAATTTCGTTAAAGAATTATCTGAAAAGTACATAAATATTGTCATTAATCCTAATGGTTGGTATTATGCGTTAGGAAATACAATCAACATAAATCCAATAGCTTACCTATTAACAAAACAGCTTCCAAGACCTTCTATCAGCATGATGTTGAGAGGAATAAAGGCCGCTGCAACACTTAAAAAAAGAACATTTGACACCTTACATGATTATCAAAAAGAAATAACGACACAAAATAAAGAAGAAAGTATGTACACTAGAATAGTACAAGCTTTTACTTCCACTTTAATGCACGAAGTTGGTCATGCGCTAGCAAACGCATATCATCAAATAAAAGATTTAGTAAGAGGAAAAGAAGACGAAGTAGACACTCATATATCAGAAGAAGACGATGTAAAAATAGATATAAACGACACTATAGAAAATATCATTGAAAGAGAAAGTGAAAAAGAAAGGTTTGATCCTAGAGAAATTCAAGAGATGTCTAAAGAAATTCCAGATTTTATCACTTTGACTTTTCTTAAATACCAAAGACCTAGAATAGTTGAGTTTACAAAAAGAGCAGTAGACGAGTTGGGACTAGATAAAAACTTGTTAGATAGAATTCAAATAACATCAACAAATTTAAATAGCGATCTTCAAGTTCTATATTCAAACTATTACAAGTTTCTCGAAGACGCTCAGAAAAAAATATCAGAAAACGGCGAAGAATTTGAAAGAAAATTAGATGAAATGATGAAGGAATACGAAATAATGAACTTCTACTCTTTCTTCAACATCATAGAAGTTCCTTCGACTGCTTTAGAATTTTATTTCCTTTATGGCGAAGAAGAATTTAAAAACAGATATCCAACTTATTATCCGATGATAAAACGATTGATAGAGGACTATAAACTCGCCTTAGAAAAGGAGAAAGAGGATGAAACTAAGTAAACAACTTATTGCAGCTATCACAACATTATTTATGAAATCCAGGTTACAAGAGGCTAACAACACAGACGATAAAGAAGAAAAACAAAGGCTTATTGACGAAGCAGTAAAAGCTTTCATTGATACCATAAAATTATTCGATATTAAAGAGGAAGAGATTTTAGATTATTTTCACCTAGATACCTTTGAAAATTGGTTTCTTGAACTTCTTTGGCGAGAAGCTGAAAAATTTTACAACAAAAACTATAATGAGTAAAGCCATGAAGGAAGTGCTTAATATTCCATTAGAAACAACATTTGAAGTAATAAAAAGCACACATGTCTATACAACGCCTAGTGGTGCAGAACTTTTTGCTGATAAAGTTCCAGAAATAAAACCTATCAAAGGAGAATTTTTTGTAAAGAGAAAAAATCTTGATCTAAAGCCTGGTGATTGGGTAATATTTGGCGTAGCCTCTACACCTAGCATTGATTTAGTTAATGATGCGATTCTAGATGTTAAATACACTTTTGGAGATTCTTTAGAAGAATTTGTGAATTCAGGAAGAATTTTCTATGAGCACGGCTATAAGCACGCTGGAAATCCTTCAAAACATCCTGACATAGATGTTCCTATTGGAATTCCTATTGCAGCAGAAATTTATGACAACAAGCTTTATGTTTGGATATTGTTAGACAAGAATCATGAACTTGCGCAAAAAGTCTATAAACATCTTCAATCTGCTGATGATAGATTTACTAATAAAATTGGTCTATCTATAGGAGCTATACCTATCGGCAAATCACAAACAAAGGTTGTCAATGGAATGTATGTAAATGTACCTCCCAAAATGCGCTTATATGAAGTTTCTATTACTGGACAACCAATAAATATTGATACCTTTGTTAAAGTCTTAAAAAGTCTAGTTTATAATAGTATAGAAAAAGCTATGGAGGAAGATACTATGGCAAAAGACCTAAAAAACCTAGAAGAAGAAAAGCAAGAAGATGTTCTTGAAGCCTTGGGGGAAGAAACTCCAGAGGCTACTTCAGAGGATGCTTCTGAAGAAGAACAAGAAATGAAGCAAGATGAAGCTCAGGTCTTAGACTTAGGCGATCTACAAGGAGAAGCCTCTGAAGAAGCTTCTGAAGTTTCTGAAGAAGCTAAAGAAGAGGGCGCTTCAGAAGTTCAAAGTGATGAAGCGCAAGACGAAGTTGCTTTAGTTCAAGAAGAGGTAGAAGAACACAAAAAGGAAGACAAGGAAACATTTAATTACATCCTCGATAAACTAGACTTCCTAGAGGAAAAACTTTCTGAAGTTATTTCTATGCTTTCTTCTAGGGCTCCACAAGAAGAAAGCGAAAATGCAGTCGTTTCTAGTTCGCTTGCAGAGCTTAAGTCCTTTGTTGAGGCTAAGGTAGCTTCTCTGGAAAACAGGGTTAACTACATTGTGGACATCGTTGAGGCTAGTCTTGAAAACTTTGCAGAACTAAAGTCTGTTCTTAACAAACTTGAAGCCTATAACGAAAAAATTGAAAGTGTAGAAAAATCTCTTTCTTCATTTGAAAATCTTTACAAAGAAGTCAACGAAAAGCTTGAATCTACAACTAAGTCCCTAAACAGCGTTAGCAATGCTCCTAAGCTTGGTGTAAACGCTGAGGTGCATCCTCAAGCGGGTACATTTGAAAGTGGTTTTCAAGAAAAGTTAAAGTCTATCCTAGCTAACAAGACTAAGCTAAAGAGCTTAGAGGAAAAAATACAAGAATATCTAACTTACAAAGGAACTCCAATTCAGCTTAATGAAAAGAAAATGGAACTTTACAACTATGCAAAAGAAGAATTTGGTCTAGAACCTGAAGAATTCGAGCTTATCTACAGGCAATACAAGAATAATCGTAAAATTAGCCAATAAGCTATTATATGATTTGAAGAGGAGGTAAAACAAATATGCCATACGAACATTTGAAGCACTTAGATGAAGCCACACTAAAAGCACTAAACGCAGCTGGTCAAGTTGCTGAGTCTTTAGAGAGAGAGGATTTGGAGCCTGAACTAACCCAACTCAACGTTCTTGATACTCCACTTACTGATCTTCTTTCCAAGTACGCTGTAAAGGCAAAGGCTTATGAGCACGAATACAATGTCGTAACCGCTCGTCATGATAAGATTGGTTATGCTGCTTTCCGTGAAGGTGGTCTTCCTAGGACTGTAGAGGTCAATGTTGCCCGTAGACGCATTAGGCCAATGCTTGTCGGGCACAGAATCACAGTTACCGAGCTTGCTACCAGGACCACTCAAAACGGCGTAATGCAAATCGATGAGCTTGTAAAGCGTGAAAAGATGATTGCTGTAGCAAACGAATTTGAATATCTCGCTTTCTATGGCGATAACCTTCTTGGTGATGATGCTCCTGGTAGCCCCAACAACCTGCAACAGGACGGCATTATTAACATAATTAAGCGTGGTGCCCCTCAAAATGTTCTTGACGCTCAGGGCAAACCTCTTTCTATTGATCTCCTTTGGGAAGCCGAAAGTAGAGTAGTATCCACACAGGCTTTCGCTAATCCTACTGCTGTATTCATCAGCTATGTTGACAAGCTTAACTTACAAGCTTCTTTCTACCAAATTGCTAGAGTAATGACTACTGCCGATAGAAGGGCTGGTCTGCTTGGTGCAGATGCTCAGTCCTATATCGGCGTTCGTGGTGAACACTCTCTTTATCCTTCTCAGTTCCTTGGTGATTTCCATAAGTTTAACCCTGCCCGCTTCGGTGCCGAAGTAGGCGATTTTGCTGCTCCTTCCAACTCTTGGACTGTCAACAGCACAGTTACTTTCGTAACTCTTCCCTACGATAGTGGTCTTGGCGATCCTAATAATGCAACAGTTTACAGCTACGCTTTTAAGGCCGCAAACTTCTATGGCGAAAGTGCTGCTAAGTATGTAGATGTACCTATTGATACTGCTGATGCTGGTAAGGGTGTTCAATTCCAATTCCAAGGTCTTGTTAATGTAAAGTGGCTTGATGTTTACAGAAAGGATCCAGGTTCTCAAGAATTCAAGTTCTACAAGCGTGTTAAGGTATCTACTGTAAACGGCGATTTCACTTGGTTAGACGATGGTCATGAAACCGTTACTACTCCTTCCGGTGTCTATAGATGGAAGAAGATTCCTGGAACTGGTGTAGTAGTGGGCATAGATCCAAATGTAACTACTATGGCTGTATGGATCGGAATGGAACTTTACAGACTACCTCCCGCTCTAACTCACGATTATGTAATTTGGAAGGTAGCTTCTGTATTCTCTAGGGCTCCAGAATTCAACTTCCTCATCGTCAATGTTGGTCAGGAACCCGTTGTATAAAGCTTAAAGCAAACTAAACATGTGCCCCCATTTATTGGGGGCATTCTTTTTTTTGTTATAATGAGGCTAGCATGAGTCTTTTGAACAAGCTAAAAACCATTGAGCGTTATGAAGAGTATCTTCAAAGAAATTTTAACTTTAGAAAATTTAACCTGAAGTGTTACATTAATCTAGGAAAAAGCAAGATTTCGACAAATATTTTTTATGTAAGTACTGTTGATTTTTTAAGATTTCTAGATGCTAACGAAATCATTTTTGCTGGTGAAAATTCAATGATAAAAATTTCTCTATTCAGAAACAGCAAAAAGTCATTTACTCTATCAATAGAAACACTAAAGCAACTAATACAGGAAAAAATAATTTACCTAACTAATGTGTACAGAATATACAGGTATAACTTAGCTTCAAGAGTAAACTATTCTTTTTCGCATACGATTATTTTCTTTAACAAAAACGATTTATTGAATTTTAAGGAAAGCGAACTTTATGTATTTAAAATGAAAAGTGGATTTTTTAAAGAAAAGACTTTGGGCGAACTTCAACAAACTTCTTTCATAAGAAATCTTGAAAAGATTGAGGTATTCTAAATAATGGAAGATGAAATTTAAATTTAATGAGTATCCTTCAACAAGGTTATATTCTATAGCAAAAAATATAGTAGAGAAAGCCTTTTTTATGGGCGGTTATAAAGTTTTATATTATGAGGCTGAACTTTGTAATTATCGTTTTCCAGACGGCAAAGCCTGTTTTGATAAAAGAACACTAAGTCCTTCAATAAATTGCCCTGTTTGTGGTGGTAGCGGTGTTGTTTATAAAGATCCAATAGAAACTATTGCTATAGTAATAGATAATCCCAATGCCCCGCAAAGAAGGCGTGAAGGTGTGTTTTTTATGGACAACTTTAGAATGGTAACCAAACCAGAAATTCCAGTAAAACTTTTAAAACTCCAAGAAGAGGGTAGATTGTTCTTTATAAGAGATAGGTTCGATATTTACTCTGCTAATGGTACACTTTATACAAGTGTTTATGTAGATTCTGAGCCAAAAGACATTTGGTTAGCTGGAATGTTATATAAATCTTTTAAAGTTTCTACACACTATCTATCTGCAAGAACTGCTTTGGGTAAGGAAGATGTTAGATTTGACAATTCAAGTTATACAGAAGTCGTAGAATCGGTTAATGTTCTTAATGCCAAAAATGAGGAAATAGAAGATATTTTAAAGAACATTTTTATTGATGCAGTTAACAAGGAGCAGTAGATATGTCAAATTTTAGCGATCTAACAAACGATTTAGAGTTTCTAACTATTGCTCAGAACTATGTTCCAAATAGCGATTTGCCTATACCTTCTTATCCAAACCCAAAACTAGTTTTTGTAGACTACTTTAAAAACATTTTTAATCAATTGAACCTAAGAAATAAACTCAGCATAACTACTGCTTTTCCTTCTGCTACTTACTTCACAACATTGAAAAATGCTAATAACGACAACGAATTTTTGTTTAAAAGAGGTATAAACATTGCTTTAGATAGTCAAGGAAGTAAGAGGTTTATAGGCAATGTTTTGAAAAAGGATATTTATGGTTTTATAGAAGAGTTTAAGATGTCCCTTTTTGTTTGGTCTTTCGATCCTATTGATAGAGATGTGTTGGGAGATTTTGTTTTGCGTCTTTTGCTTGAGGCACAAGAATCTTTTTATCTTTTAAAAAGAGGAATTCCAGATTTCGTAATTGAAAGATATAACGACAGTCAAGACGAAAAAATTATAGCTAATCACCCGCTGTTTTACAGAGAAGTATATACAAGCGGGAAAAGGTTTATATTCGGCAAAAAAATTCCGAGAGAGGAGGATCATTTTGGCATAATAAAAGATGTTCTTCCTAATGAAGACTGTGAAAATTACGAAGCAATAATAATTGAGGAAGATGGTTCTCTGAAAAAGGTTTGTATAAAAGCAGTCGTAGAAACATAAAATTTTACTCCTAAAAAAACAAAACAGCTTCTGTAAAATGGGAAAAGGAGGTAAAAAACATGGCTATTTCCGTATATTTTGATGGGAAATTAATAAAGCAACTTGGCGCATATGTCAAAACTGATCTAAGCGCCGTAAAGCAAATTAACGGTGTAGGAACTGGTATAGTTGCTCTACTTGGTCTAGCTGAGGGTGGAGAAACTTATAAACCCTATAGACTAACCTCTTTTGCTGAGGCTGCAAGCATTTTTAAGGGTGGACCACTTCTTGAACATATTAAAGCAGCCTTTATAGGTGGTGCTGGTGAAGTTGTTGCTGTGAGAATAGGTAATCCAACAACTGCTAGTGTTTCCATTCCTGTAGCACAAAATGCCTCTGATACTTCACCAGCGAACTTGAACTTCGTTTCTTACGAAGCTTCTACACGCTCTAACCAAATTTATGTTTCTTTTGATTTGGATGAAAACTTTACTTCTGCTAACGATGCTGATGATACTATAATCTTTACTGTTTACCAAAAGCATCCAGATTTTTCAATAACTAGAGAAACCTTTACATTTCCAAGAAAGTTTACAACACCAACTGTTTTAGTAAAAAGAGGAAACACTCTATTTTTTGCGGATAAGTCTATAGTAAACGCTGCTTTAGCAGCAGGACCAGCCTTCCAAACAACTCTAATTAACCTACTAAAAGAACAACTTCAACCTACTGATGTTGTTCAAATCTTTGATGCTAGTGATACAAATCCTGTAGATATACCTCTTGGGCTTTTCGTATATGAGGTTCTTTATGGCGGACTCTTTGGTTTCACAAAGTCTAGGCTAGTAAAAACTAGCTTTGGAACAATTGATGATCTTCTTTCTAACCCTCTACTGTTTAATCTTTCAGCAACACCATTCTTCGATGGAAGCAATTATCAGGATTACACTTCTCTTTCTGATCCTGAAAATTGGTTCGCTAAAAACACTTACACAATCAATCACCTTGTAGACACAACAATAAACCCACACATACTAGCTACACGCATCTTTAGCCTTTCCGGTGGGACAAACGGTGATGACGGCACAGGATATTATCAAACCGCCGTGTCTAACTATATAAATATCTGGTCCCAAGGATTGGCAACCCTAGAAGAGGAAGAAGTTAACTTTGTAATTCCAGCCTATAAATTCACAACTGTAACACAACTTAACGATCGTTTAACAATATTTAAAGGCATTGCTTCTACTTTCCTTTCCCACATCCAAACAATGTCCCAAGTTAACAGAAGAAAAGCTAGAGTTGGCGTATTTGGTCTACCAGCTCCTTCTCCAAACGAATCTGTAACTGCATCTGAGTATCTTTACGACAGGAACATTCTAAACACAATTTCTGCAATGTTTGGCGGTACAGATAGAGCACAAGCTGTTGTATTTCCTTTCTATAGCAATGTATTTAACGATGAAGGAAAAGTTGAGCTTCTTGGTGGAGAATTCTTTGCATCCTATATTGCAGGAATGCACGCTAACAGAGAACCACAAGATTCTATCACATTCCTACCAATAAGCGGAATTGGTGCTGAACCTCTCTACAATTGGACTTACACTCAAAAAGATGATCTTATTTCTAACAGAGTTCTATTTGTAGAAAAGGTAAAAACTTCTTTTGGTGGTATCGTTTATCGAATTCATCACAACCCAACAACTTGGCTTGGCCCCGTAACTCAGGGTTTCCAAGAGTTTGTTCTTAGAAGAATTGACGATTTCCTACAGGCATATGTTTACAAAAACCTACAAGAACAATTCATTGGAAGAAAAAGCTTTGGGCGTAAGACTGAAAACGATATCAAGGTATACACAGAGGCGCTTTTGTCCAATCTCGTTGGAAAGCAAATTGTTGCTTACAAAGATGTAAAAGTTACTTCCAATGAGGACAAAACTGTTTACTATGTAGAATTCTTCTATCAACCAGTAACAGAAATTAAGTTTATCCTCGTTACAATGAAAGTAACCTTTGATTTGGAATAAACTAAGGAGGAGAAATGACACCAAGATTTAGTCCTTACGCAATAATAAAAACACTCTCCTTCAATACGCTTCTTCAAGCGGGACAATCTCCAGCTGATTTAGGATTGGCTTTGCTTAACATTCTAAATAGCTCAAATAATATTTGGGGGGCATTGGAAGGAAACTTTGATTTATTTAAACCTATAGGTATCGCAAATAATGTTTCTATAGACGAATCCTACAACTCTAGGCCAATTTGGGGTATTGGTGAGCCTACAAACCCAATTGTTGTTCCTAATAACTATTCAGCTACAATATCCATATCAAGAATGACATTAGACACGCTTTCTGTAAGAGATTTTACAACTCTACCGGATTACTGGTATGTACCTACACTTCAAAGAAGGGTTGAGGAAATTTTAGGACCAGTTACTGGTAGAGATTTTGTTGACTATCCTTTCTATACATTTATTTCTATAACTTCTGTTGAAAAACCTGATGTTGGATTTTCTGATATTATACAACCATTCCTTAATAGATCTCTTTATGTTTTTATGCCTTCCGAATATTCAACAAGAATTAGTGGCGATGACACAATAATTATGACTGATGTGAGGGGAACAGGAAAACTTGTCAACCTTAGAGGGCTCATAGAAACCCTCGCAAATGCTTTATTAGGAGGATAAAATGGGAGTACCTATTAAAACTTCTCAATTCGCCGAAATTTATTTAATTGGAGTAAAAACAACTGGTACAAATGAAACAAATGAATTATTAAATAACGACAAAGTAACTCTAGTTAGTGAAGACGATCAGAAATTTTCTGTTGGCGTAGAAAAAATTGGTTTAGCAACTAACTTAAGAATTAACGAATCAATGGGTTCAAGAACAAGAACTGTTATAGGTACACCAATACCTATTTTTGTCCCTGGCTTTTACGATGGTTCAATAACAATGGAAAGGGCTACAATACTTTTGCAGTCTTTTAAAAACGGAGTAAATATAAATCCTCTTCTCGCCTATAGCTCTGAAATGTATATGCCTGAAGCTAGGGGAATTAAGAGAGTTGACCTTCCTAGCGATGTAAATGGTGCTCCCCTACCTACTGATTTTCTTTCCTCAAACACTACCTTTTATTATGTAAGCGGAAGAGAATTTGAATATAACGAAAACCATATTCCTGGTTTCCTTTTCGTTATTGCGCTAAAAGACAAGGTTTTAAACGAAGTTAGCCGAAATGCAGGTCTTTACCTTGCTATGTTAAGAGATTTCTCTGTATCTTACTCCTCTGAAAACGCAATTATTTTAGAAAACATTACAGCGTTAGCAAGACCGCTTTACAATAGCGGTTGGTATCAGGTTCTCGCCGATACTTTCAATACAGGTGCTTCCTTTGGCTATATATACTCTGACCCTCACAAGTTATAATAAATAAAAAATCCGCCCCCTATGTAATACAAATCTTTGTTACATAGGGGGACTTAAATTATTTCTAGTATTTTGTTATCTCCATAAATTTTTCTTAAAGCAGTTAATTTTTCTGCAAATTTTAATAAAGTCATTTCGTCTGAGTACGGAGAATTTACTATGTGCTCTTTGACAAACATTCTGTTTAAAGTTTCTTCATTACAAGATTTTATCGAAACATCTTCTAGCCTTACGCACAAGTCTTTTAGTTTAAGAAATTTTATTTTCTTGTCTTCAGAAATTGCAGATTTGATATAATAAATATGAATGAGTTTTTCCACACATACATTTTATCATTTTGGAAGGTGAATTATGTTTAACTTTATAAAGTCTTTATTTTTGATTTTCCCAACAGTTATTCAGGTTTTATCTCTTATTTTAAATTTGCTAAAGGCGGTACAATCGTTAAACAATCAAAAACCCCCTGAAAATGTTGAACAAAAAAATAAAAATGCTTCAGAAGAAAAAGAATCTTTAACTCAAGAAGAAGTTTCTAATAAGAATAAAATAATTGATAAAGAAAAGTTAATAGAATTAGAAAACAGGTCTTTTTTTGTAATTAGATGTAAAAACGATTTTTATAGCCTTGACGAGTCTTTGAGAAAACTTCCACCAGATGTGTTTAAAGAAAAATACTCAGATTTTTGTGAAAAAGAATCAGCTGATATATCAGAAACAAAAAACAGACTAAAAGAAGATGCTCAGTCGAGAATAAAGCAAAAAAATGTTCTAATCAACAAAATTTATTTTATATTAAACAAATATGGCCTATCAAAAGACTTTGATGCGTTGCCCCAAGAAATAAAAGAGTTAGATCCAGAGGATTTCAAAGAATATGCCAAGAAAAATCTCTGAAGAAAAACGAAGGCTATTAGAGGAGGTCTATAAAGAGTACCTTAGAGATAAAGAAGCTGGTTATTACGATCTTTCAGTTAAATACAATATTCCCTACTCTACTTTGAGGAGATACATACTTCAACGATTAAAAGAAGACGACATAGAAAGTGAGAAAGACTATGTAGAATTTCCTTATGAAGGATTTGAATGCCTAAAAGAAGGGGATACTTTTTCCTGGAGTGAAAGTTCTGAAACAATCTTTAAAGCAGTAAGAAAAACAAAAGTTGCTGGTGAAATAATTTGGATGTTTGTAAAAACAAACAAAAGATCCGAAAGACACTTTATACCAGAAACTTTAGATAGCTGTAAAGAGGAACTATGAAAGATATAAACATTAAGTTACTAAAGGAAGCAGAAAAGGAGGATTTACAAGAAGCAATCGCTTTGTTTGAATCTTTAGAAGAAACACACAAAAACCACAAAACCCTATCAAAAAGAGATTTGATTGCCAAAGTTTTAGAAGACTATTCTATCAATAAACTGAGCATAAATGAAATATCTAATCGTTATGGCGTATCTACAAGCTTAATACACAAGCTTCTTCAAGATTTTTATCTATTTTACTTTGATGATAAAAAATTGCAGGAACTCAGTTTTGTAGATCCTAGTTCTCATTTTAGCGTTTTGTATTCGTTTTTTAACTCTGTTAGCGCATTATCAAAGGAAATAACCTTCAACACAGTAATTTCAAAAAAACTAAGAGAAAAAATATCTGCTTTATTAGCAGAAAAAGGAATTGATGGAGTTCTTGAAAACAGAAAACTTCTTAATGCCTGGAAAGACAGCATAAGGCGCTTTGAAGTTTTGCTAAAGCTTTCTGTTGACCAAACAAACACCTATCTAAATCTTATAGAGAAGGTTCTTGATAGACAAAGAGAAGTTGCCTTTGTAAAGGCGATGTACGAAATCTTATCAGAACTAGATCCGCAAACTGCAGTAAAGCTTCAAGAAAGACTTTATCAAGATGAATATGCTAGGGCATTAATAGAAGCTAACTCTTTGGAAGACTTTATCGCACTTATTGTCAACACAACTGCTGTAAGAAACAGAATTAAAGAATTAAACGAAAAGAATGCGTTAGATGTAGATTATGCCGAAGAAGAATGAAAGCTTTTCAATAATTAGAGATATAAATTCCCTCATAGAGAAAAAAACCTATGAGGCTAAAGCAGAGTTAAATCCGAAAGATATTTATGAAGTAGAACCAGTAGATATTATTACTTTCGTAACTAGTAATGACTATTTGGGAATAAATCTTTATGGTCTTTCTGAGCCACAAAAGAAGGTCTTAGAAATAGCAGATGATTTTGAAAATGGTATTAACTATATAATTCTTTGGGTTGGAAAAGGTGGAGGAAAGGATTTTATTACAAGAATAATATTTATGAGGCTTGTCTATCGTCTACTTTGTATGTATTCTCCACACAAATATTTTGGAATACCAAGTTCAGAAATTATTACTTTTCTCAATGTTGCCGCATCAGCTGATCAGGCTGCGAGTGTATTTTTTGATCCACTAAAAAATTACATAAGAAACGCTGGTCCAAAAGCCTTTAGACAGTTTGGCTTTAATCCAGATACAGATATAAAAGAAAAACACATTATCTTTCCTAAAAACATTCATCTAGTTAGCGGCCACTCTGAAAGCGATTCTCTAGAAGGAAAAAACATTCTTGTGGCAGTAGCAGACGAAATAGATGCTAAGTCTTTTAGAAATCCAGAAAAAATGTGGACAATGTTAAGGTCTTCTTCTAGGTCAAGATTTAATGGAAAAGAAAAAATTTTCGCTATTTCATACATGCGTTACAGCGAATCAAATGGAATGATACAAAAACTATATAAAGAACATTTAGGGCTTCCTCATTCTTTTGTAGCCAAATATCCTACTTGGGAATTTAATCCAAATCCAATGATAACAAGAGAAACCTTTGCTTCTGAGTTTGAAAAAAATCCTGTAGAAGCAGAAACAATTTATGCTTGTAATCCTCCAGAACAACCAATAGACGCTTGGTTTACAGATTTGGAAAGACTAAAAAATGCTATGAAATCTTCGGAACTTCATCCATTAAAGTTTCCGTTGCCCCCAGAAGATTTTTACAATAACCCTAAACTTGAAGCTTTCGCCTTAAAAGAAGATGGTTCATATGAAAAAATAAATCCTTACAATTTAGAATTTAAGGATTGGTTTTACGGAAAGGATGGTGTTGAATACGTCCTTGTAGCTGATCCTGGTTTGGGAAGAGTTTCTACAGAAGGAGATGCTTACGCAATAGCTCTTGGACATAGAGAATTCTATTATTCAAAGGAAGGAAAATTAATTCCTAGACCAGTCATCGATTTTGTGTTTAGGTTTACTGGATACATGTTTGATGAAGAAGAGGTTCAAATAAACGCTGTACACAATCTTATAGAAAAGCTAATAGAAGAAAGAAAATTTAACATCACACACGCATTTTTTGATATATACAACTCAGCTTCAACAGCGCAATGGCTAAAAAGAAGATATCCTCATATGAAAGTTACTTACAACAAATATGTAAACTATGAGCATTACGCCCTACTAAGAGAAAGACTTTTTGGTGAGGCACCTCCTTCTTCTGGAAAGGGAGATAGGCTAGACAATGGCGGAATACATCTTTACTATCATCCAGTATTATTTTGGGAATTAGCTAACTTAATAGAAGACAGAGAAAAAAAGAAAGTTGACCATAAACCAGATACATCAAAAGATATGAGCGATACTGTAGCAATACTTACTTACCTTTTGGTAAACCTTCCTTTACAGACAATATCAGTAATTGGTACTCCAAAAGGTTTAGAAAATGACTTATTTAAAGTGGATAAAAAGAGAAGTATACTTGATAAATTTGACAAAATTATTAGAGAAGAAGAAGCAAAATTTGCCAAAAGAGTTTTTGGTGAAATTGTTGACAACGAAGCTCTTAAATAATTTCAAAACCCTCTTCTATTAAGAGATCAGATAAAACTTCTTTTACGATCTTGCTGTAAAAATTTTCCTTCCCGTCAATGGTTACAAGATTTATTGTGTCCTTCGTTTTTAGTTCTTCTAGAAGTTTATTTTTTCCGTTTACAAAGACATCTTTAACATAGTTTTTGAAGTACGCTTCTCCTTTAATTCCAAAAAATCCATAATTTGTTTCTCTTAACATAACTCCGTAAGTAACACTCTTTCTCAAAAGTCCATTGCGATTTAGAAGATTAATATTAACAAAATCTTTATTGGGCTCTGAAGAGGTTATTATTTTTATCTTTTTCATGTTTCTGGAGGCCCCGGTGGGATTCGAACCCACAACCCCCCGCTTACAAGGCGGGTGCTCTTCCTGTTGAGCTACGGGGCCATGCATCTCATAAGCTATGATAGCACACTTCCCGTTTGTGGTCAAGTCAAAAACAAACAAAAAAAATAAAGGACAGGAAAATTCCTGTCCTTTATTTCGCATTTGCTTACCAATCCCATGGAGAAAAGAAAGTTACTCTTCCGCTTCTGGAGTATAAATTCTTTGCTCTTTAATTAAAGAAACAAATTCACTTTCTGTATAATCGCAAACTATTTTTTCTAATTCACTTTCTGATTGATGTTTTGCTTCTAAGTCATCGAAATCGTATGAACCTTTGCCAACTATCTTGACTAAAACTCCCCCAAGCTTCTTGATGCTTTCTGCTTCATTTAAAAATCTAACATCAGTAACAGTTACTCGAATTCCTTTTTCTAGCTTTTCTTTTATTAACTCTTCTGCTATTTTTATCCAATAATTTTCATCAAAACTTCTTGCTAAATCTGTTCCTATATATTGTTGAAGAGTCCTAGACAAAGAAGTTTTTTGATTGGAAAACAGTTCGAGATACAAAGAAGGAAATACTCTTAACAATTGTTCTTCTTTTTCTAAAATTCCAGGGTAACTTTTTAACAAGTGAATTACTGATAGAACCTTTACAGGGTCGCCAAAGGCAATTCTTACATAGTTGTATTGCGCCAAAACTGAATAATAAAACCTGTCCTTTCCAGAACCTGCTCTCCCCACTAATCCTACTAGGCTAGGTAGGTACATACTAGACACATCTTAACACAAAATGCCTTTTAAGGCAAGACTCTATTTTGTGCTAAAATGTTGTATGCCGGAGAAGGGGACTTATTGTTCCACTAAAAACGCCTGCAGGAAGATATAGATTTACAGAAGACCATGTAAAACAATTTTTCTCACTTAAAGGAAAGGAACTTCCAAGAAAAACAGTTATTTATGCTAGAGTTTCTACGCAAAAGCAAAAATCTTATCTTGAGCACCAAATACAGCTCTGTAAGCAGTATTGTGCTTCAAAGGGATTGCAAATTGACGAAGTAATAACAGATATTGCAAGTTCTTTTAATTTTAAAAGAAAAGGGATTAAAAGGTTAATTGATATGGTTTTTGGTTCAGAAATAGAAAGAGTAGTCATTTATTCAAAAGATAGGCTTTCAAGAATAGCCTTTGAACTTTTTGAAGAAATTTTTTCAAGATTTGATGTTGAAATAAATGTTATAGATAAATCTGAGGAACTTTCTACAGATGAGCAAATCAAAGACGCAGTAGAAGAACTAGTCAGCTTTGTACATTATATAACTTCAAAAATTTACGGAACTAGAAGTTACAAAACAAAAAAAATTGAAAGTTGTATAAAAGGAGCAATAGAAGATGCAAACTCTAACGCTTGAAATATCAATAACAAAAAGAAGTGTCTTAAACAAATTAAAGAAGGCAAGTTTGACTTTTCAACAATTTAAAAACTTAATATATCTTTGTCTATGGGAATATTACAGGAACACTAAAGATATAAAACCCTTTTTAAATGCTTATTTCCTTGAGAAGTTTGTTAAAGGAAAAGAAAGTTTAGCTTTTGAAAATGAAAAAATTAAAGATTACAGAGAAAAGCTAAAAGAACTTTGGAAAAATAAAATAGGATCTGACAGCGCAAAAGCTTTGGTTCAACAAGTTTCCAAAGAAGTAAAGAGCGTTCTTGAAAAGTGGAAAAGAGGAGAAAAATCTTCTCTTCCAAAACCTAAAAAACTAGAAAAAGTTCACAAATTTACAATTTTTACAAATCAAAATATGTTGGTTGATAAAAGAAATTTGAAAAGAGGAAAAGAAAACTCAATAGTAATCAGACTTGGAACTGATTTTGGGGCCGTTAAAGTAAAAATTCCCCAAGAAATAAATGTTCGGAACGTAAAGATAACTTGGTATAAAGACATAGAAGCTGTTTTTAAAATAACATACGAAATTCAAAAACCGAAAACAGAACTTAACAAAAACAAGTGGCTAAGTATAGATGTAGGAGTAAAAAATCTTGTTTCTTGCATTTCAAATGATGAAAATTTAAGAAGCTTTATAGTTGATGGAAACCCACTAAAATCATTTAATCAATGGACAAACAAACTTAGCGCAAAACTAAAAAGCAAAGGGGAGCAAACTCTTGAAAGAACATTATGGAGATATAGAGAAAAGAGAATAAAAGGATTCTTGCATCAAGTAGCAAACCTAATCGTAAGAATATGTCTTGAAAGGGGAGTAGGAAAAGTAATAATTCCGAATTCATTAAATGGGGAATATCAAAGAGAAAGTAAAAAGGGGGCAAGATTTAATCAAACATTTAGATTTTTTCCTTTAGAAAAACTTTTGAAGATTATAGAATACAAGTGTGAAATGTATGGCATTGAGGTAGTTAGAGAAGAAGAAAGCTGGACTTCAAAAGTTTCTTCAGCAAGCGGAAATATAGAAATATTGCAGAACAAAAGAATAAAAAATATTTCTGAAGAAGAAGTTAAAAATCTCAAATTAGAAGGAAAGAGAATCAAAAGAGGTCTTTTCATAGACCTTAGACTCAAAAAGGCTTTTAATGCAGACTTAAATGGAGCGCTAAATTTAGCAATAAAGGCGCTAGGTAGTAACGCAAGAGAAACATTTTTTGCTTTAAACAATTGGTTAGATAAACTTTCAAGGCCAATAAAAGTCAACTTATTCAGGTATCCTGCAAGTCTTCCGATTATTAGGGAGATAGCAGGTAGTATTTCCTGCTTCTCAAAAAGAAGCAGCGAAGGGCACTCTACAGAAAAGATATCAAAAGTGATTACGAATGCTTACTTGTGATATTTTTCTGTAGGTGTCCGGCTTTTTTTATCTTGCTACATCAAGCAGGTAGGCTACATAGCTTATAGCTTCTCTAGCGCAAACCTCACAAAAACCAACCTTTTTAAGTTCTTCAACTGCTTCTTGTATATGCTTTTCTTGTTCTTCTGTTTTAACTACTGAAGTTATTGAGCCTCGTATAAATGTTGCTCTATCTCCAAAGATCTTGTTTTCAATTGCTTCCTTCAATAAAGGATGGATATCATAGGTAATCTTTTTACCCATTCTAAGTAGGTTTGTTGCTTTAACAAGAATTTTCATTCTAAAATCTTTTGCAGCTTCCTTAGAAATTCCAACTAATTCTTCAATTGACCTCAAGAATTTCTCATCTGGTTCTACATAATTTCCTGTAAATGGATCTTTTACTTTTTCTCCATTAATAAACGCCTGAGCGTTTTCAATATAACGATCAACATACTTTTGTGCTTCGGTAGCAAAAGAAGAACCAATGAAAGCTCTAAAAACTGCGTCTTTAATAAATTTATTGTATTCTGTCAAAATCATGTCTTTTAGTGCCAAAAACTCTTTATGAGATATATCGACATTTCCAGATTTAATTATTTCTTCCAACTTCTCATAAGCTCTGATCGGAGTAACACAAGTGTTTCCTACTGAAGCAAAGCTTAGCGCATCTACTGCTATCCTTGGCGAAATGCCGAACTTACCATCGTCAGGATGTTTCATTTCGTCTACATGGTATTCAGAGTACATTGCACCATACTCACCGTTGTAAAGTTTCAATGAAGTTAACAAATCGTACTTTTTATCTCTATCTGGTGATAATCTAGACATTATTGCAATGCCTGCAATAAATTTTAGTGTCCAAGGAGCCAAGTGGTAGCTAGTTTCTCCTAACATTTTCTTATAAATTTTTTCCTCATCGTCCCATTTTAGATTGTAAATCCAATTTATTTCTCTTGTTCTGTCTTTTAACGCTTCGTTTTCCTTCTTGCCAACAAATTTGTTATATTCTGCGTAGTTTGTATGTGAAATTAGCACTTCATCAACATCTATTAGACCAAATCTGTCAACTTTTACTTTTCTTTCTTGCGCAACAGTAATTAGAGGGAAAAGTAGATCGGGTTTTGCTTTATGAAGCTCAATAAACTCATGAATTCCTCTATTGGCAACAAACAATGAACCGTTGAAGTTCCAAGCTAAAGGATGAGAAGGATCACCTAATTCTTGTACAGTTCTAAAGTTTTCAGAACCAACAAGTACAGAAACATCTTGTGAAGTCCAATCTGCAGGAACAAATGTAGCAATTCCTCTCCTTTCAGCCTCAGAAAAAGTAAATCTAACTACTGGTACAGCGCTGACATCTTCATACTTTAGTTCTTCCAATTTGTATCTACAAACTGGACATAGCTCTTGATCTATTTTTACTCCAAACTCCCTATAAAAGTCATCTCTTGCATCTTCTGGAATTAAATTGAGTGGGTTTTCGTGTATTGGACAAAATTCTATAGCGTAGATTTCCCCATCTTCTGTTCTAGAATACCTTTCTAGCGCCTTTTTGATGATACTTACAAAAGTGCTCTTTGCTGTTCCTACTGGTCCTACGAAAAGGATAATCCTTCTTCTTACATCATGACCGTTTGCACCTGCTTCCAAAATGGTCATAAATTCTCTTATTTTGTCGTCAACTCCAAACAATTCGTTTGCAAAGATTTTGGGAATATTTCTTTCTTCGTCAAACCCAAAGTATGTAATCGCATCAAAGAGGTATTTGTGTGCACTTCTAGAATATTTCTGTGGATTTTTTACAAATTTCTCTTCAAGAAATTCCTTAAATGAAATTTTATTGTTTTCCACTACCTTGCTCTTGAAAAACCTATCTAATTTCATCTTGAGTATATTATAGCACTCATTTCGCTTATTTGTTTGCTAGTTAAGAACATATATTTCTAAAACATGGTTTGAAGAAGGAGAGAATATAGAAAATGTCAATGTGTGGTGGGCACTTTCAGACATTGATGATGCATAAGCTAATGGTGTTCCTTGGTTAGAAATTATTGCCAAGATTTTTACTGGTTTATTAAAAGTTAGCTCTGCAATTAGATGGTTTGCTGCTTGGCTTATAACACTATCTATAAGTATAACTTCTGATTTTTCTTCGACTTTTCCTTCAAATACATTTTCTATGCTTAAAAAGAAGTAGGTCAAATTTGCTCTTAGCGAAGGTAATATATAAAAACTTTCGTAAATTGAATACTTGTAGCTGTCTAATATTGCTCCATCAGAAGAAAAGGAAATGAAATTGTTTATCGGGTTATCTAGCAGCATGTTTATTATTAGGTTTAAATATGTTCTTTTATCGTAAAAAGGCAAAGCAGAGGATAGATTTTCATCGTATATTGGGTTATAAGAATCTGAATTCACATCGGAATTTAGCGATATAGAATTTACATATTCTACAGAATATAACTGAGATGTTGCAGAAGAAATTAGTGAAGAAACATAACTATTGTTTACATCCAAATATTTCGGCGCAAATTTTAAAATAACTGCTGCTTCAATAGGAGTAAATGAGCTTATAGAGCCTAAAGATCTGTTTGTTGTTTTTTGGCTGTTATTAACAAATACTCTGTTTATTTCGCTGATTAGTGGCGAATTATCTATTCCTAAAAGATTCAATATATGCGCAAATAAAATATTTGTAAATAAGGAATACTGCTCTTCTACATCAGAATTTATAATGTCAGGTATTAAAGCCTTCGAGCCGACTGATGAATCTGGATAATAAACAATAGGTGAGAAGTTATTTAACTCATTAACTAAATCATCAATTATTTGTTTGCTAGAATCCAGCATTCCATATACTTTTATTCCTAACAGTATTGCAAGCAAAAGCTCTGTTATGTCTACATAAGAAGATACTTTTTCATAGGACAGAGTGTTTTTGTTATAAAAATATTTTTTGTAAGGAAAGTTTCTTAAATCTTTATCTAACTGCGAGAAGTCTATTTCATTTATTAAAAACCCAGATAATTTTTCAACAAAATCTTTATAGAAGGCTAAAAGCATTATTGAATAGGTGCTTATAGAAAACGCTTCTTGTTCTGAAATAAATCTATATTGTTGTGGAAATTTAAACTCTGTAATTATCTGATAGTTGAAGTTTCCTATTATTGTATTGTTTAAGTAAACATCTAAAAATCTGAAATAGATTGTTGACGAATTTAAAAACTTGTTATAAACAGATCTAAAGGTTGAAGTGAAGTATCTTTTGTTATTTAGTTTTCTAACGAAAAAAGCTCTGAAAACTTCAATGTTATTAGGATCTCTAAAAGAAGCGTAAATTCTCTGATCTAAGGGAATATAGCCGTTTAGATATTCGTAACTTGTATAAAGGACTAACCCGTTTGCTTCTATCGTAATAAGTGGAACATTTACATTAGTTGAAAAAGAAACCTCTAAACCATCAAAGGAAGAAGGTACATAAGTTTCAAAAAGCAGAGCACCATTTTGAGCGTTGTAAAGTCTAACGACATATGAAGAAGCTATTTGTATGTTGTTTGGGTTTCTTAGCTTAACAACCAAATTTTGAGTTAACCCGTTTTGATTGTCTAGCGTGCCTTGAATTAATTCAAAATAAATTCCGTCAAAAAGAGGGGTGTTGTTCACTATATTATTTGGGTTATTTATTAGATAATACTTGCCTCCTTCCTCTTTCAAGTTAAACGGAAGTTGTGATCCGGTAGTTCCAAAGAAATTTATAATATCCACAAGGTTCATAATCTAATTATATCCCGGCACTTTCGCCTATTTTTTTAGCGTTTTGTATCTTAGTACAATCGGTCCCATCCAAATTTTTTCTAAAACCTTTAGCGTTTCGTAGGCATATTTGGCATCTAGTGGTGTTTTTGAAGTAAGCTTTAGTTTTCTGTTTTGCGAATATGAAGACACTTTTAGATAATCGTATGACGGCTCTTCAATATTATCTGGATAGTCATCTATATAAATAATTGGGTAATAGTTCAAACATTCCGATAGAAGTCTTTGTTTCTGATCCTCAAAAACTTCTTCAAACAACTCCCTGTCAGACAAAATTTTCTTTTCCTCCTCAACTAGAGGGAACTGTTTTAAAAGCCAATAGAAAAAGTCTTCATTAAACACTTCTTCTATAAGCTCAAAATCGTCAACATATTTAACATATTCTGGTACTTCTTTTCCCATAAATTTTTCTGCAAATTCTAACAATTTATAACCAATGTAGTAAGGATTCCTCAAACTAGGATAACCAACAAGCGTAGATGAAATTAGACTGCTAAAAAACTCTTTTCCTTCCATTTTTTCAAGGAGGTATTTTGTATCTACCCAAGAAGCAAACCCTTCGTGAAGAATTTTTAATTTTGACTTCCTCATTATTACTTTAAGTAAGTCAATTTCATTGTTTATAAGTGTCTTCATCCAATCAGGTATAGGTGAATGTTCTAGTATGTATTCATGTATATACACAGAGCCTATTCCGTATTTCTTTTTGAACTCCATTTCCTTTTCTTTTTTGTACTTTTCCTTGAAATCTTCTACCTTTGGTTTTCTCCCCAAAAACTTGTTGAATGTTTTGTTTTCGACAAACTCTTCTTTAGTTGTGTTTTCTATTTTATTTTCACGAATTTCATCAGGAATTAATAGGTTCCAAGCGGTATAAGCGTAGTCATAAATTACATCTAGCTCATCGTAGGAATAGTAAGAAAGCATTTCGTCATAAACTTGTAGAGAATAGTTGAGTTTTTCTAGTATATTGTCATCTTTGTATTCAAAAATATTGTTTGCAAAAATGTGTGTATGGCCGTAAACATGAGCAATAATCGTCAATATATCAGCTTCTGTCAACGCCAAACTCATATAGGCTACTGCTGGTGTGCTATTAAAAACAACCTCAAACACTTTTCCACCCTGCAATTCCTGCTCTTTGTACTTTATAAAATTTCTTCCTTTAGTCCAATGAGGAATTCCATTAACAAAGTGGTTAGAGATTGCAAATATTAGCTTATCTCTATCCACATCTACAAAAATTGTATCTTTAGGTTCAAGACCTAATTCTCTTACCCAATCAAGGATTTCTAAAGTTTCTTTTTCGTAGTTTCTATCTCTCATTGTTATCACCAAAAAGTCTTACTATAAAATCTTTTACCGAAAACACTTTTTCTGCAAAAATATTTTCTTTTCCTATTGAGCTAAATACTGGAACCAAAGTTTCTTTAGAACCGTAGCCGTAATATGCATCTGCGCTTTTTACTTCTCCGTATGCTATCAAATTAAAGTCTTCCGAAAGCTTTTCTACAAGTTCTCTAAGTTTTGGGTTATCGTCTGGTAAGTTTTCTCCATCCGAGAAGTAAAAAAGATAGAAATTGTAGTCATCTACCGAATAATTCTTATAATCTTCATATATCAATTCAAAAACAGAAGAACATATTGTTGCTCCACCTTCAGATAGTCTAAAAAACTCATGTTCATTTACAAACTTTGCCTTAGTGTCATGAACTGCAAATTTTGTCTTAACATTTTTATAGTTGTACTTAATAAAATTATTTATCCAAAATGAAGTTGATTTTATCTTGAACTTCTTTCTATCGTCAATTGATGCAGAATAATCTCTAGCAAAATAAACTATTGCATCAAAAATTGGCATTTCTTTTTTTCTTAGGTGTTTGTATCTTAATGAATCTTCTCTATATCCATACTTCATGATTTCATAGTATGTTTTTCTTCTATGTATTCTAGATCTTGGTCCAGTCTTGGAAATTCCTTCAATTATATATTCTTCTTTTTCTACAGAAGAGCCTTTGGGTTTTATTTTGGGCAACCCTAAGTATTCAAACAAAAGCTCAGAAAGTTCCTCCACGGTAAGTTCAATCTCAATTTCGTGTTCTCCTTCTTCGCTACCTTCCCCAGGTTCGTTTCCTGATCCAGAGCCTGCACCAGCGCCACTACCAGGAAACACAGGTTTAAAATATGGTTCATCCATCATTGGTATTCTTATTCTCACTTTATCTTCGGGTGCAGATTCAATAATATCATTGTTATTAACAATATCTTGCATTCTAGCTTTTATGATATTTTCTAGCCTTTTAAGGTATCTAATTTCGTCAATAGTCCTAGTTCTTGTTTTCATCGCTGATTTTATATTATCACAAAATTTTATCCTATTAGAGTGCTTAAACTGATACTATATGAGAAAGATAAAAGAAGAGCTAAAAGAAAAGCTTCTTAGGCTTGTATCTTTATTTGAGGTAAGTGGAGATTGGGGGAGGGTGGCTGGAAACTTTGATGGTCAAATTTTGTCGTTTGGCCCCCTTCAATGGAATATAGGTCAAGGAACTCTACAAAAACTCTTAAAATCTATAAAAAAAGAAACTCTAGAAAAACACCTAGGGAAAGACTTTGTAGGGGCTCTTTACAACGGAACATTAAAGGATTTTGTCATCAAAAATGTACTTGTAGGTAAAGGTGTAAAAAGAGAGTGGTCAATAAAATTTGCAAATTTAGCCAAAGAAAAAGAAACTATAGAAGCTTTTAAAGTATCTGCAAACAATTATTTCAGAAGGGCACAACTTCTTTGTGAGGAATTGGGATTTGAAAGTGAAAGGGCTTTAGCTTTGTGTTTTGATATAGCTGTACAAAACGGTGCTCCAAGAAGAGATCATATCAACGAATATAACAAAAGAATAAAAGTAGTTAACCCAAAATATGAATGGGAGAAATTAAAGGTTTTGGCTTATGTTGTTGCAGATTTAGCTAATCCCAGATGGAGAAATGATGTTTTAAGTAGAAAACTTTCTATTGCAGTAGGTGAGGGTGTTGTTCATGGACATAAATTTAATTTAAAAGAAGATTTTGATATAGACTACTACAGAAAGTGGTACGAAACCAATTAAATCAATTCAAGGTCTAAAAATGTTCTATATTTAAATCCCTTTACTTTTAAATCCAAATTTATTTCGATAATTTCTGTTTGTTCGTTTGAAATTATAGATGCTTTGATATCATTTATGTACTCTATTTCATCAAATGATTTTAGATCTGCTTCTAAATTTTTTACAAGAGCATTAAGGTTGGGTCTACCTGTTCCGACATAATCTTCTAGAGATGCGCCAAATTCAGAATTTCCAGGTAAGGTTCCTTTTTTTGTTATCAGAAAAAAATACAACCTTTGAATAAAGGCTTCAAGATTATATGCCAAAATTATATCGTTATTATAAAAGTCTATATCCCCATCGTAATTTAGTTTGATATCGTTTGGTATAGTCTGTTCCTGGTTTTTGAAATTGAACTGGTTTTTGTAGTTTTGAAAAACAGATAATACATTATCTTCAATAAAGCCAAAATTTTTTATTGCTAATGTGTTCCAGCGTGGCATACTAACTTATAATTTCATCTAATCTAAAGAACATTTCTTCATCAATTTCCAAGGTGGACATTTTTAGTATATGAATAAGCTTCTTTTTCATTTCAAATCTATCTGTGTAGATTTTGAATCTTGGTCTTTTTTCTGTTTCAAGGACTATGTAGCTTGCCACATCTAGAAGGGGATTGTTTTTGTACAGAGTGCCAAAAAACTTGTTATTTTTTATGACAACAAAATATTCTGTTGGAGATAATTCATAAGCAATCCTTAACTTTGCCAGAAGTAAATCATCTTTTGTAAATATTCCTTCAAATGTGTTTACAAAATATATTTTGTTTTCCTCAAATTCTCTGTCTGTTGTTATAATATTTTCTCCAGAAAAGTAAAACCCTTCAAAGTCGTCATTGGATATATGCGGAACGATTATATCGTTGTGATAAATCCACCTACCTCTGTAATGTTCAAAAGTTAAGTTTCCACTTATTCTAAAAGACTTCGCTAAGTACTTTTCTAATTTTTGATTAGCTATTATTACTTTCATAACTAGTTAGTTACATTTGCTGTTCCAGATAACTCTATATACTGCTTTCCAACATACAAAGAAGAGGTAGAAGTCTTTCCATTTACAGTAAGGTTTCCAGAAACTGTAGAGTTGGCAGAAAAGGTTGCATTGCTAAGAACAGATAGAGTACCAGATATGTCAGTATTACCAGATACGCTAAGATTATTTTGAAGAGTGGTAGCACCAGTTACAGTTAAGGTTCCTCCTACTGATGTTGCACCTTGAATTGTAGTATCTCCCTGTACGCTTATGTAGCTACCAAATGTTCCAAATCCTCCTACTGTTAAATTCCCGCCAACGCTTGTATCATTTACAATAGTAGCGTTGTTATTAACAGAAAGATTGTTGCCTACCTGTGTATCTCTTCCTACGCTTAAATCTCTTCCTACGCTCAAATCAATTAATATTGATCCACTAAGATTGACTGTTAGATTTCCTCCTATAGTAGCATCTGAACCAGTTGTTAGAGTAGTGCCTACATCTAAATAACTTCCAACTGATAGATTTTTTCCTATTGAACCATATCCAGATACATTTAAATTTCCTGTTGCTGTGATATTTTTATGCTTCCCAGCTAAATTTGGATTTTCGGAAGATGTGTAGTGTTCTACAGAAAAATCTGATTCTAGTGAAGAATATCTTTCAAAAAGAAAGGTCAAGTTGTAAAAAGGTACTTTATACCATTTATTATTCGCATCTTCATAGTCTAATCCTAATATATTGAATATTACACTTCTTAAGAAGTTTAAGTCGTCCCGTAAAGATACAGCGTTTTCTGCATCAAGAATATTAAGCCTATCGTTATGGCTTGGTGTGCTATAAACTTCTTCTTGTCCTATATAGCAAATTGCCATAACTTCATCTTAACAAAACAAAGAAAACAACTAGTTTATGGATTTAGAATCCATTGTGCATTTGGAATTGTATTTGGGGGGCAAATGTCTTGAAATATATAAGATGGCAACTTTTGAATATCCTCGTTTGGGCCATATTGCACAGCATAAACGATACTTATGCCAAGTTTTATTGCTGCATGTCTTACATTAGATGGCAAACATCCTCCTATATCTCCTCTCATAGTTACAATTATTGGAAACATTACTGGTGGTTTGGAATCTGGTGGAGATGTTGTATATCCAGAAATGCTATTCTTTGTCGCATAAAGTGAAGCTTCCGATGAGTTATAAAAAAGAGTTCTTGAAATAAGATAAGGAAAAGAACAAGTAGAGGTTGCCGAAGAAAAATATACTCCATCGGCACCCGTAAAATAAGTTACACTTCCGTAATGATAATTTATGTATAAATCAGCAAAACCCATTTTATCTGTACCAATAGTATTGGTTGAATCTAATTTTTGTAAGCTTGGAGTAAGAGTATAAGTATATACCCAATAGCTGCCTCCACCTGTGTATATTGGATTTTGTCTAAAATATCTATCTGGAAGAACATATTCTATTCCTGCAATATAAAGATTTGAAAAAGTTTCTATAGATTCCTTTTCTTCATCTGTATAGTCATTATAGCTGGTTGTGAATTGCCGTCTTAAAGGCCAAAGTGGTATGTTTTGATAACCGGAAGAATTGTATGCTTGATTATAAAGGTAATTGTAAAAATCCCCTTCGTACATTCTTACTTTTGTGTAGTTGCCAGACAATATATGTACAGAATTTGTGGATCCTCCGATAGTTATAAAAATTGTTTTTGTTCCATCTTCATCATCTATATTTTGAAGACCATATGTTCTATGTAGGTAATTACCAAGAAAGAAATAATCTGCAGATGATGCGTAGCCAACTCCTCTTTGGTAGTTTGTTGTAGAAGATATACTTGACTCAGTAGATAAGTGCATTGGTGTAAGATTATAGGGCTTTGGATTCCTCCATTCATATGCGTCTTCTATGGAATCAAACTCAAAATACCAAACTTCATATCTAAACGGCACTAAACCACGCTTGGACCTATTTGGAGCTACACTAGTGTCCACTAAACACGAATAATTCTTCATGCTCCATCCGTATAAAATTAAAGCTCTGAAATATCTGAATTTGGGTTTTTGATATAAAGCTATTGTTTTTTTTGTATATCCAACGGAACAATTTGTATTTGCGCTTGCTTCGTAATAATCAATTGAATTTGATGATTCGTTGTACACAACATAATTTTCTTTTGGTATTTTTTGTCCTATTGGAGGACAAAATCCTTCAATCGTTGATGTTTTTGTTTTTAGTCTTACACATTTTGAATCAGAGGGCAAGTTATTAGTTGATTGATCTACTGGAGAATTAGAAATACAAATAAAATCTTCTGCTCCAGAACTTGCTATAGTTAGATATTTCATTGCTTCTCCTCCTCAATTTTAAATACATCTAATAAAACATCCAACACGAACAGATAAAAGGGAACTAATGATGTTGTTTCAAATTCAAGTATAAACCCAAGGTTTTCATATTTTGATTTTATTTCGTTAAATTTAGATTCTAATTCTTCATAGTTAACATCGTATTCACTTTTTGATTCCAGAAATCTAACAATTAGTTTTTCTACGACTTTTATTGTTAAAGTTATAACTATTGGTTGAAATTCCTCAACAATATTATCCTCAGGAGGGGAGTTAAAAAGTAGTCTTTCAAAGATATTTTCTTCAGAAAACTCAAAGTTTTTGTTTTGGAAACTTACAACAAGGTTTGACTTATGAAGACCAAGATTAAAAAGCTTTTCAAAATCAATATAAAACCTGACCTTTCTATCAGGGATATAGATAATTTTTATTTCAGGTAAAATAACTTCTCTCATTCTTTCATTTTATTGCGTACTTGTTAACTGATCCAAAAAGGTTTTTATACTCATATATCCAAGATAAACTCCAACTGTATTCATGTTATCTCCTCTAACTAGAAGGACCGGAGTTATATATGGGTATTTTGCTAGTTCTTGATTATTGTTTTTTAGCCATTCTCTTACATGTTCATACTCTCTGTTGAAAAGATTCCTATCTTCTTCAACCACAAGTTTTACGACACCTAAATTATCTAAAACATTACCATATTCATTTAACAGTTGTTGACAAAAACTACATGTATTAGACAAAAATGCGACCATTTTTGCCTGTCTTACCTCTTGAAATTTTTGTCTTGTGTTGTTTCTGTCCATATGCCCTCAAAAAGATTATATCATATTTGCTACAGTCTTTACTAAATATCTAAGAGAATACTCTTTAATCTGATCATCAAGTAGTTTCAGTTCTTTGGTTGTCCAATAATCCTTCTGTGAAACTAGAGATATAATTTCATTTATAGGCAAATATATAGCATCAAAATCATATCTTCCTTCTAGGTTTAACGATTTTCCCAAAAACTTTTTTAGTCTTAAAAACTCCTTCTTGGTTGTTGGAAAAAACTCCTTTTTATTGGAAGATGTGAAGTTTGTTTGTATTAAAGAAGACAAAATATCTTCTGTTTTTACCTTTTTAGGCATCTCTACCCCCCAAAAACCTTTCGTATAGTTCTTTGTAAAGCACATTTGTCAAAGAAAATGTTAGTGGCAAAGAAAAAACAACGATCTTTAATGATATCAAAAAGACAAAGGTAGCAAGCAATGCAGCGGTAGAAACAGGACTAAACACAAAAAAACCTTCTTCTCTAATCTTAGAGAAAAGAACGCTTGTTTCAAAGTTATACAAAAATCCTATAGTTCCTAATATTGCAAACAAAAGAACATCGTTCACTTCGGGGCGAACGATTAAAGTGGTTGCTAAAGACACCCAAAAACCAACACACGCATAGCAATAATAGTATTCTTGAAAAATTCCCTTAAATACTCGGAATTTAGGAATGTATTTTAGGTATCGTATATAAACATGGGAAATTAAAAAGGTCAGAAGAGAAATCTTAAAGAACAAAACGAGGTCCACTTTATCCTCCTAGAAGGTCTAAAGCTTTTCTGTAATCCTCTTCCTCCAAAGAATCTTTAACACTTTCTATTAGCGTTTTAGCATAATCTCTATCTTTTGTTACCAAAATTCCATTGGAGTACAATCTACAGTTACCGTTTTCGCAAACAATTGTATATTCATCAGAGTATTTACAAGAACAGGTTTTCTTTGTTTTAAAAGAGAAGGAGTTTGTCATTGAACTTCCCCCCTCTTTATAATTGCGTGTATATTATCAAGTGAAATTATAAGGAATTCCTCATTTGGCTTCTGATTCTCTAGTTTCACAATATTGTAAGTCATTTTTGCATTAAAAATTACAGTATCACCGACAGAAATGTGCTTTACAAGTTCTTCGTATTCTTTGTGAGATTCTGTAATTAGAAAAGGCAACGCTACAACCTCTCCAAAATTTACTGCTTTTTCTTCTTCTACAATAACTAAACCAGTATCAGTATACTTTTCACCGCTTTTTTGAACTTTAACAATTAGCGAGTTTACAGTAAGAACTTTATCCCTGCTCATTTCCACTCACCAAAAAGCTATTCTTCAGCTTTTCCTGTTCTATTAGATTCTTTAACTCCTCTTCATCAATATTTTCTAGCACCACAAAATCTAGGGGGATTGGTTGTGGTTGAATATTGACTTGATATTTCCTCAAAAATTCAGAAAGCATTTTTTGTGCTTCTTTTTCATCCATTTCCTTTAGTTCTTTTCCATATTCCTTTTTAACATAAGAGTCAAGGAGGTTGTGAAGTATTACTTCTTGAAGCAATGAGCCTGCTTGAGAATAAAGCTCCATCTTTTGTGGAGTAACAAGCATAAACATTATAAAGTATGGTTCAAGTGGCTCATTTGTTTCTACAACGCTTTTCTTTGTAACCACAGAAACAATCCCCAAAAAATTGGGAAGATACTTAAGCTCCTTTTTGCTTAGTGGCTTTCCGTCTTGGTCTACTAGCATGCTTTCTCTCCTTTAGTTGCCTTCTTGCTTTGTTTCACTAGCTTGTGTGTCCTCTTGAATCTTCTTTACAGCATCCAAAACGCCTTCCAAATAAATTGCCCGTTCTCTTAACATTTTCCTTCTAGCTTCTAGTTCTTGTATTTTTTGTCCAAGAGAGGCATATTCGCTTTCAATCATTTCTCTTTCTCTTTTTAATTCTTCTACCCATGAAAGGTCCATGTACACCTCCAACCTAAATATACCACAAAAGCCTCAGCCGCACTTAGAATACCCGCAAGACAAACATGTAAAGCATCCTTCTTCAACTTTTACGCTATTGCTTCCACATGAGGGACAAGTTATAGTAGAAGTCTTAACTTCAAGTTTGACTTCATCATTAGATTTTTCTTCGGGTTTTTCATCTAAATTATTTCCTTGAGAAATTTTCCTTAGCGTTGCTTCATCTTTGTAGTATGTCAAAACTTTTGCTATTAAGTCTGGAATGCTTTTTATGAACTTGGATTTTTTCATTCCAGGAAATTTGACTAAATAGGTTTCTCCAGAATCAAGATTGTCTAAATGCTTAATGATCTTCTCTACTGGAATTCTATATTTCAGCTGATTGCTTACCATCCTAGCGATTGCTTGTATATAGGCATTGGTTGAAGATGACGTTGATGAACTATTAACAAAAAGTTCCAAAAGATTTCCTTTTTCATCAAAATTTAAGGTAAAGTATAGAGAATGATCATTGTAGGAAATTTTTATTGTATAGCCATGAACCACCTGATTCCTTATAAGAGGCTTTTGCTTTTCCTCTTCCTTGTTTTCTAGAAGGCGAAACCCGACTATCTTTCCCTTTATCTCTACCATGTAAGCCTCCTTTTACATGCGCCCATAGATGCCTTCCTTTAGAGCCTCATAAAGATTGGCTGCTATGTGTTCTTCTCCATCGTAAACAACGATATCTGAACCTTTCACAACATATTTCTCCCCAGTATCTGTTTCAAATTCAATCAACAGATTTTCTAAGTCATCTTTCTTAACAAGAACGCCTACAGAAAACTTCGGATTAAATCTAAATGTAGTAAATCCTTTAAGTCCCAACTCATATGCCTTAATATAGGCATCCTTAAACATTTCAAATGGATAATCAGTAGGAACATTGCAGGTTTTTGAAATTGCGCTATCAACATATTTCTGTGCACTAGCCTGCATCCTTATATGTTCATCTACAGTAATATCGTTTGTGGTAACGAAGTATTCGTTGTAATTTGTATGTCCAAAATAATTCTTAAAGAGAATTGCAGCAAATGAATAAACTTCTTCTTGTGTTTTTGTTTTCTTTCCGGGCAATCTAATGTTCCTCATGTAAGACAAAGCAAATGTAGGTTCAATTCCGTTAGCTACATTATTACCAAATGTTAACGAAATTGTTCCGGTTGGAGCAATGGAAATTGCATGGGAGTATCTAAGTGGAAGTTTATAAAAATCTTCTCCATAAATTTCCTCAAGTTTTTCTTTTAAATGACCAAACACATCTACCCATTCCTTTAGTGTAATACCAATAGGAGCAGGACCATAAATATCTGCCATTCTAACATTTTCTACTGCAGAAGCGAGTTGTATCGTATACATTATTTTTTCTAAAAACTTTGCAGCCTCTTCAGAACCGTATCTAAGTCCAACCATTATTAGAGTATCTGCAATACCAGAAATTCCAAGCCCATGCCTTCTCTTTGTAAATGCAGCTTCCTTCAACTGAACTAATGGAAGGTTTGTTATGTCATTTACAAAGTCAAGGAATCTGTTCATCAATCTAGCAACCTCAAAGAGGTTGTCAAAATCGAAATTTTCTTCTAGTTTTAAATTGTAATTAAAGGGATCCTTAACAAATCTGTGGAGGAAAATAGAACCTAAATTACAAGAGCCATATGGTGGGAGAGGTTGTTCTCCACATGGATTTGTTGCCCTAATGTATTCCTTTCCTTTTAAAACATTTCTGTTGTTTACATTGTCAATAAAGATAATCCCTGGTTCTGCGTAGTCGTAAGTAGATTGCATTACAATATCATAGATTTCTCTAGCTTTTACTCTCTTAAATACTTCTTTTCTGTAAACCCTATATTCATCTTTGCCAAAATTTTCATGAAGCATCACTTGGTGATCCTTGCCGAAGGCGAAATAATCATACTCTTCATATTCATAGGGAAGCTTGCCATTGTCAACGATTACTACCTCTTTATCTCCAATGAAGAAAACTTTATTACCGTTTTTATCCACAACTTCACTAGGAGTAAATGTTGTTTCAAAAGTCCAGAACCATTGCTCAAATTCTTCATCGTTTTTAACTTTCTCCATTAGTGAGTTGGGGAAAAGAAGGGAGATGTTAAAATACCTAAGAACTCCATCATTTCTTTTTGCCGTAAATAGATCAATGCTTTCGGGGTGTCTTACATCAATGACCAGCATTTGCGCACCCCTTCTCCCACCAGCAGACATGATAGTTGAACACATTTTGTCAAAAATTTCAGCAAATGAAACTACACCAGAAGTTTCTGCACCAGCACCATGAACAAACGCACCCTTGGGACGAATAGAGGAAAAATCATATCCTGTTCCTGCACCAGCCTTTAAAGTAAGGCTAGCCTCAGTTAATGTTTCCATTATTCCCTGCATGTTATCGGGAATTTGCCTCATTACTGTACAGTTTATTAGTGTTGTATAAGTCTTATATAGCTTAGAACCAGCGTTAGACATTACTCTACCCGCACCAGTTGCTTTTCCAGTTGCCAAAATGTAAAAGAAAGAAAGAAAATCATCTACAAAAGTCTTAAATGCATCTAGGCCATACTTTTCTAGCCTTTTTGAGTATCTAGCGTTAACCAAAGATATAGCTAATGCTACACGAACAAATGTATGGTATGGCGTTAAATCAACTAGCTCATTTTTGTTTTTCCCATCCTTCAACTGATATTTTTGCTTATAAATTTCGCTAGAAATATTTTGGATAAAGAATCCATCAATCAAATCTTCTTTCTTTACTTTGTAGAAAGAAGAAAGTTCATCTTTAATTTCTTCGATTAGTCCCAACTTTTCAAGTTCAGTAAATACATTGTTAATTTCTTCTTTGGTTAGCGCATTTTCTGGTTCTCCGTATTCTAAAAATTTCTCAAAAGTGTCAACATCTTCCTTAAAATTGCTCTTAATTTTATCAAAAACACTCCTTAAAGTTTCAGATCCGTAAAGCTCTTCCTTGTATCTTGCTAGGTCAGTCATGGCTTTCATGATAGCACAAGATGAAAGAGAAGTCAACGCTTGACACTACACAATATTTGATTTCAAAAAATAGAGAAAAATGCCGTATGCATCTAATATGTCCATACTTGTTATGTTGCTAGTTTCCATATTAAGCTCTTTTTCAATTAACTTTATCAATTTTTCCTTATATTCTGTTTTTTTCAAAGATGCATTTCCTAATAATTTTCTCTTCCACACAGATGCTGTTATGAAATAAATGTTTTTTGGCTTAACTAGGGTTTCGCTTAAGGAGAAGCTGTAATTCATTCTTACTATTGTCATTAGCTCTTTATTCTTAAATCCTCCTTTTCTATACCCAAGAACATCAGCTTCTAAAAATGCTTTATCAAACTTTTTGTACTTTTCTTTTATTTTTTGAAGTGTCTTTTTTATAAATTTTTTATGCGCAACGATATCTTCAAAGTTTTCTACATTAAATTCTCTGTCATACTTAATTAAAAAATGTTCTATTGGTTGTTTATTTTTCGTTATCAAAACGCCAGATTTTCTTAGGGCTACATCTATGTAGATGTTAAAAGCATCCTTCATTTGTTTTTATGTTATCACGGCGAAGCTAACGGTATATAAAACCTTATAAGAGGAAAGTTTAAAACCTTATGTGTTTCTGGTATTTTGTGCCACGGCTCATCAGTTTCCCAAAAATCTTTCATAAATGAATATGTTATGGGCAATATAATCCCATAAGACCTATATTGCCAAACATGCGCCAACTCATGTTCCAATGTATTTTCACAGCCTTTTTTCCTATGATTTGGATCAACAATTACAAATGCTCCATATGATACTCCACAAAGATTTCCATTTAGAGAAAAATAATAAATTGGCACATAATCAAAGGACACTTCAACTACTGGGGCATTTTCTGGTAATGTGAACTTAAAGGCTACTTGCCAAGCTATGTCTTCTGTTGCTGGTTTTCCATTTGTAAAAGAAAATATAAGCAAGATCAATTTTATAACATCGACATACATATATTCATTTTAAACAAACGAAAATAAATCTTATTCCTGAAAAATTTCCACAACTATACCAGCTTCACTAAACATGTTCTTTGAGGCTTCAACTGATTCTTTCCAGTTATCGTCTACTATTCCCGTAGTTATCACCTTTTTTATACCAGACTGAATTATTGCTTTGGCACACTCATTACAAGGAAAATAAGGATAAACATAAATTGTTGTTCCCTCTATATCCTTTTTGGCATTCAAAATAGCATTCAGCTCTGCGTGGACAACATATTTAAGCTTCTCTTTCCTATCAATTAGTCTTTCTTCTAAATCTAAAACTTTTCTTGGAAAACCATTATATCCCATAGAAACGATTCTTTTTTCATCATCAACAATTACAGCGCCTACTTTTGTCCTCGGATCCTTTGAATATTGAGCAATTGTTTTGGCTAATTCAATAAATCTTTTATGCCACTTGTCCATTTTCACTTAGAACAACAGATTCTACAAAGAACTCTGCATCTTTTGTCAATTTTGAGTGATTTATTTTTACTCGATAAGTTTTTACTTTTCTTGTTTTAAACTTTTTCCCATCAATTTCTACAGAACCGCTCATAAAGAAATCGTTTATTGATTCAACTGTACCAATTGCTCCATTTTTCGCAAAAACATCGTTCGCCAAACTAGTCGTTAAAGCCTCTAAATCAGAATCGTTGACAAATTCGTTAACAACCTTTTCTACAACTTTGTAGAAACCTTTCCCTTTCTTTTCTAGTATGTAGACTGCTCCAAGCATGTTTCTCCCCTGTTTTATATTATCACAGAATGTAACAGCTGTCAACACGACTAAAGGATAAACTCTTCGTTAAATTTAAATAAAATAAATAAAGGTGATAAACATGGTAGCCCTACTAAAAATAGTTTCATTCCTAAACCTAGTTGTTAAATATCTTCCTACAGTTATAAAAGTAGTTCAAAAAGTAGAAGCTCTGTATAAAGAAAAAGACGGGAAGGAGAAGAAGAAAATTGCAATGGAGCTTCTTGATGAAGCTTTAGATATAACTTCTCTCAGCGAAGACAAACAAAAAGAAATTGTTAATTTTGTTTCTGGTCTTATTGATGCAGTAGTTGCTTTCCTAAACCTTAAAAATGCGTGGAAAAATGAAAAGTAAAAATGGATCAAGAAAACACTATAATCAGAATAACTTTACTGATAATTACCTCCATTACTGCGTTAGCACTCTTAATACGCAGTCTACTTACAGGAGAAGATATACCTCAAGGTTGGGCCTTTTTAATAGGTTCAGCTTGGGGGGCGCTATTGGGTATAGGAGAGCTTTCCTATAGATTAAAGAAAAATTCCTATAGTAGTGATGAAGAGAAGGGTGTTAATGAAAAAAAAGATAAAGTGGGGGTAGGGGACAACGATGGAACTGAATAACGAAATAGTAAAACTTTTTGTCAATTTTTTAGGAATGATAATAACTTCGTGGTCTACATTTTCATTGGTTGTGCTGATAGGAAGCTTTATAATTAAACAAAAACCGAGTTTTCGTGATATATCATGGGGAATAGCTGGTTTTGTTTGGATTTTATCTAATATAATGGAGAGTTTGGTTGGAAGAAAATTGGATGTTGTAGAAGTTTTTATAATCGCATCTTTTGCTTTATCATTGCTACCGTTCTGGAATTTTTGGTTAAAAAACTATTTTAAAGAATATTATTAAAACATTCTTCACAAATATACACATCTTTAGTAAAATCTACGATTATTTTTTCTTTTATATCCACCATGTATCTGTTAATTTCGTATTCTTTTCCACAAGAATTGCAAAATACTGATATTTTTTCTCCTACTTCAACATCTACCGGAGTTATAATTCCTGGTACAACCTTTGGACCAGCTTGTTCCATTATTTCTTTTATTTTAGGAAGTGCGTCAAAGATGAATTCTTTTTTGATTTCAAAAAAGATACTATCGTGAACTGTCAATGTCATATATCCATATCCAGTCATTGATAAATACTCTAAAAGATCAACCATTGCTGTTTTCGTGATTGATGCAGAAGTAGCTTGAATCGGATGGTTTTGTCCTTCTCTTGCAATTTTGGCTAATTTCTTTGTTTTTTCATAAGCAGAAATCGCTAATTGTAGTGTCTGTTCATCTATTCCAAAAATTTTTGCAGCATCTTTAAAACTATTTTTTCCCAAGATTTCCTTTATAAACTCATCTTTAGAAGTTCCAGAGGGTAATTTAAACATAAAAATCTTTAAAGCTTCTTTTTCGTCTTCGCTAATGTAAATTTTCTTATAATTTCTGACTCTTCCTAAAGCATCTCTAGTAATACCATTTTGTGCGCTTTTTGCGCTTTTTTCTAAGAATTCCTTAACTTTGGGAAAGCTATCAAAAAATCCTTCAATTGCTTCCTCTGCTTCCCGCACACTAGAAAACATTCCTCGCACAACCAATCCATAGGCTGATGAACCATAAGGAATAGCAAATGAAACTGTCTTGGCCTTTTTTCTTAATTCTGAAGGTACAGGTTGACCTGGAGGAATTTTGTAAATTTTTCTAGCATTTTCGCTATGCATATCTTTTGAATTACAGCTATCTATCATCGCCTCATCACCTGATAAGTAGGCAAGAATTCTTAATTCTACTTGAGAATAATCAGCAAATACAGGAACATAGCCTTCTTCTGCTGTTATATACCTTTTAAACCAAGATGGTACATTTTGTAAGTTTGGATTACTAGAACTAATTCTTCCTGTAGCAGTTTTCGTCTGTGAATAATCTGAAAAAAGTCTGTCGTTACTTGTTAGTTTTTCCAAATATTCTTTTGAGTATGTGGTTACTAATTTTGCTTTCTTTTTGTACTCAACATACTTTTTAATTGTTGGATCATCAATCCTTTCTAGTGTTAGTTTTGACACATTTGGTAATCCAAAAATTTTTGACATTTGTAGCGGTGAGTTTAAATTTATTTTTTCATACTCTGCATCTTCAAACAATCCAATCATAGTACTCGTATTATTCTTTGAAACAAACTTTTCGTAAATTTCTTTTTTAAGTTCTTTCTCTAATTGCAACAATTCCTGTTTTTCTTTTTCCATCTTTTGTTGCCAACCATCTTTGTTAATTTTGACACCAGTTAATTCTAGCATTACCAACACAGGTAAAAATTTCATTTCTAACATAAATACTTTTTCCATATTTAAAGCTTTTATTTTTTTCCAAAGTTCTATAGCCAAATCTTTTAAGTACTTAACATCGTTGATTGCGTACTCTTTTTGTGCTTCACTAAGTTCACCTCCCCAATTGCTGTTCTGAACATCTTTAGGTAGGAAAATATCTAGTTCTCTTTTCAACACCGCCTGCAAGCTATGAGAAAATCTAGTTGCTTTTGTTTTTTTCTTACCAAGAATCTCAAAAATTGCAACCTCTTCTGTAGTCAAATCATCTTTAAGCGCTTCCAATACTTCAGATATTTCATCAGGTTCATCTAAACCTGCATAAACCATTTGTGAAGCAATCATTGTATCAAATACTGGTTCTGGATATATGTTGTTCATATAAAAGAACTTAAGGTCAAACTTTAGGTTATGTCCAACTTTTAAGATTTCTTTGTCATTAATGACTCTTAATGCCTCTTCAAAATTAGCTTCCCATGGTCTATACAAAACAATATTATCTTTATCATAAGCAATTTGAACTAGTGCTATTTTTCCAGAATAAGGATCAAGTGATCCTCCTCGTTTACCGTCCCATGTTTCTATATCTATCCCAACAATCTTTTTGTATCCCAAAAGGTCTTTGTCCATGCCACTCATGATAGCACCTCAACTCTTTCGTGTCAAGTGAAAAAACCTTTTCTTTTATATACAATTAAACCGTGGCTACAACATTTGCCAACACAAATACACAATTTATAATAGATTTTTCTAATTGTAACTGCTCACAGCCTACAACAGTTGTCAACACAATAACACGATTTACAATAGATTTTTCTAATTGTATCTGCTCACAGCCAGGTGGGGGATCAGAACCATTTGAAGTAAAATTTGAACAAAACAAGAAGGGT